ATGTGCGGCGTAATCTCCTATATAACCATTATTTCCACGGCTTGATCTTGTTCTCATAAGAACCAACTCCTAGCATTGTTTGTCACTTTAATTAAATTTGCAGTTTCATAAAATCCAACATTTGAAAATATTTCATTAAAAGAAGCATAACCAAAATTTACAATAGAACTTCCATTACCGTTTAGTTCTCCTGCCGCTGCTTCATACGAAATATACGCCCCCGTGTCTATACCAAACGGGTCTCCAATGTTTATAAGACCATATGGATTTGAAATATCAAGAATGCTAGTTACATCTCTTAAAAATATGTAGGTACTATTGGCGGCTGCATCATAATCACCAATAGCAACTCTACTATTTGATGTGTTTGCAATATCTAATTGATTTTTTCCCCCTGCACTTTGAATTGTAGAAGCAATTAAAGTGTTTGCAGAATTTATCGTAACATTACTGTTGAAAGTTATTCCACCAGCCGCAGAGATTCCTGCATTGAATCTTGCAAGTGAACTGAATGTTGCACCAGCAGCACTAATACCACCCGGGAAGTTTGTAAGAGTATTGAAGGTGTTTGTGCCAGTAAAAGTTTGAGTACCAGCAAGCCCCGCAAGAGTTGTGGTATAATCTGGAAGTGATACCGTTATCGTGCTTGCTGTTGCAATAGTTGGTTGAAAAAATACCTCTCCACCAGACAGATCATTATAAAAGTATAACCTGTTAAATTCTCCCTGAAATGATACTTCGTTGAAGGAAGAGGAATCCACAATTGCCAGAGCAGCATTTGCTGCGCTTATTGTTTGACTTGCACTAAAAACATTGTCTACATTAGTTTTAGCAACATTCGTAATTGCACCAGTACCACCGTCAATACTTAAAACACCAGTGTTGTTGAAGGTCATGGTTTGACCAGAAACACTCAAACCGATTCCGCTTCCGTTGGTAATTCCAACGGCACCAGTCAATCCACGAACACTATTAACACCAACAACCGAACCAGTAGAACCATTAAAAGATCCTACTCCTGTAACAGCACCAGTAAGTCCATTGAAACTCGTAACAACAGGAAGGCTGCTGAAACTTTTATTAACCCAGTGTGCAGTCCCAGAATCATAAACTAATGCTTGGTTGTTTGCAACACTGGTGATCGTAACATCATTCAAATCGTCAAGATTTGCAACCGCAACACCGCCGCCACCTACGTTTACTGTGCTTCGGAAGAGACCACCCTGAATTATTGAATAATCACCAGTGGCACTAAAATTGCTAATACCACTCTTTATTATCAAGTAAGCGCAAAAAATTGCACTGTCTGAGGTATCTTGACTTTCAGAAAATTGTTCAAATACTAATGCGGCCTTTGCGGTATCTATACTGTTATATGTTGCTCTTCCATAGTATACGAGAAGAACTGTTGGCGAATTTGGAAAGTAAAAAACTCTTTGAATTGTGTATCTACCGCCAGGAACGGGTTGCAATGTTCCAGAACCATTATCATAATAATGTGGATCTACTGATGTGTTTACAACAGTATTCCAAGATCCGGATGTTGCGCCTCTGTATTGACGATAAATTACAGAAGCAGGATTTGCATTTGTGTCAGAAACTAAATTTGGGCTATTTGGATCGTTGGGATAATTTCTTCCAATCGCATAAGCGGAACCAGATGCTCTTGAAAGTTGCAGCGTCGCACCATATCCACTTATGTCATGACCAGAAATTTTTAATGGACCAAAGGAACGAATGAACAGATCGCTTTGCCCAGCTTGGTCATAGGCAACGTGGGGATAACTTTGAGCAAATGTAATGTAACTTCTTGAAGGGTGAATCAGCGCCCCAAGAGGAATTTGAGTTTCATATTGCGAGCTGGTAAACGGTACTGTTGTCTGTACAAGTTGCCCGCTGCTGTTTACCGAAACGAATGAAATATCCGCGCTCGTAAGACCAGCAAGAGTTACACCTGTTTTAGCAGTCCAAGATGCATATGATACCGTTGGTGCTGGGGCAGATGAAGTTGTTGCATTGATGTTTACGAATACGCCAAGTCCAGCAGTTACATCAAAGGTTGCGGTATTTCCAGAATTTATGGATAATAAACCGCCATATAACAATCCAGTTTCAAGATTTTCTATAAACCTTTCACCAGATACACCATCCAAAAGATCAGCATCAAGATCACTTCCATGCCCTTCAACGACATTTACGGAAAAAGTAGCACCCGAAAGAGATTCCTGGTATCCAACCGAAATTTGGTTTCCAGCAGATATTCCTGGATGATTGTCCAATTTGTCCCATGCAACACCATTGTATATCCAACGGTTAATTCCGTATGAATAAGTCTGTCCTGTTGCTGGTGATGTTGGAAAATTTATTGGCATAAATTATTACCAGAATTTGAGTGTTCTCCACATTTCGAAGCCGGAGTGACGCATGATGTAGATGTACGACAGGTCATCCGCAGTCTTTACTATTTCAAACTTGTTGCTCAAGGTTGCGGTTCCGTGTGCGTATGGGATGGAGCCTGCAATGTCAACCTTGAACTTCGCCACGTCAAGCACATAGATGCGGTTGGTGTTATCCTTTGTGAAGTAATACGAGTCCGCACCATCGTAAACATACATGGAACCAGTTGTCAAAGTTGCTGTGATGGGCGTGATAAATGGCGTGATTTCCCATGTGGATGTTGGAATGTCAAATATGTCAAACAGATTGGAAGCTCCACCGCGAGGTGAAATCAACCACCGTCCCTTCTTTGCAGCATCAGACAGTCCAAACAACCACTTGATGTCCGTTCCTGTGCTTCTTGCAGGGATTTCGTAAACGCAGTATATGGTGTCTGTGGCGTTTGTTCCTATGGTTGATGGGATGGTTATGGCGGTGGCAGTGTTTGATGTGATTGAACCCTCGCCACCAACTGCCGTTCCGCCAACATAACGCACTCTCTTGCCTGCCAAATAGTTTACAGGGAAGTTTTTGTTTGCGTCCGTGAGCGTTGTGGTTCCGCTACCTGTTGTTATGATTCCATACGAGTCCATGATTTCGTATTTGGAAGTGGAATCCGGTGTTGCAACTCCCCATGTGATGCCCACGGTAAGCGTGGTGGCACTATTGGCGGTGATTACCGCATCGTTACCTTCACCTGTTCCTGCCACCACACGAACACGGCAGTTCAGGTATTGGTTGTTTCTCCAGTTCTTGGTACTGTCAACCAAAGTAGTTGCAGTTCCTGAAGTTGCCCATCCGTTGGGTGAACGCTCTGCAACCTTGTCTACACACATAGCACCAAAAGGTCGCATTTCTTGAATAATATACCGTGACTGTCCGTTGGTCATGGCATTGATTGCACTTGCAAGCGTTAGAGTGGTGGCAGTATTTGCAGTAATTCTCCTTGATCCAAGGCTTGTTGGCGTTGCACCCGCTGTTTGCACATGAACTACACGACCAACATGCTCGTTTGTGGTCCAGTTTTGTGATGCGTCTACAATTAGAGATGTGGTGAGCGAACTTGCAGCGGTCGGGCTGGCTGCGGCAGAAGCGTTTGCAGCAATGCTGAATGTGGTCAGAGATGCTGTGCCTATAATTTGGAAAGTGGCATTGAATGTGGTTTCGGTGGCACATCCTGCAATGGTTGCATACTCACCATGACGGAAATCGTGGTTTACTGCGGTTACCACATTTCCGACCTTTCCAACTGTCAGGGTTATGGTAAGACCAGAACCGCTGCCGCCTGTGGTGTTGGACGATCCGTTAGAGTAGCCGCTGCCTGATGCTGCAAGTTGAAGCCCTGTTACTGCACCTGTTGAACTAACAGAAGTAACATATGCTTGACCCCCCGAACCTGTGGTGGAACAGGTCACCAAATCACCAACCACATAGTTTGTGCCACCAGCATTTACTGCAACAGTCAAAATTCCGCTTGCAGAATAGGTAATGCTTGTGATTGCGTACCCTTCATGGGGAGGACCATACGAACCCGTGTTTCCCGCAGCGGGAGTGGCGGATATCTGACGAGCAACGCCCGAATCAACTACAGGTGCGGTTGCCCACAAATCTTTTTCTACGGAATACTGAAGCAGGGCAGCAGAACCGTTGCCTGCCACCCACATCTTGTCCGTATCTCCGTATATGGCGTAACCTGATGTGTTGTCTGGGGTGATGTCCCACTTATATTCAATATAGAATGTGTCTGCCGTGTGTGCAGCAATGCGTCTGCGTTGACCTGTGCCTGTGCCCGATACTATTCGTATCTGGTGGTTGGCGTATCGGTCGTATTCGTAGGTTGCTCCACTATGCACCAATGTTTTTGCAGTAGCCGAAGAAGCGGTAACACCGCTAACAAACACACCACCCGCTTCGCCTGTACGATCAATGGCAAAATCTGTGCCGAGTGCAGCGGTAATGTGAGCAGGACCAATCGGAGTCTTGGTGAACCATGTGTCCAACAGAATATCGTAGAACTGCCAAGACGCAAAAGGCGTTGCGGATGCTGCTGAAAGCAGCCATATTCCACCTGTCATAATCTGGTAGACGGAACTTGCATCGGGTGTGACATCCCAAGAGGTGTTTACAGTAAGTTCGGTAGATTCAATCACAAAATGGGTCTGTGAACCAGAAGATGTAGAAGGAACCGCAAACGGAGCCACCGCAGAGAAGCCTGTGTTGTTGAAATGGTCAACCGCTTGATGGTTGGTGTCTGAAAGATATAGTGTAGTTGTGTCGTTGTATAGAATTCTGCGTATCTGTGACTGACCATTGTTGTAGATAAGTCGCACATTGTATCCGTCCCACTGGTTTACTCTCCACTTTTTCGTTGAGTCACCAATACTTGTTGCACCTCCTGTGGTTGCCAAGCCGTTATCGTGGATGACTCCATCTGATACAGCCGTAATGGTTCGCTCTTGTCCTGCTCCTGTGCCTGCAACTATACGAATCTTGCTGCCAATACAAATGTTACCAAGTCTGCCAAGACCACCAATCGTGATGGTTCCTGATGTTGCACTGATGGTGTGTCCTCTGCTGCCTGAGTAAGCTGCGTATTTTGCTGCGACAGCCGTGACGGGTGCGATGTTTGGAGGGGCACACTCCTGCCACGAATCGCTGTAGGTATCGTAACGCCACATGGCTTGGGCGTTGATGTAGTACATGTATCGTGCTTTTTCGTCCGAAGACACCAAAGCAGAAGTGCTGACTGTTGCGACTGGCGCAAAACGCATCCACTCAAATACTGGAAGATCAACTTGTGGTTTTAATAAATTTTGAAGTGCCATATATTAATTTCCTATTATGTAAATATCAAATTTCTACGAATTGCGGTTCCGTATGCGGTTCGTGCTTCTTCAATAATGCGCCAACGCTCGTCTACAAGACCACTTACTACATGAAGAAGCGTGGTATTCGATTTTGTTGCGTATGGGCTTACTTGGTTCGACTGCACATACTGAAGGTCACTGGCTCCAATAGAAAGAGTCGTTGCGCCAGAGACAGAGGCAGTAACAGTTCCAGATACAGGAATGGTTGTGGTTACTTCGGTGGGGCTCTGACCAGCCGTGCTGTTGCCTATTGCGTCAATGGTGATTCTCTGGCGCAAACGGTTGTCAACAACTGCATTGCTCTCAAGGAGTTTGTTCATTCTACGAAGAAGAGTTTGCAGACTTTCTTCATATGATTCTACATCAACATAAATTTGTAGAACATCGGAGGCATTCATGGATGTTGTATTGTAATCCAAAGTCAGAACATTGTTATTAAAACTTGCAGCACCCGTCGTTGGATCTGCAAAATTGTAAATTATAGTGTTTGCCGTGGTATTGGTTATTAACAAAATATTGGCCAATGTTAAAGATTGAGCCAAATTAGAGAATGTCACCGTTTTTGCAGTGGGGTCGAAGGTATAAGAACCTACTGTATCTGTGCCAAGAAGCTTTTTCATATATCTATCCTATTTATCCTCATAATGCAACTGCCATTGCTATGATAAAGGGTTTTAAATTTACTGCTCCAGTTGCTCCATCTACTGAAATTACGTATTCTGTGGGGATTGCTCCAGTGTCTCCCTGCGGCCCTTGGGGTCCCGTGGCTCCGGTGTTTCCTTGAGGGCCTTGAGAACCAGTGTTTCCTTGTGGTCCCTGTGCTCCAGTAGATCCTGTACTTCCTTGTGGTCCGGTTGCACCAGTTATTCCTGCTGGTATTATAGAAGCAATTGTTGAAGTAAATGTGCTATAATCTACTCTTTTTGTAGTATTATCATCTCCGTCTGCTACAAGAATGCTAGTACTTGATTTATAATTTACCGTAGATGCTTGGTTGTTGAAATAGTTCAACATATCATCCATAGTAACCAAATACATTTCATTGGCTTTGGGGTTTGCAATCAAATTTCTATCTTGCAAAAGTACCACATCAATTTTATCAATATCAGCTGAAGTTCTTAAAGGAAATGTCGCACCGCCTCTTGAATAATCAATTCCAAATGAATGGGTGTTTCCACTTATTGTATAAGTTATTCCACGTTGTGCTCTTAAATTTATTGCTCCCGTAGTTCCATTCAAAGAAACTACATAAGGGCCGCTAATTCCCGCCCCACCCCCTGCAGATATAGAAATGTTTACATTTTTTCTATTTGAAGTGGCAGTGATATTATCACCAACAAAATTTATAGTACTCGGATTTCTATGAATTTTTTGACCATTCAAATAGATATCCACACCACCCCCACCACCCGGAGTAACCATTTGGCCGATTTTATTGATAGCGTCTTGAATATTAGAATTTTTAAAATTATCCAATATTCCTGTTAATTTTTCAGTATCAACTGAAATATTTCCATCTTCAAGTACCAATGGATAGGTCGCAGTAATGATAGGAGCCTCACCAGCAGGTCCTTGTGGTCCGGGTGGCCCGTGAGGTCCTTCTGGGCCCTGTGGCCCCTGAGAGCCAATGGGACCCATCTCACCGCGTTCTCCACGATCTCCTTTTGGTCCCTGCAAACCCACTGGACCAATTTTACCATCCACGCCATCCTTTCCCGCCAATCCCTGTGGACCTCGTTCACCTTGTATTCCTTGGGGACCTACTTTACCTTCTGGGCCCTGTGGCCCCTGTGGACCTTGTTCTCCTTGAGGACCCTTTGGGCCAATTTTTCCAGATTTCCCGGGCAATCCTTCGGGTCCGGGTTCACCTCTTGGGCCTTGGGGACCAACTAATCCTTGTTCTCCTTGTTGACCTTGAGGACCTTCTGGACCTATTTCGCCACGATCACCTTTTGGACCAGCAGGCCCAATATCTCCCCGTTCACCCTTTTCACCGCGAAGACCTTGTGATCCAGCTTGTGGAATTATTTCTTTTACAATTGTTTTTTCAACTAGCTGAACAACAGGTTTTTCAACAACTTTTGGAGCTTGCGCGACAGGTTTTAGTGCAACTTGTTCTTCAAGGAGATTTTTTATTTGAGTTGAGTTTCCAACAAATTTTATTACCTTATTGGTATTTTTTTCAATAAAATACCGTTCTGTAATACCGTTGCCAGCATAAATTTTTTCATCTGCTGTAAGCGCTGTTGTTTCTTTTAATGTTGAATTTTGTAATAGAGAACCAATTGGTCTTTTTACTTTAAAAATCTGTCCATCTACATTTTCAAATAAAAGAACTGGTTGGAAATATTCTTTTATTTTGGATGAGTTTCCTTCCACCAGATAAGTTTCTCCAAACTCATCTCTAAGATACATCTGAGAAATACCAGAACCTATTTTTACAGTTTTTGGATTATTTGCAAACTCTATAATATGATAAGTAGCACCCATCGACAGATTTGGATGCTGTTTTATCAGTTTAAGAGAATTTTTATTCTTGCCAAAAAACATTTTTAGAATACTGGACCAACTCCAGGTCTGAAGTAAATAATCCCTGTGTTTGGGTCTCCGGGTGCTGCAATTGTGGTAACATCTATATTACCACCACTCTGTATACTGGGTCCTGTGTAACCGCTATTTCCGAATGAACTTATTGTTATTGTTGGCTCGGGGAAAGTCCAGCCTGTTATAACTTCATCTGAAATTTTAATTGCGTACCCATTATGTACCCATCTGTCTCCACGATATTTAAACTGTCTGTAATATGAATTACCAACATTTTGTCCTAATGAAAGCCCCTGCACATATGTAGACAAACAATCTGGATCGTTATTTGGACATGGTTTTAATGGAAATCTATCTACACCAGCCTCTGTTGGGCCGGGACTCCCTTGCGCCAGCATACCGGTCTCAAGCAAATATGTCACTTCGGAATTTTGGAGTATCGGAGGATCCTCTGTATTGTAAAGCAATTCTTCCGCGCCACCCCAATTCCATTTTTCTTGACATGTGATGCAGGGAATATCCCATGGGAAATTCATTGGGTTGATTTGTTCTGATTGTGCAGGATTTTCAATAAATCCATATGAATTCCCGGGTGGATTAATATAATACAAAGCAGCGTTTGTGTTTCCTCCTGTAACACTAATTCCAAGAACTGGAGCAGACGGAAATAGCACAGTTTCACCACTATGATATGTCATATGCACTATTTTTTGATTTTCTGCATAATATCTTGGTAAATATCCTGGTGTTTTTCTATTAGCGTTTAAAGTTGTATCATATGTCCACGGCCTCGGCCATACAGGAACAATACTAGTGTTAATCTCATTATTAGATGGAGACAATGGACCGTTTGTTTGATTTCCGGGTGGCAAAGTAGAAAATACACACGGGCATTGGTCTAACCATATTTTGTACTGCGTGATGGTATTAACAACTAGGAAAGTTCCTTTTCCGAGTGTCAAGTACTGTTCAGGATTTATTTTCAAAGAACCGAGCGGTCTACAATACGTCAGGCCACCTGTAAGACCAAAGGAGAATGTAAAATTTGTCCAGTTCATGGCATCACCCATGAATCTTAATGTTACTCCCTTTGTACTAACTCCGCTGCCACTCGACCAACCTGCAGTTCTTCCAAGACCATGATTGTAAAGAATGGGACGATTCGGAATTATTCCACCTTTGAGACCTTGAATTCCCTGAATACCCTGAATACCCTGTAGACCTTGTGGGCCTTGTGGGCCTTGTGGGCCTTGAATACCCTGTAGACCTTGTGGGCCTTGTGGGCCTTGAATACCCTGTAGACCTTGTGGGCCTTGTGGGCCCTGAATACCCTGTAGACCTTGTGGGCCTTGACGGCCTTGGATTCCTTGGGTTCCTTGGATTCCTTGTGATCCAACAGAACCTTGAATACCACCAATACCTCCGATTCCTTGAATACCTTGAACTCCTTGGAAACCTCTTCGACCATCATAACCAACAGGGCCAACCGATCCTATAAGTCCTTGAACTCCTTGACGGCCTTGAAGTCCTTGAACTCCCTGAATACCTTGAATTCCTTGTGGTCCTTGTGGTCCTTGAATTCCTTGTATTCCAAGTGTTCCTTGTCTTCCTTGAATTCCTTGTGAACCAATAGTTCCTTGAGCACCATTAGATCCCTGTGCACCAGCAGATCCTTGAATGCCTTGGCGACCTTGAATGCCTTGAATTCCTTGGACACCCTGACGCCCCTGAACACCCTGAATTCCCTGAGCACCAGTTTGTCCAGATCCGCCGGAGCTTTGTTCCTCTACCCAAGTAGACCAAAATACTCCGGAACCTTCTGTATCATAACCACTTCCAGGATCAGTTCCTCTTTTTATAATACCATAACGAATGTACTTCGTATTCGGAGAAGCAGTAAAACCATTCGAAGTTATGTCTGTTACATCGTTTTCTAGGAAGAATCCAGTCTGTCTTATTACTCTATAAGGAAGTTCTTCACCAGCCACTGAAATGTCGGTTGATTTTGCGTATGTAAACCAATCATTTATTACGCAGCACGGGTCTGTCACTTCAACAGAAGAATTGGTGCTTCCCGGATAATTTATTATACGTCCAAATTGCGTCGAATCTTCTTGATACCAATAAGTTCCACCCAAGAATATTCCAAGATCCGTAGCATTTACTGTTCCATCATTATTCAAATCACCGGTTGGACCGGCAGTTCCCCAGTTTGCTAATATCAATGAACCCATCAAAGCAGCTGCGCCGTTGTTGGCAATTTGAGGTACTACAGTATAAACACCGGGGGTTGTTATATCATTAATATCATAAACAAATACGTTTGTATTGTTGTTTTCTCCATTGTTTGATGCCGCAAGTGGTGGATCCCATATTGCATTACCAAAAGATGATCCGCCTCCGGCATCCCCACCCAAAGATCTTTGTGAGAATGGGAATGGTTCTGTTATATCTGGATTACCAGCCCCACCAAAATGACAGCTAGAAGGATATTGTTGGGTTAAACATGTAGTAGTGGGAACATTATAACTACCAGTCGGTGAAGTAATACCAAAGTATTTTACACTGTTTAGATTTAAATTTCTTGTATATGTTGATCCCGGAACATAATTTACAAAATTACTAAGATTTGTAGTGCTGGAAGTAGTTTTATCATAAACATTTACATTTGTAACAAACAGAGAGTAATATGTAATTCCACCGCGATATCGTGGAATTTGTATTTTATTGTTTATTTTTGTTACTTGACCAATGTAATAAGTATCACCGAATCCCTGTTCACTCAATACAACTTTTGATAGATATGTTAGACCTGCAACGAAATTTGGGTTATTTGTATCTAATATTGCAGGCTCGGTCCAACCAGTAAATAATTCATAAACATCATTAGTTGGGTTTGTAATACCCGGAGTATTGATAAATCCATTTCTTTGATCTAAATTGTCTAGATAAACATGATTTGAAACGTGGCCAGAGGGTGTGTCAGAATACCATTTCGTGACAACCATATCATCTGTTTTAAACAGTCTTGGATCAAATTTAGAAAGCCATGTTGCTGCAGCTTGCTTATATGCAGGAGAATCTGTTTCTAGATGTGAAATATAAGCAGTAGTTCCATAAATTGAATGTGCTCTTTTTCTGCCATCTTGATTTATAAAATATTCAAATCCTGTAGCACCTGCGATTGCACCGTTGTTGCTGAATAGAACTTGTCTATTTGGTGCATTTGTAGTTGCTGAAGAGCTGCCAGCAGCACCTTGAACTCCCTGAACACCCTGCGTTCCAGATCCTATTGCTCCTTGGATTCCCTGACGCCCATCCGCCCCCTGAACCCCCTGCCTTCCTTGAACTCCTTGAACACCTTGAAGCCCCTGAATTCCTTGAATGCCCAGATTTCCCTGAATACCTTGAATTCCTTGTGGTCCTTGTGGTCCTTGAAGCCCTTGAATTCCTTGTGGGCCTTGAACCCCTTGAATTCCTTGGAAACCTTGGTTGCCTTGCAATCCTTGCAAGCCAATGAAACCTTGTATTCCTATAGAACCTTGTGTTCCTTGTCTACCTTGAAGACCTTGTATTCCTTGTGGACCGCGACGACCATCATATCCAACTGGACCAACTGCGCCATTATTTCCCTGAACTCCCTGTCTTCCATCACCGCCTTGAATACCTTGTATTCCTTGTATACCCTGTGGTCCCTGGACTCCTTGAATTCCTTGTAAACCTTGAGGGCCTTGACGGCCTTGAATTCCTTGAATTCCTTGGATTCCTTGGATTCCTTGTGATCCAACAGAACCTTGAATTCCATTAGTTCCTTGGGGGCCTTCACGACCTTGAATTCCTTGAATTCCTTGAGGGCCTTGGATGCCTTGACGACCATCTGCTCCTTGCAGTCCCTGTCTTCCTTGTATTCCCTGAGTTCCAACAGAACCTTGAATTCCTTGAACGCCTTGTGAGCCCGAGCCAGCTGCACCCTGTATTCCCTGTATACCAAAAGTTCCTTGGATTCCTTGGACTCCTTGGACTCCTTGGGATCCCGCTCCAATTGCACCTTGAAGTCCTTGAAAACCTTGTTGTCCTTGAAGTCCTTGAAGTCCTTGAATTCCTTGTGTACCTTGAAGCCCTTGAATTCCTTGTGTACCTTGAACCCCCTGTATTCCTTGAATACCTTGCAGTCCTTGTGATCCCTGAACACCTTGTGCACCACTTCCTATGGCACCTTGTGTTCCTTGTCTACCTTGAAGACCTTGTATTCCTTGCGGGCCTCTGCGACCATCAAAACCTACTGGACCTACAGCACCATTGTTTCCTTGAATTCCTTGTCTGCCTTGAACTCCGTCCCCACCCTGAATGCCTTGTATTCCTTGTGGGCCCTGTGGGCCTTGAATACCCTGCAGACCTTGTGGGCCTTGACGGCCTTGAATACCCTGTAGACCTTGTGGGCCTTGTAGACCTTGAATACCCTGTAGACCTTGGGTTCCAGCACCAACAGAACCTTGAATACCAATTTGGCCTTGTGCTCCTTGTATTCCTTGGACACCCTGAGATCCAGCACCAGCACTTCCCTGAACGCCCTGTCTGCCTTGAAGACCTTGAACTCCCTGTGCACCATTAGAACCCTGTGCTCCAATAGCTCCCTGGGTTCCAACAGAACCCTGAATTCCTTGGACTCCTTGGAAGCCTTGAACTCCCTGCGACCCAGAACCAATCTGACCCTGTATACCTTGAAGACCTTGTGGGCCTTGTAAACCCTGTCTTCCTTGAATTCCTTGAGGACCTTGTATTCCTTGTGATCCTTCACGGCCCTGAATACCTTGTATCCCTTGGGTTGCGGCTCCAACAGATCCTTGAATGCCCTGTATTCCTTGTAAACCGCGACGACCATCAAATCCAACTGGGCCTACGGCACCATTGTTTCCTTGAATGCCTTGTATTCCCTGACGCCCTTGAATTCCTTGAATTCCTTGCGATCCTGCAGATCCTTGTATTGAAAGACCACCGGCTCCTTGTGTTCCAATGGAACCTTGTATTCCCTGCACTCCCTGAGAACCAGAACCTATGGCTCCTTGGATGCCTTGTAGTCCAGCTTGCCCCTGAACACCAACAGAACCTTGAATTCCTTGGGAACCGACACCAGCGCCCCCTTGAATTCCTTGCAAACCTTGCGTACCTTGACGACCTTGGATTCCCAGTGCTCCCTGAGTTCCCTGTATACCGGATCCAATAGCACCCTGCGTTCCCTGTGCTCCCTGTGTGCCAACACCTACAGATCCTTGTACGCCAACAGACCCCTGTACGCCAATTTGTCCTTGTATTCCTTGGACTCCCTGTGTCCCAGAACCAATCGCTCCTTGTATACCTTGGCGACCTTGTATACCTTGAATTCCTTGTTGTCCTTGAATTCCTTGCGACCCAGAACCAGCAGAACCCTGAATTCCCTGTGTTCCAGAACCAACAGCACCCTGGACACCCTGTATTCCTTGCGGGCCTCTGCGACCATCAAAGCCTACTGGGCCTACAGCACCATTGTTTCCTTGAATTCCTTGCGATCCTTGGATTCCCTGTGTGCCCTGACTTCCCGCTCCAGCAGAACCCTGAATTCCAATTTGCCCTTGGATGCCCTGACGACCCTGAACACCTTGTGAACCGATACCCAATGATCCTTGAATGCCCTGTGCACCACCCGAACCTTGAAGTCCTTGTACGCCTTGTATTCCTTGAGAACCATTTTGGCCTGCAGAACCTTGCAACCCGGAAGAACCTTGAAGCCCTTGAACTCCCTGAGAACCAGAACCAGCTTGGCCTTGTATTCCTTGTCTTCCCTGTGCTCCTTGGATTCCTTGTAGTCCTTGTATTCCCTGCGAACCATTTTGTCCAGCGTTTCCCTGTATTCCTTGTGAACCTGCACCAGCAGAGCCCTGAATACCAATAGTTCCTTGGGCACCAACAGAACCCTGAACGCCTTGTGTTCCCGATCCTATTGCGCCTTGAATTCCTTGACGACCTTGTACCCCCTGTGCTCCAACTGCTCCCTGTGCGCCAAGTGTTCCTTGGGCACCAAAAGATCCTTGCGCTCCAACAGAACCTTGAACTCCTTGCACCCCCTGCACACCAGATTGCCCCTGTATACCTTGGGCACCTCTTCGCCCATCAAATCCTACAGGACCTACTGATCCCGGGATACCTTGAGCTCCAGTGCCGCCTTGAATTCCTTGCGGTCCTTGTCTTCCTTGAACTCCTTGTAGCCCCTGAGAACCTTGAACTCCTGCACTACCAGCAACTCCTTGCAATCCTTGAGCCCCAACAAGTCCCTGAATGCCCTGCAGACCAGATGAACCCTGCAGCCCAGCAAAGCCTTGAATTCCCTGAGAACCAAAGCCAGCGGATCCTTGCAATCCTTGAAGACCTTGAGCGCCACCTGCGCCTTGTATTCCTTGACGACCTTGAATTCCCTGTACACCTTGAACACCTTGAACACCTTGGGATCCATTAGATCCGGCAGAACCTTGTATGCCTGCAGATCCTTGAATGCCCTGAGAACCAACGCCAGACGATCCTTGTAAACCTTGAACACCTTGGGTTCCCTGTGTACCTTGTCTTCCTTGAATTCCCTGAGCACCATTTATACCTTGTAAACCAACAGAACCCTGTAGTCCCTGTGCTCCTTGTGAGCCATTAGTTCCTTGAATTCCTTGAATACCTTGCGGGCCTCGACGCCCATCAAATCCAACGGGTCCAACTGCTCCGGGGATTCCTTGCAATCCTAATGATCCCTGTGTTCCCTGACTTCCTTGTATTCCTTGGGACCCAACAGACCCCTGAAGTCCAGAAGATCCTTGAATTCCAGCAAACCCCTGAATACCCTGAGCACCAGTATTTCCAAGAGAACCATTTGAACCTGCACTACCTTGAAGACCGATAGACCCCTGAATACCTTGCGATCCAAAGCCTGCAACACCTTGAACGCCTTGAACACCCTGTGTGCCCACAGTACCCTGACTGCCCAAAACTCCTTGCACACCCTGTGTTCCTTGTGTACCACGGCGACCGTCGAATCCTGCGGGACCAACAGATCCTATAAAACCTTGGTTGCCTTGGACACCTTGAACACCAAGAAAACCTTGTATTCCTTGAATTCCCTGAATACCTTGAACAGTCTGTACGTTTAAATATGCTACATTCCACACCCAATTTCCAGGTGTGCCGGTGAGATAATAGTATGTTGTATTTGCTACAACATATACAATCATACCCACCTCTCTGCGCTCGTCTGGAATGCTGTCTCTATCAGCGAGAGTGGCAACAGTTCTTAGACCACCTAATCCATATATTGGTTTAGTAACAGGATAAGTATCAGTCGAATCAAACGGACTGATGAAACCTCCAATTGGTACTCCACCTGGTATTTCAGCCATACGGTTGCTTTGTCATTAGACTATAAGAGAAATGGTTATGTTTGCGGAAGTAGCGTTAGGCGTTCTGTAATATTTATAATTCAGAGTTAAACCATATTGGTTTGTAATATTCACTGTTCCGGTAGTAAAAGATGTAGTAAAACCATTGATTGAGAATGTAGGAGTACTAAAAGTTTCTGGTAAAAAGTAATAGACGTATCTGGGTTGACCAATAGATGTAAATGTTTTTGTAAATGATGAAATATTGGTTAATAATTGTCTTTCATAATTTGCGCCATAAATTTCAGTTCTTGCAGTTCTAAAATCGTCTGTCGTAGATGAACCCCAGAACCCCGAATATCTCCATTCATGAGTTTCTGTTAAGAAAACTGGCGATCCCTGGAATTGATTCCCCTGAACTTTAAAAACAATAGATCCTGGAACATTTACTTGATATGCTGGATGGGTATAATTTTGTGGTGAACTATTATAGTTCAGAGCAGCCCCAACAGGAGTTCCAAGAATTTGTGTAGTATCTTTGTATAATTTTATGCTCCCCGATGTCCAATTTGTAACGCCAGTGGTAGCCCAAGTAAATTGTCTGGTTGCAGAGGAAATGGTGTAACCTATTTCATAAATTTTTGACCCTGTTGTTATACCAGAAGTAAACGATGTGAAGGTAACTGGAATATAAGGATATAAAATTTGTTCTAATACTTCTATAGCATTTTTATTAGTTAAAACGGTTCCTGCAGTCAGACCCCCAACTGTGGTTGTTGTCGGTGATGGATTAGTCCACAATAAGTTTCCACCAGCGATGCCCTGTATTCCTTGAATACCTTGTGGTCCCTGTGGGCCTTGTTGACCCCCTCCCCCACCGGAACTAGTTACAACAGTAGACCCACCTCCAATAACAATATCTCTTTGTGGTGTTATGGTAATAGAAGGATATTGTGAAGACGTTGTCAGTGTCAGCTTCGGATAGTCGGATTCCTCATTTACCGTTATATCTGCCATTACAATCTTGTAACCTCATTCAATACTTCTATTGAACCACGCAAAAGCGTTGTAACGGAGTTATTATTTGGACCTATCACTTGTATGTCATATTTTGGGGTAGATCCTGCGGCTAATTGACTGGTATATGTTGCTCCTATAGAAACATAAATTGTTCCTCCGGTTGCAGATCCAGACAATCCTCCAATTATACCCTCGGGCATGGTTGCTCCAGATGCATTTGATGATATGTATACATTATAGGATGCAACCAATGGGGCTGGATAGTAGCCCTTTCTTAATTGCATCGATAGCGTACACCCACCTAGATTATAAGGAGAACCCTCATTGTCTAGGTACATGGACCACCTATAACTGTCTCCCTGTATAATTGTAAAATCGTAGTTTGCGCTCATTGGTTCTCCAAAAATAATAGCCTATTTTTAGTAGGCTATTATTAAATATTTAGGAGTTGTGCAAGACTTATAATTTTACAGTCTGAGCCTTCTCTAGATCTACATTTAGAGTAGTTTTATTCTCTAAATTTTTAATTTTTTGTTCCTGTTCGGCTTTCATTTTTTCTTGATTTTGATTAAATTCTGCAATAGCCTTTAAGTAGACTTCTTTATTTTTTTCAATTCTTGGTCGGTGTTCTTCTGGCATGTAAGGCTCCGATAGAAGTTTTTCACATGCTGCTAGACCCATATGAATTTTTCCAACATAAAATGCTGTTGTAGAAATTTCATCCAAAATTCCCCATTGATATACTGCTTTGTCAACAAACAAAATATCATCTTTTGGAATGGGAATCGTCAATGCCTGAGCAGCAGCCATAAACGCGTTTCTTGGTCTTTCGTATTTTCTATAGATGCAAGAAAGGTGATACAGCGCTTCGGCGCGATTTGGCCTTGCTTCATAAGATCTTAAGAAAGCATCGGTAACTTGTTCTTGTGGCTTGCCCATGATCTCACGGCATATTCCAACACGAATCCAAGAATAGAACACTTCTTCTGGCCAACTTCCCATTTCAATTCTTCTAAGATATTCTTTTTCAGCTACTTCAAAAAGCTGCGCATCAAATGCAGATTGTGCTGCATAGAATTGCTTTCTCACTGAAGAAGGATCTTTTTCAAGATATTTTTTTAGTAAGAAGTAATCTCTCGCGTATTTTTCTCTGTCACTATTAACTTCTCTTGAACGACAACCCTCAGTACGAACGTTCCACGAATAATTTCCTTCAAGTCTCTCAACCTTCATTGGCTGTTCGCAAATTGCGTATTCGTGCAAAGGCTCTTCGTACCACCAAAGTTTTTTGGCAAGATTGAAGACTTGGGCGCGATACCATACCATATTTCCACGGGAAATTTTTACAACATAACCATCTAGATCATCATTGAAAGAATCTACAGGAAGTGTTCCTTCGATAGTGTCGTCAGCATCAATCATCAGAGCCCATTTTGTTTTACCATGACAGTGCTTTAAAACTTGTGACCGATTTGTTCCAAAGTCTTCCCATTTATGATCTAAAATTTCACCGGGAATGTTTTTCTTTTCAAAAAAATCTTTGATTAATTGTTTTGTGTTATCTACAGATCCGGTGTCTGCGATTACATAATAATCAATATATGGTGCGACTGACTCCAAGCATCTTTCGATATTTGGAGCCTCATTTTTTACGATCATTGCTAATGTTAATTTGTGCATTTTCATCCTTATGAATTAAAAAATTTACGTAATGAACCTGGATTAAATTTGGGTATCAGATCCCAATCATCCTTCTCTTCATATCTAATTATCTTCAAAGCATTGACGGGTATTGTATTTTTTATTTTTTCCTTGTCAAGTACTTCTAACAATTCCCAGTCTTCTAATAATTTTACAATCATATTTCTTCTTTTTAGATCTTCCTCACTAGTATTGGATGGAAGGCCGTCCAAAGAAAATAATTCTTTAAAATGTGCAATTATATAAACTTCATTTTTATGAATTAAATGACAAGATTGATATAATACTTTTTTTCCTTTTGGAGAAACACCTATTCTAGATAGGGTTTCCTTTACAACCATGTAATCTTCTGGATCTAGTAGTTTTACATGAACACCAACGTTATTAAATACTTTATCTGAAATTTCTGACATATCACGTCCTTATCAAGATTTTGGACCACCTTTGTATAAAGAAGCTTCTATTTTAGCGAGTTCTTCTGGTCCAATAATATTTAGCACTTCTCTGGCCTTTGTTTCGCTGTAATTAAATGCCTCTTTAATAGCGGTCAAATCTTTATCAACTACCTTTTTCATCCACGGAGAATATCGTTTCTTTTTTCTAACTGCGATTCTGTAAAAATCAAATTGGGATTTGGAGTCTAGCCACGGGCAACAGTTCATTTCGTTTGCGTGAAAAATAGTATCATTAAAATATGACATTATTTTGTTTACTATGAATGGTGGATATGATTTTTTTTCATCGTCCCCAGAATCCAGCAGTGGTTTTTTGTCATGATTTATGCTATTTAAAAAATCTTTTAGTTCCATTAAATAAACTCACATTCCATCATAATTTGAACCAACAAAGCCATTGTATTGATTTCTTGGTCCGCAGCAAAAGCGGACTTATATTGGTATTCCGCAATAATAAGAATAGCTTGCGGAATTGAAGGATTTTTTAATGAAGTATACAATTCGGTGTATAATTTTTTAAAAAACTCCGATGTATTCAAATCCAAATTTTGGATCACCCATTTTCGGCATGAAGTAAAATCCTTTGCTTTCATGTATCCTATTAATTCTTTATACGATTCTGTGCTACCCTGTGCAAGAATTCCGACATCAACTTTTCCAGAAGCAGAATACTTTTGAAGTTCGTTAATGATTCTGCGCAAATCTGGAAAATGCCTTTTGATAAGATTTGCAAGAACCGATTGTTCGTATGGTATTTTTTCATTTGTAAGTATGTATTCAATCCGCGAAAGCATTGATTTTGCAATCTGCGCTTTTTCGGAATTTGGAACAGTAAAATCGATACCCGTGCAACGAGAGTGAAGTGGATCTATAATTCTGCCTTTGTAATTACAGGTTAGAATAAATCTGCAATTTTTATGAAACTCTTCGATAGCTCCACGCAAAGCAGGTTGCATAGATTGCTGGTTTGCATAATCAAACTCATCAAGAATAATAACTTTCATGTTTCCATTCAAAGAAACAGTAGAAGCGTATTGACGAATTTTTGTACGCAACGTATCAATACCACTGTCTTCCGAGCAGTTGATAACCATACATTCCAAATCAAGATCTTTGGCAAGAGCACGGGCAACTGTTGTTTTGCCCGTGCCAGCTTTACCATAAAACATCATGTTGGGTATTGTTCCTTCTTTGATCATACCATTAAAAACAGTAGTAAGATCAATAGGAAGAATACAATCAGACAAAGACTTGGGTCGATATTTTTCAACCCATAGCACACTGTTTATATCAGACAAAATTAACCTCGCTTAGTACCGATATAGTAGGTAAGGTTTTGAGTTTTGTGAGAAAACTTTGTAATAACAGTTTCTGTCAAAGAAACGGAATAGGACCCGGGAACAAATTTAATTTCAGAAACGTTTAACATTCCATCATAATCTGGTCCGTTGTAATTTTCATCAATGATTACAGTAAAGCTGTTTGATGTATCATTAGTTTCATCATTTACTATAATTTTTAGAACTCCATCTTCTCCCAAAATTTGTACATCGCTAACCTGAAGAATTCTTGAGGCTTTTAAAATTTCATTTAAATCATTTTCATCCAAATCAAATGATACCAAAACGGGAGGCATTTTAAAGTCCTTTGTGGGAACAGTCAAAAGCTCCGGTTCACTATAATAATAACGAACAGATGAACGCCCGTTCGAAATGTCAACATAGTTTTCATTAAATTCTAAATCTGGATTTGCAAACATGCTAACAATTCCCAAAAATTTATTCAAATCCCAAATAGAAATTTCAGTCTCAAACTCTTCCTGAACTTTTGCTTCCGCATAGGTATTTTTTTGTGGTGAAACTGTTTTAATAACATTTCCAGGTTTAATTAAAATGTTTGAGTTAATTTCTGAAAAATTTTTAAGAAAAGTATATGTTTCTTTAGATAGACGCATTTTAGTCACGGTTGTCATAGTTTTCCTTTGTTTTGTAAATCATATCATTGAGCTGTTGTTTTTGCTCATGACGGTTTCCACGTTTAGTTCTGTTTTCTTGCTTTCTTCCGAAATTAGAAGGCTTTTTCTTTCTGCGATTAGTAAACTTTTCAAAGCTGTCTTCATTCATAATCGTATTATAACTCCAATAATTTGTAAATCAAGTTTCAATCCACTGAGAACTGTCACCGTCTTTTTGCCAAACATATTTTATCCCGGCACCAGATACCCAAAGTTGTCCTACTATAGGATTTATAGGTGGATTTTCTGAATAATAAACTTCTGTATTTCCTGCATATTTCCAATACTTGCTATTTTGTAATGGGGAAAGGGTGGTTGTACGAATACATTGATAATGCTTTCCCTGAAAAGAAATTATTTCTCCAGGAAAATAGTTTTGTGGTTTGCCACTTATTGTTTTGAATTCAAATTCTCCGCGAAACATAAAAATATTTATATTTGTGTTTTGATCTTTGAAAAATTATTTTTCTTTTCAAAGTGCATTTGTTGATCAAACTTATCGGCCAGCTGTTCAGACTTGTGACTGATGATGTAAATAGAACATTTGTTCTTCATCTTGTTAAGCAATTTCAAGAATGATTCTGTTCCGGTCGTATCCAAAGAAGAATCAAGAATCTCGTCAAAGATTAACAAGTTGCAGTTCAGACTGTTCTTCATCTTGGCAATCTCGCGCCAAGTCAGCAGTATGGCCAGATCGATACGCTGTTTCTCTCCCTCAGAGAAAGAGGAATATGAAAATTCATCGCGGTATCTGGATTTGATTGTCTCCTTGAACTCTTCATCGATTGTGAAGTCAACATATAGGTTGAGTTTGGCGAGGAACTTGTTGACAAGTCCATTGATGATTGGCACGTAGTGCTTGATGATTCGGCTCTTGAGCCCGCCATCTTTGAGAATATCATATACAACGTCGTGGTGAATTTGTTCATTGATAAGTGCCTGAAGTTTCTTCGAAAGTTCTTCTTTTTGAGATTCAGATTCTTCTAGACTTTTTTGCAGAGAAGCAATGTTACTCGATGCTTCCTTTTCTTCTTTTTCTTTCTTCAAACGCTTTACGTTTTCTTCTCCGTTGCCAATTCTGTAGTCGATTCCCATGATATCGCTGTCCAGTTGATCCATGGTGGTCTTGGTTTTTTCAGCTTCGTCTTGTGCCTCTTGAAGTTTTTGACTCTTATCTTTGGCAATCTTAATTGCCTTCTGGCACTCTAGGAGTTTTGCCTGCTTATCTGCAATGTGTTTTTCTTTTTGTGCTTGGGGGAGGTTTTGGCCGCAGCAATTGCATACAGCAGAAGTCTTTAACGATTCAATTTCCTCGTTTAAAGTGTACTCCATTGCTTCTGCCTTAGCCAACATAATCGGAACCTGTTTGAGAGATTCGATGGTTTTCTTTTGTTTTGCAAGTTCGGCACCAAAGTGTCTCAATTGTTTGACATGTTCCGCCGACTCAGATTTACTGAGTTTGATATTTTCTTCAAAAGACTTAATTTTTTCATCAATTACTTTAATGTCATCTGCATTATGCGTCTTGACTTGATCGATGAAACTTTTCTGGGATTTAATCTTTTCGTGAGCGATCTTTAAAAGGGAATCCTGTTCTGCTATATCAAACTTAAGTGAACTGAGCTGGCCCTTGACATAGGTATTCATATCTGCAAGGATGTCCAGATCAAGCAGACCCTCAATGATCTTTCTACGCTCTGCAGGAGTCAACTGCATGAAAGGCACAAAGTTTGACTTGCCAAGGATAACTACTTGTTTGAAAGCAGCGTAATTAAACCCAAGAATGTTTTCTTCAAAATTTTCTTGATAATCTTTGGATTTGGCGTTTTGATCTAAAAGTTCGCCATCTTTAAATATTTCAAAAAGTTTGGGACTCAGACCCCGTCGAACCAAATATTTTGATCCAGATCTGTTGAACTCTATCTCAACAACGCACTGCTTGCTGTTAACACTGTTGACCAGCTGAGGTATGTTAATAGGTCTAAAAGGCTTCCCAAAGAGTCCGAAGCAAAGGGAGTCCAAAAGGGCAAAGGACTTGCCGTGGCCGTTTATACCGGTTACTAGGGTCGTCTTATTGGTGTTTAAGTTGATCTCGCTGAAGTTGTTGCCGAACGAGCCAAAATTTTTAAAGCGAACACAAACAAATTCAATCATTCTTCATCCTTGGACAGAGCACTATTATACGCTGAGTTTATGATCTCTGCAAGCATATTTTTGTTTACGCTTGTTTCGGTAATAGTGTCCAGTTCTTCGTGGAGCAATTGAAGCGTGTCCTTGTGAATATCCACCGCAACCAATTCAGGATTTGCCGTGACTTCCTCTGCAATCTGCAACTCTGCCACACCGGCCTCATAAAACTTATCCATAAATTTTTCAAACTGGTTCTGTTTTGTTCTTTTCTTAATAAAAATTTTAACGTACTTATCTTTAAAATCTGAATAATTCAGTTTTGGGATTTCGTCTTCGTTATAATCAAACGTATAGAAAAGTTTTTCTGTATTTTGGATGAAATCAAGCGTCCTACTCTTAAAGTCAAATACGTGAAACCCCTTTTCCTCCCAAACGTCCGAATAAGCCATTTGATATTGTGTGCCGAGATAATAAATGTTATCGCGGCTAGACTTAACATGATAATGCCCACTAAGAACATACTCAAACTTGTTGAAGTGCTTATGGTCATAGCCCTGCTCCACAGATACACCACGAATACTTTGAAATCCACATAATTCTAAATGACCCAACAATATTGAACAAGATGTATTTTGTATGAACTCGTATACATGAGATTCATTTTCTGGATTTATCCAAGGCAAAAGTGCCACGCACCCGTCTTTTAAATTTATCTCTGTTGGTTCAGAATATACAGTCCAATTTGAATAATGAGAAACCAATTCATCTAAAGAATTTACTTTATTAGTATTTCTAAAAAATGTATCATGATTACCACAAATAATGTGGACTCTTATACCCATCTCTCTTAAAGGTTCAAAAAACCTTTCTCTAACAAAATTTAATGTTTTAAAATTAATATATTTTCTTCTATCAAAAAGATCGCCTAAATGGAATATCGTAGTAATATTGTTGTTTTTAACATATGGAAACAACTGATTTTCAAAAAAAGAAAGTGTGTGTTCCAAGACAATAGTAGAATCAGCTTTGTAACCAAAATGTGTATCGTTTAGTATTACTGCTTTCATATGTCAAAAATGTCCAATTTTGATTTTCTTTTCTTTTTAATTTTTTCTTTCTTTTCTTTCTTTTGACCCAACATCTCATCAAATCGTTCCATATCAGAATCAGTAAGTCCAAAAAAATCTTTTCTACCAATATCTACCCCAGCATAAACTTCATTAAACCAATTTTGGAAGTCTTTATTATTTTGTTGTTCTGCAAACTTATATTGTGTATATTTTTCTTTCTTTTCTTTGTTTATTATACGAACAAAAGAAAACCAGCATATTTGGGTTAGGTAACCAAATGGGCTGGTTGAAAGTTTTGGATCAAAGTTATCTATGTATGTTATACAATTTAATACACCATCTGATACCATTTCTTCTCTGTATGGATAATTTGCAAAATTAGGTCTATAAGAAAGTCTTGATGCTATCTTTAATATACATTCACCGATATAATCTGGCAACTTTGGTTTTTTGCGTCCTGCATTCTCTGCATCTTTTAACTTTTTTTTATATTCAACCAAAGCATTGTAAAGCTGCTGATTATCGACATAATCAGCATCTGATGGTTTGGCTTTCTTTTTCTTTAGTTTTTTCACGGATTTATATTACCACATAAAAATCAATTGTCAACTATAACTAATTTATTGACTATATTATTGATTTCCATAAAAATTTTTTATTTTAAAATTGTTTGATAGAGTTATTTTTATACCGTGCAGGGACTGTTGGAGATATTGATGTGTATAAATTATTTTTTTAATAGAAAAATGGCACATCCATTCCACCACGTATTTGCATCCGGATAATCAGTAAAATATTCTATCTGTTTATATATTTTTAAATTTAAATCTTGTATAGCTCTGTTTGTGCCTTTTCGAACTTGTTCCCAATTCCAATCATCTACTATAAATATAAAACAATCATTTAAACTGTCGTAGTAATACTTCAAAGCATTGTATTGATCTATTTCATCATGTGGTCCATCAAAAAAATAAACATCAATATTTTTAATATTGTATTTCTCTAAATCTAGAGAAAAACAGTCAGCGTCTATTATATTACACGATTTATTTAAAAATTTTTCAAAATTATTTTTAAATTCATCTTTTGGCCCATCAAATAAAGAAAAATTATCTATTAAAAAGTAATTTGACAAATTATTATTTTCATATAGAGCAGATATGCAAGTAGAACCCTTCCAAACACCAATTTCAAGATAGTTTTTTATAGATTCTTCTTTTAATAAATTATTTAATAAATTTTTAAAAAATTTACCAGACATACCTTCAATTTGAAAAATTGATTCGGGTAAAGAAGATTTTAAATAATCAATATTATTTAATATATTTGTAAATTTATCTAGTTTATTCATTTTTATTTTAAACTTTCTATTTTTAATTTTGGAAAAAAAGAAATAACTTTGTAATCATACATTTTACAAAAAGACAATTTGTTTACTTCTTCTTTAATATTTTTTACTATTTCATCATAAAAATTCCAAGCAAGTGGTAAAAATACTGTATTATTAGCCAACAATTTAATAGAATCTTTTGATAATATTATAGTATTGCTTCCCGGTGTTAACATATTTTGTTTTAATGGATTATCATCGATTATAAAATGTAATTTTATATCCGCTGCATTTAAAAATGTGTTACCTTTAGCTGCAGCCCCATAACCAACAACCAAATATCCCTTTTTCTTATATTCGTCAATAGTTTTTTTTGTATCTTTAATAATTTTTAAAACTGATTTTTTATATTCTTTATATCTTTTTTTATTATATCTTTTATTTTTCTTTTCTAATTTTAAACTTTCATCAACAGATTTATTTAAATTTTTTATTTTAGAAATTTTAAAAATATAGCTTCCACCATGAATTGGAACTCTTTTTACATCATTTAAATATAAACCAACTCTACTGCATAACTTTTGCATAGATAATGTTGAAAAAAAAGATAAATGTTCATGATAAATTGTATCAAATTGATTATTTTCTATCATGTCTGCCTGTGATGTTTGAATATACAAATTGCTTTCGTCTTTCATTAATTTTTTACAACAAGTTAAAAAATCAACAACATCATTTGTATGCGCAAAAACATTTTGTGCAATAATCACATCATAATTTTTATTTGGTAATTTTTTTATTGCAGTTTCATTAAAATAATCTTCCACAACATAATGGGCATTTTTTGATGAAATGTGAATTAAATTCTTTGCTGGATCAATCCCATGTGCCACCCATCCTTTATTTTTAAATTTTAAAAGCTGCGTTCCATCGTTACAAGCTATATCTAAAACAGAACCACATTTATTTTCTTTTTCTACCATTTCTACAAACCATTCAAAATAATCATGTAAAGTTTTAGATGTGCCACTAACATATAGATAATTTAAAAACATTTTGTCGGGATCTACTACGCATGATAGCTGGGTGTGGAAACAATCGTAACAAACATTTATAGCTAATGGATATGAATCTAATTGTGAAGTACCATCGTGGTAGCTATTTGCCAGTGGCTGAGTTTTTAAATCTAAAACTTTATTTAAATTTTTTTTACCGCAACATCTGCAAAAATTTATAATTTTATGTGACATATTAACCTTCGTAATTAAATGGTGTATTTCGATTCGTTAAAATCATTTTATTTTTATATTTTAATAAATCTTCTAATATAGTATCGCAACTTTCCGAAAAAACAAAATTAAATTCTTTTTCAAATTTTTGACAACACAATGAAAAATTATATTTACTAGAAATAAGTTTTTCATTAATAGAATTTTTATTATACTCTTTTGGATCTACCAATTCTAGTTTGCAATTTAAATGTTTTGACACATTTTGCGCAATTTCTCCAGATGTTAAAGTGAATGATGCTAAATTGTATATTCCAGATTTGGCATTTTTCGAATTTATAATAGATTTTATGGCATTCACTAAATCTTTTATCCCCAAAATTGATCTTTTTGTTGATTCGTTAAATAAAAGAACTTTATTATTTTTCCAAAAACTAGATACCATTGCATTTATCATGACATCATCCCTTAAAACGGGAGAATAACCATTAACCGTGCCAAATCTTAAACCAAAAAATTTTGGTTTTGGGTTTATAAGTGTAATATAACTGTCTATAGTTTGTTTTGTAAAATCATACATGTTATATGGTTTTCCAAAATTATAGTCTTCCCTTACGGATTCTATTGAACAATCACCATAAACACTACCACTACTGGCATAAATTAGTGTTTGAGATTCGTTCATTTTAGATACCAATGAAATAAAATTTCTAACATTATTGTTAAAAACTGTTTCTGGAAATGAATCACACATCCTAACACTGGAATGGCCTGCCAAAAGAATTACATCACTAAATTGTTTTAAAAAATTAGAATCTATTTTATTATAATCAATTTTATAATTTAATAAATTTGTGGTAGAAAAAAGTTCTAAATCTAGAGATGTAATCGGATAATCTAAATCTTGTGTTAATCTAGAACCAATATAACCTTTTGCTCCTATAATAAGTATATTTTTCATAATAATTTTTATTTTATTAAATCACTGATCGTATAATATATATCTATATTATGTTTGTAACCGGTTACAAAATAATAATGATAAATTGATTCTATTTCTTCTTTTGTAAAAATATTACTGGATACATCTTTTCTATTAGAATGTATGATAGTGGGTTTCATTGCCAAAATTGTTTTTCCTAGATAAACATCTTCTGGATATTCTGTATTGTTGGCAATAAAATCTAAATGTTGTGGTAAATTTTTTATAATTTGCTCTATTATATTTCTTGATATGAGCAATCCAGAACCTGATAAATATAATTCATTGCCTGTATATGTTCCCAAAACAGAAGATACTATATTTGTATTATTTAATAAATTTTTAGAAAAACTGTTTAAAATTTTTAAATTTATAAAACTTCCCGTGTGCGTTCTAAAATAAAATTGATGATCCGTTTTTAAAAAATCTATCATATTTGATAAAGTTTTGTAGAGCATTTTGGAGCCAATTCCATCTGGAACATTATAAAAAATATCAATAGAATCTATTATTGGATTTTGGTTTAAAAAATCATCATAGTTTATAGATTTTAATTCGGTATCACCATATATAAAATGAACTTCATCACCGGGTATCAAAGTTTTTACCCAAGTTTCTTTGCATGCTTCTATTTGTTTTTTCCACAGTTCATTTCTTTCTTCATCTGTTTTTTTACATGCTATTGCTGCTATATAAATCATTTTAAATCTTTTTTGCTAAAACCCAAGTCTGTGCTTGGCATACTGGATCATATTTTAATAAACCATTTTCATCAAGAACTTCTTTATAAGTACACCAATCGCCATGGGTAAAAATATAATCAATATATTTTTTATTTCCCCAATAGCCACATTCTAAAACTTCAAATCCTGAAGATTCTACCAAAGCACACAATCCATTTGGAGTGTATCCATTAAAATGTATTGGAGTCATGTGTGGAATATTTATTGTTGGAACTGTGATATAAATAAAACCATTGTCTTTTAAATGTTCTTTTATTTTTAATAAAGCTAAAATAGGAGTATGTAAATGCTCTATTGTCTGATTAACTAAAACAAAATCATAGTTTTTATTTTCAAGATTTAATGTGTGTAAATCGTGGTTAGGATATTCTGCGTTTGTTTGGTTTTTATAATTTAAATATCTTAACTCTGGATCGGCTGAACATGTTGATAATAAATTCTCCCCGGTTTCAATATTATATTTTTTTATCCATTCTTTAAAATCTATAATAGAAACTACTCTGGGGGGATCCATTTTTGAATAGCGATTCAATTCTTCTGAACTTAAACAATCTTGAAGTTTTTCAAATTTTTTAAAATAAGAGTAAGGTTTTACTACAAATTTATGATATAATTCTTCCGTATAATTATTTGTTAAAAAATTAATTTTCATTTTTTTTCTTTATTTTGTTTATCCACCATGAAGCATTTAACATTTCACAATTCCATTTTATGGAATTATATTTTTCATAAGTTTTATTCAGCAAGTCTTCATTTAATTCATCATAAGAATTTAAAAAAAGTATTGGAAGATTATTTTCTAAATTATCGTGAGTTTTATGTCTAATAACTACCGGTATGACATTTGAATATAATGCCTCCCACATTCTATGTGTATCTATTCCATTTCCACGGGGGCACAAAATAAATTTATGATCAATCAATTCGTTTTGATATTCTTCAATTGTTTTGATTGATTCTGGATTTCTTGTGGTAGCCCAAGTTTTATTTAAAAATTTATTGTAAAGTGGTTCTCTTATTTGTGGATAAGTAGATATTCTATGATTTATATAAAGTAATTTTTTTGGTGCAATAGATTTTTTAAATTTTTTTAATGTTATATTACAATAAGAGTTTGCAATACCTATTGGAATCGAATTTGCATTCTGTGATTCACAATTTATACCCCACCAAGAAAGATTTTTATTATTAAATGACGAAATTATGTCGTCGGTCAAAGAATAATCGCTGTCATGCGTTATAATATTTAATTTTAAATTATTTAAAGAAAAATTTTCTAAACAATTTTTTAACAAATAAATATAATCCGTTTTACAAAAAATGATATTTCCATCACTTAATTTTGGAAGTGTTTCTGCAATATAAAAATTTGGCATTCCATTTTTTGATTTTGTTTGTGCAAAAATAAAATCACATTTTTGTGCTAAATTTTCACCACATATAAATTCGTCATTAATCATTTTAAATTTAAAATATTGAGTAAAGTATTTATATCATTTTTATATAATTCAATTGGTCTTAGTGAATGGCAATCAATATATTGTTCTTTTTCAAGTCGCCTTACATCATAATTCCAAAAAACTCTATCAATTCTATTTGAAGCAATTCCATAATTCCATCCACGATTTAATTTTATAATTTTACTCTGATCGTGGTATGTATCAATTTTATTTCCAAAGTATAATTCATCAGTATCCCAACCAAAACCAAACGATAATAATCTTTCACAGTATTCATTAAAAGAACAATTTAAATCCAAAAGATTATAAAAAAAACTTCCTTTTGCAGCATTATAGCATATTGGATATCTTGATTGGTTTTTATAAGCATCTGAAGAAAAAATTACAATAGAATCGTCGGAATATGGTTTTGTTGTTTCTAAAAAATATTTTTTAGAAATTGGAAACATATCTATGTCAGAAGTTAAACATATTTGTTCGGAATAATATTTTGTAACATACATCCGAGCTATTTGAGCTTGAAACCCAGAATCTATATTTGGTATTTTTTTTATATAATGAATTATACAATCATCTGAGTTTTCTATTTTTTCTTGATCATCTATGAGACATAATATAGGTTTTATTCCTATATGTTTATTCCAAAATAATTTAGTAAGTTCCCAAAAATTTTTATATAATGGGGTTTCGTTTGATGAAACTATGCTATAATCAATTTTCATTTTTTTAATTCATCTAAAATATATCTTGCATCTGAATAATTTTTACAACCATGAAATAAAAAATATTCGACTGGACAGTTATATTTAATATAACCTTCTCTTATCATTTCCCCCGGATTTAAACCTTTAATATAATCTTTATAACATTCCCACCACGGAAAGTAATTGTAACCTATATCTTCAGTAAATCCATGTTTTGTTGCAAGTGCATTCACTAAACCTTCATCTTCTGCATAAAACCAAATATTGTGTTTTATAGCATATTCTAAATTCCATATCATATCATCTATAAACCACATATGTTTTTTTGTATTAAAAACACAATTAGCAAAAATATAATTTATTTGTGGTTTATTTTCAGTAAAAATTTTAATAAATTCTTTTAATTGTTCTTTATTTTCTGGATTTTCAAATGGATTGTGGGGATGTTTTGCAAATAAAGGATAATTTATAGTGTTTAATTTTTCATAATTTTTATAAAAAATATTATCTACTTCTTTTGTTGCAATCATATCACAATCTAATATTAAACAATAGTCAAATGGATTATTTTTTAATCCAATCCATTTTTGTGCATGTATATTCATCCTATTTACATTTTCTAAATTTATTTTTTCAGTAATAACTTTACTAGAATTAAAATTATAATCAAAATTTATTGTATTAACTTTAATTTTAAAAGTACTAAATTCTTTTATTGAATCTACTAAAACTTCCAATAAAGGTAACCAATTTTCGGTCGCAAAAGTAACAAATCCACAATTCATATTTTTCCTTTAAAAAATTTATAATAATCTGGGTGTCTAAAATCATTCTCATCATAAACTTCACCAACAAATTCTGTTGTTACTCTTTTAGTTGGAAAAGGTTTATTTTCAAAAAATTCATCATGAACTAAACAATTATTTTTAATATTAGGATACACAATAAATTCTAAAAAATCTTGATCAACTTGATAATAATTTTTTTTATCAAAGTTATTTATAAGATTTTGTATACCTTTTAAAATACCATTTCTGCATCCCCACATACCAGCCAATATAGGTCTACCATGCCATTTGTGGTCTCGCATTATATGAAAATCTTTATCACTTTCAAGCCACACATCAACCGCTTTTTTTTCTCTATAAGAAATTCGCGAATCTGTATCTCTACTAATAAAAACATCATCACCATCTGCGTATTGGAATCTCCAAAATGTATTTGACCATGATGTTTCATCAGGCATTAGAACTACTTCTACATTTGAAAATGATTTTAACGTGTCTACAATATTTTGTGGAACCGATGAATTGATACAAAATTTACATTCCCATCCAGAATAATACACAGAAGCCAATTCTGCATTTTTTATTGCACCCACTGTATATTTGGGGTTATCCCCCCATAGACTGAATGCTATAATTTTTTTCATGTAAACAATTCTTTCATGTGTCTTTCAAACACTTTTTTATCTACTTCATACATACCAGCATTTTCATTTCGTGCATGAAGTTCATCCCATGGTAAATGTGTCCATTCGTGGCGAATAATGCATTTATCACAGATAGCAAACTTATTCATTTTTTTAAATACGATTGTCTGCTCTGTATCGGAATACACGGAAGTATACTCTGGGTGATAAATGTACCCAAACTGTCTGTAAAGTGGTTCTCCCATTACACACAGTGTCATAAGTTCATCGTTTCTTAGACCATCGTTAAATTTTATTGCTCCATCGAAATTTGGAAAATGTTTTGCATATTCTTCAAAAATGATAGAATCGTAATTTTTAACTTGGGGGATCATGTCATCTGATGCCACCAAAAGAACATCAAATGTTTCATTTTCCATATCAGCATTTACTGCTTGAATTTTATTTTTTGAATAACCGTAATTATACTTTAATGGGACAGATAAAGAATTTAACCATGAACGAATATCTTCATTGTTCATGGTTAAGTCATCTTCATCCATAGTTATTACAAATTTTACATCATTAAGTCCCGAAAGATTATCAATGTAAAGTTGTAAAACTTTTTTAAATTTGTCTGGTCTGTTTCTTGTTGGAAATTTAATTAAAAGTTTTGGCATCTAAAATTCTCACAGTCAATATATATCTATTTTAAATAAATGTCAAATATATTTATTTGACTTTACTCTAGAGTACTTTAATATACATCTTAAAAGATGAATCTAGAGAACCTTAAAGAACTTATTATTAAAGACTCTCAAATAGACTCTACAGAGTTAGGTATAGAGTCTCTTAAGATACCTCAAATACATTCTAAGTATCTTACAATTTTATCAGATGTCAAATTACTTTTGACAAAGCAACAAAGCGATCTTGCCATATTAAAACTTCGCAAATGGAAAATTTATACAGGAAAAGCCTCACAGGAGGAGCTTGAATCTTGGGGCGAAGAGGCTTGTGACTTTACATTGTTAAAAAGTGATGTTGAACAGTTTGTAGAAGCTGATCCGAAAGTAATAGAACTAAAATCAAAAATTGCTGTCAGCGAAGTTAAACTTCGTATGGTAGAAGAGTTTATAAAATCCGTAAATAACAGAAATTTTATGATAAAATCTGCTATTGAGTGGCAAAAAATGATGAACGGCATAGTATAAATATTGAGTGGATATAGATGTTGAATCTACAGATGAAGTTAGATATTATGTAAAAGCCGAAAAAGGACTAAAACAAGAACTGAGAGATTACTTCTCATTCATGGTCCCCGGAGCCCAATATATGCCTTTATATAAAAAAAGGATTTGGGATGGAAAAATTCGTCTTTATGATATTTTATCGTCTACATTGCCCAGAGGGCTAAAAACATATTTAAATAAATTTTGCCAAGAACGTGGATATAGCTTAAATATAAAGGAGAGCAAAAATCCTTTATGCGTAACAGAGGAGGAACTTCAGGCTTTCTACGAATCACTGAAAGTTTGCGTCCGCAAACAACCAGTAAAGATGCACACACATCAGGTGCAAGCTATTATGCATGGATTGAACAATCATCGTTCAGTTCTGATATCTCCGACTGGCTCTGGAAAAAGTCTTATTATATACGTATTGGTTCGATATCTACAAAAGGTATTAAATACCGACCGCAAAATATTGATTTTAGTTCCAACCGTTGGCCTCGTCAATCAGATGGAGGCCGATTTTTTTGATTACTCAAGTCAAGATAAATCCTGGTCCTGCAAAAAGTATATTCACAAGATATCTGCTGGTGCAGACAAAGAAACAAAGAAACAGATAGTAGTCTCGACATGGCAATCAATCTACAAATTGCCTAGAGAATGGTTCGATCAGTTTGATGCCATATTCTTTGATGAGTGTCATCAAGCAAAAGCAGAATCAATCAATTTCATCGGACAGAAACTGACCAAGGCTTGGTTCCGTTGTGGTACAACAGGAACACTACAACAAACACAGGCACACAGATTAAGCATCGAAGGAATTCTTGGTCCAGCTGTTCAGTTCATCCAAACAAAAAACTTAATGAACAAAGGGTTACTTGCAACACTCGGTATTGATTGTATTCTATTGAAATACACAGACGAAGAAAAACAGCTGTTAAAAAAACAAAAATATGCAGATGAGATAAAATGGATCATAAGTAATGATAAGAGAAATGAGTTCATCTGGCAACTGGTCTCCAGAACAAAGGGCAATGCGCTTGTACTCTTCAATTATGTTGAAGCGCAAGGCAAGCCTCTCTACGAACTTTTCAAAGAAAAAGCGGGAACACGCAAGGTCTATTTTATCTCAGGTAAAACAGAAGCAGAGGCGAGAGAGTACATTCGAAGAATTATTGACTCTGAAAAAGATGCCATTCTGGTGGCGAGTTACGGTACAACTAGTGCTGGCATTAATATCGTTAATCTTGATAATATTGTTTTCGCCTCTCCTACAAAATCCGTAATTCGTTTACTACAAAGCATTGGTCGTGGATTAAGAGTTTCAGAAAAGAAAAAAACATTGAAGGTGTTTGATATTGTTGATGATCTATCTTGGAAGTCACACAAGAATCATGTATACAGACACTTTGAAGAGCGTATAAAAATTTACAAAAAAGAAAAATTTGATTACAAAATATATTCGATGCCTTTTACAGAAACTTAAGAAGATAAATATTATGGAAGGGAGGACATGCATATGTCCGAATCGCTTCCTGAGAATTCTTTCTCAGGCGTACTAAAAGTTGTTAAACTGCTCACCGGAGAAGAAGTGGTTGGTTTGGTGAGTGAACCTACGCCAGATAAAATTTTAATAAAATTGCCAGCAAGGCTGGATAATTATTACACAAAAACTGAAAAAGAGGGCATTGTTGAATACGTTAAATTAACAAACTATTTTGTAAATTTAAACTCTCAAGAAGCATCTTTTTTCAAGACAGCGGTGGTCTATATCGGAGATCCATCTCTTGAACTTCAAAAAATGTATGAAGTATATTTTCTGGCAATGCAAACTGATCCAAAATCTTTATTAGAAAATATGCCTGCAAGCGAAAATAATACAGACAACGGATTACAGCTTTTAAACGATTTGTTTAATAATGAAGATTTTGTAAATTTTGTAAATGATTTGATTGAAACTTATGAAGATTCAGAATTGTTTGAAGATGATGGAGAAGAGGAAGTCGTAGAACTGGATATGGAAGAGGCTGAACAAGAACAGCCCAAAGCCCAACCAAAGCCAAAGAAACGCACCAGAGTCAAACCAGAAACGAATAAGCTACCATACAATCCAGAGCAGCCACCAGAAAACCCCGAAAGCTGGTCAGATAATCCATCTGACTATATTTAAGCAGTATTTTTTAGATTTGAAGGTGCGTCTGGGGTAATAATATAATGTGAATATTTAAATCTACAAACGGCCTTTTGTATTATTACGTCTGAGCTATCAGACTGAAAAGAAAACCCCCCAAGTTCTACTGGAATTATATGATAAAATTTAAATGTTGTGGGTGTTGTTTCATTAAAACCATCATATATCAATAAATTTGCCTGATGATGCCAATCTTGATACTCAAGATTATGGTCTGTATCTGTATCGATGTTTGTTAAATTTCTTATCCAAGAATACAAATTTTTCCAATTTTGTAAATTTGAATCTACAATAAATTCAACAGTCAGTGGAGCAAATTGTATTGCATGGGTTGGGATTGGAATAGTTGTTCCAAGTGTTGTGGGCTGCGGTTGTTCTCCAATTGATATTCCCGGAACATTTACTTTTTGGCAAAGCAATTCCATTTGTTTCAAACCTCTACCAAAAATTAATCTGAAATAACTGTTATATAATGGGTTTAAGTTTGGAGAACAAGTTGTCATAAAAATATTTATGGTAAAACAAAAACCTCCCGATTACTCGGGAGGTTTTCGAAAGAGTTAATTTATACTATTCAGATTGTATTACCGTGGAGGTTTTGAACAGCAGTCAAACGGTAGTATTGGTTCAGTCCAGTGGTGAGGGTTTCACCGTCTGGAATACCCGAGCTATTGAGTACGTAGGGGTTGGCTACAACACCATAGCGGGTCTTGAATGCAATACGTGGTTGGAAAGTGTTAGGATCGACTGCACGTACCATTTGTAGCGGGACGTATGGGCAGTAGAACAATCCAGCATCGTATGGTGATTCACCCTTATAGCCGACGCAGAAGAAGTTATATCCTGCTGGGCTATATGGATCAATGTACACACGAATCTTACCATTGATTACACCAGCGAAGGTGCTTTGTGTATCATCAACGTTAAGTTGTGGTGCGATTGCTGGGCTGAGGCTCATGAAACCGGACATTGCAAGAGCAGCAGCAGTGTCGCTGTCGCAGATGATGAAGTTTCCACGGCCACGGCGTGTTTCCTTAGCAAGGTAGTTGCATTCACGTTCAATTTGGAAGCTGAGGCCACGGAAGCGTTCAGCAGACCAACGACCGTCCGAGTCAACATCAAGATCGTATGTACCGGGAGCTGTCAAATCTCCTTGTACAGAACCTTGACGAGCAACGTAATAAATGGTCTTGACGATTTCGCGGTTGATTTCGGCAAGAATTTCGGTGCTGAGAAGGTTAGCAAGTTCAGCTTCAGCGTCGAGACCGTGAACAGCCTTAAGGTCTTGTGCCAATTCAACTGTGTAGTTGCTGCTTAGAGCGCGAGTCTTGGCCACGACTGAAACGCGGTCGATTGAGAACGCCATTTGGTTCCAGTTGGCAAACGGTGAGCTCTTACCGATTGCTTCGCCTTGCGAGGTCAAAATACCTCTGAGCAAGTTTAGAGCAGCATCGTTTGCTGGTTTGACTGCAGTTCCGATAGAAGCAGACAGACCTTTGGTAGATGCAAATGTTGATCCTAATGTCCAACCTGAACCACCGAATCCAGCTTGTGGTTCTTGGAACATAGCTTCAACATATCCAGCGTTTCCGTAGGATGAACCAACGGTTCCGCCGTAGGCATAGTTAGCGCGCATTGCAAAGATGAGGCCAGTTGGGGCAGTCATTGGTTGAACGCCGCAAATGTCATAAGCCATCAAATTTGGCATTGCACGGCGAACTAGGCTGATGAGCACTGGGTCATAACCAGAGACAGCAGCTGTGTTGTAGCCGGTTGAGGTTGCTGGACCACCAAGGTTTCCAGAACCCATGTCTTCAACAAGGTGTTGTTGGCGAATGGATTGCTCTTGGTTTTCCAAAAGAACTGCGGTGACTTTCTTACGATAGTCATCTTGAATTGAAGGGAGAGCTTCGTGACTGAGCACTGGATCCCACTTCTCTGTTAATACGTCATATGGTGTGTTTTCTGCGAATTGCATTTTTTAGTTATCTCCTGTGAGTAAAATTATTTAGAAAATTTGTTATTTAGACCTTCTTGTTAAGTCTTCCAATCGCTCCAACATAATTTTCTACTAAAGTTGTTGGAGTTTGTTTTACGGTAGCAAATGTTTGTTCTGGTTGAACTGTTTTTGCTGGGTTTGATACTTTTCCTGAATTGATATAATTTTCACGAATTGCAACTAATTTTTCTTTGTATTCTTCTGGGGTTTCGAAAGAAACGCTTTCCATCAAAGATTGTAGTTTTGCAATTTGTGTGTCAGCAAGATCTCTTGTTTCTGCGACAAAAATCCCAGCACACTCAGTCAACGAAACTTCTTTTTTCAATTCAATGTTGGTATTGACAGCTTCATTCAACTTGTCTTGTAGTTCTCTATTTTGTCCGTAGAGTTCATCAAGGACATTATATTTTTCTGCTGGTACATCAATGTAGTGATTTTCAAAAAGATTTTTTAGACCATTAATAAAGTTTTCTGCAATTTGTGTTTTAATGCCTTGTTCAACGGCAACAACATTGTCTTGCATCCATTCTTCTACAACGTAGTCTAGATAATCGTCAACCTTTTCAACCAAAGCTTCAGTTAGATTATCAAGATATTCTTTAACATTTTGATCAACGCCTTCAGCAATTACATTCATGTTCTTTTGAACACGATCTGAAACAGCGGCTTCAAAAATTCCTTCAAGCTTGATGACAAGCTCTTCGCTTGCATTTTCTTCACCGAGAAGACCTACGAGAGCATCTCTAAATTCTGCGCGAGCTTGCTCTTGCATTTCTTCTTCCCCCTCCTCTGTTTCTTCTGTTTCTTCTGTTTCTTCTGAGTTTTGTGCAGTTTTTCCTGCAACAGAGTTTGGGACAACAGGTGCGGGGACTGGTGTTGTGGCTGGTGCTGCAGAAACAACTGGTGTTGCTGTCATAGAACCCTTGCCGGTTGCGTCGAAGTCTGGTTTTCCATCTGAAACAGCTCCCAAGCCCATGGCTTGTGCTACGGCTTCAGAAATTGTTTTTTTGTTTGTGTTTTTCATAAAAAAAGAATCCTTTTAGTGTAAAATATTTATAATAAATTAAATTTATGGTGTTCTGCTTCTAGCCGACCCAGTTCCAGAAGATGTAGCATCTTCTGGATTCAGTGGCATAATTTTTGGTGATTTGGGAATGGAAAATGATTTTTTTCCTGAACCTTGCATTATATCTGAAATATTTCTAGCACCAATTTGACTCAACTCTTGATTTACAAAATCATAACCAGAAATAGTTTTAAGCTGACCCATCAACGTACCCATGAATGCACCACCTAAACTTTCACCAAATTTTCCAGCAAGATTTTTTCCAAACTGGCTAACAGCACCACCAAGACCAGGACCAAACATACTCAACAAACCACCTGCAGCATACATGCCCAGAGCTTTCTTTAAATCGTCAGCTTCAGTAGCCCCAAACATTATACTTGAATCTTTTTTAGATTTTGAAGGCGCACCCATTCCACCACCACCCTTCACACCACCAAAACCAGTTTTTGTCGATTTTGATGGATCTGCTGGTTTTGCCGAACCTGTTGAAGAGGGGGGGGCCGAAGCCGTGGCTCCCGGTGCAGTAGCTTCACCCAAATAATGATTTTCTGGAAAAAGAATACAATAACGACTCATATTGTTTCTGGGGCCATTATCTTTTTTAATTGCCTCGGAAAGAGTATGTTGTAAATATTGTTTTTCTTCGTTTCCTAAAAAATTATTTTTCATAGATTTTTAAAATAATTTTCAAATATTTTTGTAATATTTTTGTTTAAATTGCGAGAAGATGAATTTTTAATTAATTTTTTAGATTCTTCATGCATTCTTTCTGACCAAATTCCATTATTAAAAATCCACTCCCTGCCTTCCATGATTCCATTTACAAATGCGTTTGGTGCAGAAGGATCAGCGACAATATCGATTGCTGCCAACATAAAATCTTCTTGTACTTCTTGATAGCCATTTTTTGATTTGAGAGAACCCATACCCCGCGTAGAAACTCCAAGTTGAGCGCCCTCATCAATGAGATTTTTTACAATTTTTCCCATTGGTGTATCTAAAACTTTTGCTCTACCGATTATGTTATTTCCGTCCTCATGTAATTCTTTTACAATGTGTGAAACTCTATCAAGATTAACTGTTGGACCAGATGGGTGGTTCAACTCTCCCAGTGCACGGCCTTTGTCTACATACTCCGAAATATATCTTTTACATTCTTTTATTAAAGTATTTTGCGGATAGATGCGACCGTTTCTATTTTTTACACCACTTTGCATAAAAATACCGTCGATATAATAATTTTTATCGCCGTTTCCCACATTTTCTTTAATATATTTTACGTCTTCAGTTAGTTCTGTTATCAGTTTCATTTGATTTGCTTTGGAAAATGGTTTTTGAAATTTCTTTATATTTTGTCTCTAACTTGTGACCAATTTTTTCATATAAAACTTTTGATGTTTTATCTTTGAATTCAATGGCATTTTCTTCGATTGCTGTTTTTAGCATGTTTCTAATTTCGTTTTTCATATAATTCCTTTTGCTTGTTCAGAAAATTTTAAATGCTCTTTAAAAATTTCTGGAGTATCAAATATTTTTTCTGCCATTTTTTTTCTGTTTTCTGGATTCAAAGATTCAAACAAGTTAATTAAATTTTTGATATCTTTGTTGCTAATATTTATATTCATTCCATTTTTAAACGTATATTTTCCATTTTCAAAATTTTTAACAAAATTTACAAACTCTTGAATGTTTGAATTTGTTTCTGTAACTGATTTGGATAGCAACAATTTTTGTTGAACTTCTTGTTTTGCTTCCTTTAATGATTCATTCAATTTGAATGTGATTGTATCAATCACATTGTGTTTAAAGTATTCTTCATCTTCATGCAGAAGGCCATTTATGCCTCGCTTTAACAGAACTTGACTTATTTCTTTCATTGTTGTTCCTGTTGTTGGTTTGCCTGCATCATTGCTGCCATTTGTTCTTGTCGTATTCTTTCTCTGTCAACTTCCATTTCTTTGTCCATTTTTTTCATTTCTTCTTCGCTTTGTCTCAATACATTTTTTCTGATGTATTCAGTTGAAAAATATTTGCCAATGTAAGGATCAACAAATGAAAGCATCTTCAATCTCTCAGCCAATATTTCAGCTTCTTTTAAATCCCAGAAGTAATTGTCAGTATTAAAAATTACTATAATTTTTGACTTTAAATCGTGCCAGTCATCATCAGTCATAACTCCCTTCAGGAGCAGCTGAACTCTTAGTGTATCTAAAAATAGCTTTGTGAATTGGTGACGAAGTCGTTCAATAAATTTATAAAATTTAATTTCTTCTCGACTTATTTCAGTGCTTCTGCCTAAATTAAATCCAGTAGAATCGGAAGTAAGTCGGCTTATTGGAACGTTGAGAGCGTTTAATAATTTTTTCTTAAAAAATTCTACGTCTTCAATTTGAGACATTGCTTGCCCACCCGGCAAGGTGCTAATTTCAGTTCCTCTTGAACCCTCTCTGCGCGGCAACCAATAGTCTTCCAAAATTGAAAGATGGTTTCTTTCATCGCGAACTTCTCCAGTTGCTTGATTGTAAACCAATTTATTGCGGAATCGGCTCATCATATCCCGCATGTATTGTTCGGCTTTTTGTTTGGGTAATTGACCCACGTCAACGTAAAATACTCTTCTTTCGGGAGCTCTAGCGACCCTATAAACAAGAAGAGCATCTTCCAACTGACGTAACATGTTTAATGGACGAATTGCTTTATGTAAATAACCCAAAACACGTTTGGTATTCAAATCAAGCAAACCGGAAGGAACATAAACAACGCTATCCAAAGATAACTGCAATCCATTTGGACCAGTCATCATGTAAGTCTCTTTATCTGTATTTGTATACTGATAATATTCTTCTATTTCCTTGATAAGAGAAACAGACTGCCCTTCGACTCGTTCCATTTCTTTTTTGATCTTTCTAACTTTTTTAATTTTTAGAGGATCGATGGGAATTATTTCTTTAATACCGTCTGTTGGAAGATCTTTATCAATTACAATATTATAATAAATTTTTGAATCAATATACCATCTTCTAAAAATTTCATATGACTTTGAATTAAAATCCATCAAATGTAAAATATTTTCAAATTCTTTGTATATTTTTACTTTTATATTTTCAGATATTGGTAAATTTGTTAAATCTATTTTAACAGGTTTTCTGTCAATTCCAGAAACAATTGCAGCATTAACTATTTCATCGACAGCATTATCAACTTCTGGATAAACAGACATATTTCTATATTGTATTACCGAAGAATTTTCATCTCTTAAATTTGAAGCATAGTCAAGAGCAGTTCCAAAAAACCCTCCAGCTTCTACAGTAACAGTTCCATCAAATAATTCTGGTGCGGCAAATGCTTGTAATGCTTTTTTTTGTGCATTTTCTTTTTTCTTAGATTCTGCACCAAACTGAAATCCAAAAGCTTCAATTTCCATAATAAAAATATCCTTTAAGTTAATGGCGTCAATCGATCATCATCACCACCAGCAAACAATTCAATATAATCATACACAATGATGACGTTAAAAGTATTTAACAAATTGTTTGAAGACATGTTTAATGCCAAGGGATCAATAGATGTTGGCCAGCAGCCATGCATTCTAAATTGTTTTAGCGGCTCTCCCTGATCATTTATGTTGAGGTGTTTTACAGTCCAGTTGTCGGCTTTGTAAGACTGGGTTGTATTTAAAATAGAAGATTTGTTGGTATTGTGTTCGTTGATTATATTTTGCCATGTGTGAAACATTGACCACAAATTTTTTCCCTGCCCCGTATCATCCAAAATACTAAATGACCACGTAGAATATTGTTTTTCTCCGGGATAATAATATTTTCTTCCAAAATGTGAGTATTCAATCGTAGTTGAAGAGAGCTGTGGTATTTGTGTTGATCTTACGTGAAATTTAGTAAAAGCCCCCCCACCGGGTATTGTTCCTGTGATTTCAAACCTATTGGCCCTTGTTCCACCACTAAAGTTTGTTTTAAATTCATTTAAACTCATAATGAAGCTCCATTATTGATCCCTGAAGTTATTTCCATATGGTCATAAGTCAAAGACACGTTAAAAGCTACAAAATTAGTTTCGCCCATGTTTAAATTTATGTCACCCACAACGTTTGGCCAACATTTAAACAAATTAATTTGTCTTATAGGTGTTCCATTCAAATCAAGTTGTTTAATTGTCCAAGTTGTTTGAAGAGACGCATAAGCATAATCGTTGTTTAACACTTTGTGTGAATAGTGTCCATCCAAAGATTCTTTCCACTTGTTAAAGCACCTCCAAAGACTAGTTGTATCGCCGTCATCATAGACACCAACAATCCATGGTTCGTATGTTCTATCTCCAGCATAAGTTATAGTTCTTCCTCTGTAAGGAATTCCTATAGTATTAATTTTTGCTCTTGGCAAAGAAGCGGATACAATTTTAAATTTTAAATGGTTTGCTGGTGGTGAGATGCCTGTTGGCCAAACAGCTGAAACTTCAAATCTGTTAGGACGACTACCACCATTAAATTGATTTTTAAAATTTACTAGAGAATTGCTCATTATTGTGTAAGATTAACGTCGATGGTAAAGGATTCTACGCCCAGAATTGGTTTAATGATTACTTTAATGTTTAATGTAGCAGAATAATCAGTATTGTTTGAAGAATCGCATATAATTTGCGTAGCATCGGTTTGCAAATACGAATTATATGCTTCAAGAGTGGTTGTTATTTCTGATGTTACTGCTTGGCGAGTTGTGGCAGTGTTGACATCAAAAGAATACTTCAATCCAATATCAGTTATTTTCTTAGTCAAATCAATTTTCATTTTTGCTGGACCAATTCTATCTGAAACTGTTACTGTGGTTCCAGAAGTAGCGCCAACAAGGTCTGAACCCAAAAATCTTGGTGTGTGAACAACAAAGAAGTTTACTCTTGCATTTCTTAGAGTATTTTTAGTGGAGCTAGACCACTCAACAGCCTCATTTATAGTTCCATTGATGGCGATTGCTCTGTCCAAGCCACCAATGGTCAAAAACTGCTCACCACGATCTTTAGCTCTTGCACAGAACCCTGCTATATCAGCAGTGGTGTTTATTCTGTATGTAAATGTACCATTTTCGTAAAGAGAACTAATATTGTAGTTTGAATCAATTGTTGACTGGGTTTTTGTACCGTATATATTAAATATTCTCTTCCCATAATCACCAGCAAGACTTGCACCCGGAGCCAAACTTCCAAAATTTTGCATGGTTTGTGACGCACCTGTTACTCCAGATGTTGCCTGTGTTGGGAAGATTCCTAAAGTATTTGTTTGCGTATCTAGCCATGCAGCCAAAGAAGATTCTGCATTTTTTGCAATAACAACATCAAGATATTTTCCAGTTTGATTCTGATATTCAGAAAGACCAGCAGTTTCTCCGGCCAAGATCAGCGTACCACCGTAAGCCAAATAGTTTATGCAGTGAATAAAATCTAAACCAACTACTGTTGCGCTTACTTCACTACCAATATTTGTAAAAATTGCAGAAGTTGCGCCAGTCAAAGATGAAATCAAACAATTTGTAATTCCAGAAAGCTTATTAAGATCGTTTACCAACTCACCAGGATTTGTGTAAACAATGTATTTGTCGGTAGTAAAACCCTTTGCAGGATTAAAAAAGTTAGTATTTCCTCTTGAATAAATGAGCCAACCAAAAAGACCACCGGGATCCAAAATTACTCCACCGGTGCTACTACCAAAAGAAACTCCCTTGAACGTGGAGCCAGCTAGAATACCAGCTAAAAACTCTGTTCCAATTGTTTGTTTTGTATAATGACTTGGATTTATAAAGGAACTTAGTGATGCCATCGATTATGCCTTTTCTATGTAATATTTAGAAAATTAAGTAGGACGCCACACAACACCATCGCTAACAAAATCTTGATCATCATCAAAATTTTCATTATTTAACATAAACAATGTGTTATCATCTTCTGGTTTTTTTGCTTCTTCGTAATTAAATTTAGCATTTTCAATTAAATCTGCATAATACTCTTGCCTGCAGAGCCAAGCAAAAAAGACAAGAGTCATAACCAAATCATCATTGTGGCCTTCGTCGGCCTTATACGTATTTGATTTTGAAACAAATGTCATCAATTCCTGAATAATTCTTTCATCGTTTACTAAAATTTTATCTTCTTCGATGAGTCTTTTTAAAATGGCACATCCCAATTTTTTGGTTTGAGCTGTAGTTCTTATACCCATTTCACTTTTGCCGCTAGCAAAACCCTGAGATAAAATTTGTCCTTTTCTGCCCATAATTTTTGTCATCAACACGTTTTCATATTCCAAATCATTATAAAGTATAGAAGAAACTTGACCGCCTATGTCATTTGTTTCAACCAATATGTAAGCATTATTATATTTTTCTCCAACTTTTTTTAGTACTGTTGGAAAGTTGAATGGACTTATAGTATTATTTTTATATGTGCATACTACTTTATATGGAGCAGCAGTCCCATCGATAACAGTGAAGGCAGAATAATCAGACCCCTGACCTCTCGACACATCTGCCATTATAAAATAAATTTTATTTTTATCTGGCTGTTCAAAAACTCTTAATCCTTCTTTGTCCTCTTCTAAAAATTCTTCCGATGCAAGAACACTGAGTTTGCTTGAAGATATTAAAGTATTTGATGATCCCAAAAAATTGCAACCATACTCTTGTTCAAATTGGTCTGGGCTGGTGTTTGCAATCTGTTCTTCTGCCCAAATGTCATCTCTTAATTTTGGTGCTCCTGGACTTATTGGCGTTTCTCTCCAGCTGACTTCAACTGGTATAAATTTATTTTTTAACTTGTGGCCATCCGGTCTTTTTGCATCAACCCAAAGTTTATGAAAATGATTCATACCATTTGGAGTTGATACGATGATCAATTTTGTAGTAGTACCAGCAGATATTGTTGGATAGGTTGATGTATAAAATTCTTCGGCCAAGTGGCTTGCCAAGAAGGCATACTCGTCAAGGAGCAGTAAGTTGTAAGAACCTCCACGAATGGCTGTTGAGGACGTTGCATCACACATGACTCTAGAGCCGTTTTCTAGCTTAAAGCTCGTCTTATTCCATTCTACAACTCCCTGTTGTAAAAAATGGGGTAGGTTCTCATATGCTAATTGTAATTTTGAAAAAAGCTCTTCTTTTGCAGTTTTTAATCTGTTTGCTAAAATTGCAACATTTACACTTTGATTAAATGTTATGTAATGGCATATGTAACTGGTTACGCATGTTGATTTTCCACATTGACGTGGCCATTTAGAAATTACAAATCTGTTTTGATCTATTGCGTTTATAAATTTTTTTTGATATGGATATAAATCAAACGGAACTATTCCTCGATCCAATGTTTTTACTTTTACATACTTTTCACAAAAATAAACAGGGTCTTTTGCACATTTTATATATTCTTCTAGTTGCTCTTTTGTATATTGTAATTCGACTCCTGGTAATTTTAAATTTGGGTTATTTCGATAACCCTGTATTTCATTCCCTTTTTTCATCTTGGATCACCTCAGCATCAACAACATCTTTATTGGTGCTTCTTTCTTTGTTCAACAAGTTTTGAAGATCTTTTGTCGAACCAACAAAAACTGAATTGTTTGTTTGTTTTATTTCTACTTTTGAACTAGTAGTATCTTTTGCTTTTTTATGTACATCTAAAACATTATTATTTAAATCTGCCATCGTTTTGAGTAATATGGCAACCACCTCAAATGCCCTTGGGCTATCGGATTCGGTTGCAACTTTTAGTGCACTTTCAAGAGCAACACTACCCGTTCCAATTAAATTTTTTAAATTTTCTTGAACCAATTTATAATCTTTATCAAAATTTCCAGAATCAAATGTGCCACCCTGTATGGGTTTTTCTGAGGCTGGTAGTTTTGTTTCTGGTATAGAAAAAAATTGTGCTAAATTTTTATTAATATGCATCACTTATTCCAAAAGAATTACCATCTCCGCCAAGCCCTTCTATATTTGCTGCCATGCTTCCCAAAGTTGTTGTCGGAACTGTTTTTCCAAAAATATATGCTTTTGCAACAAAACTAAAAGAGGAGATATTTATTCTTCTTGTAGAAAAATCACCATCAAATCTTTCACTTAAATTATTTGGACCCATGACAATAGGAACAATAACATCTTTATTTACATCGCTATAATCTAGTTTTATAATATGATCAGGTACAAAGTATGGCATTATTTGTTCTACAATTTGCATTGTATCGTCAGTGTGCCGAGTATATATGTATAAATTAAAATTTAAGTTTACGGGTATTTCGTTTGCTATTGAATAACCGCTTGGCTGGCAATTTCCAGCTGGACCTGTAGTTGGACTATACTGCGTAAGTCTTCCTTTTTTTCTTGAGGGGTCTGGAACGATTCCACTCATTATATAACTCATTCTGGGCAGCTGATTCTCTATTCTTGTTCCTTCGCTTATAGAAGACGGGTTTAAATATCTTTGTATAAATTTTTCTTGAGATGCATAAGCAAGTGGAACCTTTATTTCTTTAAAAGATCCATCACTTTCTGAGTGTCTTACACTAATATTATTAAATAGAGTTCCAAAAGCAACTACTATTTTTTTTAAATTTTGGTTATATATGTAACTAAACATTTATTTTTCCGTTTAATCGAAAGGATTATTGATATCAAAGTTTATTTCTTCTGCTTTTTGATCTAGCACATCATTTATACCAGCAGTAGTTCCTAAAATATTATTTTTAGGGATAATATAATTTTTAATACCATAATATTGTATATCAGAATCATTTGTGCTGGATATAATATACGCCGAAGCTCCTGTATAACTAAAACTTCCAGTTATTCCTGTAATTTTGATAACATTATTGTTTACTTGCTCTATAATACCTTCAGCCAATGTGATTTGATTATCGACTATAAGTGATCTTTGTGTTATTCCTTGAGCGTAAAAAGGAGTATTATTTGGTAGCTGTGAAGTAATACCTGGGAAAGGATTTAAAGTTACACCATCAAAATAAATTGTTGGTATTCTTATTGGTGGTTCGTTCGGTATTTTTTGTGGGGTTAAAGACGGCAGAGCTTCACTTATTGGTGTTGATCTTACATCTATATCAATTTTTACAATAAGCTCTTCTTTTGGAACACCCTTGGATTCCATAAAATTATTTAAAAATGCCACTGCCTCATCTGGCATTTCTATGAACGAATGATATCCGTTAGAGAATATATGATTGGTGAATGTAGTCCACGGTGGAGCAAGCATAATTGTTGGCTGGTGTGTTACACCAGATATCACATTATAGTAAGCGGTATGCCCCAAACCCTGAATAAAAAATGGACTTCCGCTATCTCCGACAAAAGCCTCATATCCGCATTGATGTGGTTCTATGTCGCTTCTTGCTGGCATTACTGTCTCTAACAGGTAGTATGTTATTCCAGAAGTAATGCCCGTTATAGGTTCAGCATTACCGGCAAAGAAATATTCATCATTTGTTTCTTTAACTTTTAATGATCTGGTAGATACAAGCCTTTCCTGTCCGTCTATTCCCCACACTCTTCTTCCTATATGTTTTTGATAATTTACAGTACCATAATTTTCTGAAACTAATGGATAAAAATTTTTGTAAACAGCTACGGGAAAATCAATTGTTTTTCTTCCAGTAAAATTTTTAAATTTTGCCCATTTATTATAAATTGCTATTTTTGATAATTCGTCATTTTTTAAGGGCTGATCTAATTCATATAGGTACAAATCATACGGGTGATAAGGCAAACCAAAAATATCTGGAGGAAGTGGAATCAACCCAGCTTCGCTGTTTACTTGTGTCAAATCTCTGCTTATAATAGAATTATCATGCAGCATCCATTTTACATTATTAACTTGTAAGTTAGGTCCTGCATAATGAGCACAGGCCAGAGCAAATTTTCTATTAATTAATATAAAACACCAATACCCAGAGTTGTGTGTATTGACATCTACTCTGTAGGGATCTATTATATTCGCCCCATACGAAAGTGGGAATGCGTCATAAAAAGGCAAGTAATCCGCACCCAATCGCCGTGGCCGCATAGAACAACCACTAAAATCAATTTTATTATAACTGTCGTGAACTAAAAGATTATTTAGGGGATCTCTGTATTCTAACCAAGTGGTATCATTTTTTGCAATTGGCCATATTTCTGTATAATATGGCCTGGGTTCTAATGCAGAAGATTTATATTTAAATCTATCATGTAGTTTTTCTGTATATCCACTTTCAAAAGTAAGTCTTGCAGGGGAAGGAACTGATTTTGGTTGTGATTCGTATTTATCAAATGTGTTTAAATGTTTTTTTGCTATTGCTACCGCTTCCCGGGTTTTGGGGATGCTAAAGCCTGGACCGGCAACATCATCCCATCCAAGATTATTAAAATTGTACAAAGCTATTGTAGAATTTTTACCACAAATAATTTTTTTTACATTTTCTCCGTATGTTACTGGATATGCATACCAGTGTGAATGCCAAGTTCCTTGCTCTCTGGTTAATGAATACTGATTATCTGAAATAGTTCTCCATAAGGTTCCGCCTTTTTCTGGTGGAGATACAGGAGTATCTAATTGATTATATGTGTTTCCACCCCAACAAATTACATTCTTGTTTTTAGTCAACAATACAGTGTGGTCCATACCACCAGATATTTGAAACCCCCCCGTACCAACTGTCTCGGGCACAGTGCACTGACCAGATGCAGTCAAGCCCCAGCAGACAACAGTTCCATCCGTTTTTACTGCCATGCTATGGTAATACCCGCTACCTATACTAGCTACACCACTAAGTCCAGCCGGAACAGAACATTGTGAATGTGTGTTTCCACCCCAACAAACAACGGTTCCATTTTCCTTGAGAGCAACAGTGTGGTCTAAACCACATGCCAGTTGTATAACTTTACTTTCCAAAGCCATTCCGTTTTCTTCAGCACTGTCTAAATCCAATCCCGCTGGAATGTTAATTCTTCCATTTGCAGTGGAACCCCACGCAATTATTCTTCCATTTTCAAATAAGGCGATTGAGTGACTTGCTCCAGCAACAATTTGTTTTAAATTTCCAGTGTAAAGTGCACCAACTGGTACATTGCATTGTCCCGATTCATTGGCACCCCAAGCGTACAGTGTATACCCGTAACCCATTAAAAAATGGTTTTTTCCTGCGGCTATTAAATTATATTTTTCTTCGCTTGTTATTAATGGCAAACCACCAGTTCCGCCACTTGTTTCTAAACATATATTTGGATCCATTGCCCACGTATATTGTCTGAACACACCCTGTGATATTGGTGTATACAATTGCTCGACTGAAAAACTGGATCCAAAACTATTATAAAGCGTGTAATATTTTGAAACAAATTCGGGGATAGGTGCCCCGCCAGTCATTCCTTCTTTGTTTACAAATACAATCGCCGCACATCTACCAGTTTTTATACAGGAACTTTGGTTCAATTCAGTAGTACACAATGGTTCGTTATACTGATCGACAAAGCCAGTAACATAAGCCCATTCAAAAATTTGAGGCGAACCGCCTCCTCCCGTCGAATCAAAAGAATCTATATTTCTTATACCTATCCCAAAACCACTATTTTCGCCCATTACAAAAGATTTTATGTCAAGTTGTTCATAGCGTGGAAAAATTGCTGGCTCTAAAGAGGTATTTGTAAAATTGACACCCAACACGTTTACAGAACCTTGGGGATTATTAATTTCTTCTAGCACATAGTGATTTCCAAAAGAAAAATCTTTTGTTGCATTATTTTTTCCAAAATCACCCCAAGCCATGAATGTTGTAAATTCATTACCCGGGTATCCACCAGTTATACCATAATTTCTATAAAATACTGCCATTCGTTAATCTCCGAAAGTAAAGGTTGAGTAAGGGAATACACCATCAGGGAGAGTTTGCATGGTTATACTATAACCAACCTCAAATTGACCACTACCATTACTTAGCACAAATTGCGAATCGTCTTGTGACTGCTTATAAACGATATCAATATTATTATTTTTAGTATTGATTTTTTCGTAGCTGTATGTAAATAGTTCTGCAGTTATGACGTATGAATACAATTTTCCAAGGGGATATAGTGGATTTTCATGTTCGACAAAATTTATTTCAAATAAAGATTTGGAAAGAGGAAAGTATATCAAATCCCCTTCTCTTGGCCTAGTTAATGTAACGTCATAATTTGATATTTGCTGCTTAAATCTTCGTCGTGCTAAAAGTAAATTTATTTTGTCTTTAATTTCAACACCAAATTGTGTTATTATATCCGTTCCCTCAAAACCTTTATAAGATAAAATATACATTTCAACTGTATAAGTTTTTTCAAAAGAAGAAGCGGGATCTTCTCCAAAAATTTTATCAATGTTGAAATATTTTCTAGGAATATAAAGGCAATCCTGACCAGTTGCTTTTATCAATTCAACAGTGATATCCTCTACCAAATCTTGTTCGGAGTGTCTTTTTGTTAGATTTAGGTATGGATTTGTCGCCATTTATTATCCTATTAAGGGATCAACCGGTAGCTCTTGTGTTTTCAAGAGTGTTGCTTCTATTTCAGCAAGTTCTCTTACTGCATCCGACATCATTGCACCGGCATTTAACTGGGCTCCACCCGGCAAAGGAATTCCAGAAAACTTCATCAAATTTTGAGCCCACTGTTTTTTAAGAATAGCAGAAAAATATAATTTAAAGACACGATCATTCCATATGTTTGGGTATTTTTCTGGATCTATTTTAACATATGTTTCTAAAAGAATATATTTTGTGCTAGAAAGTTTTGTATAGTCTGTTTCTAAGAAAAGCCTATTTGTTGTTTTGGTGTAAGTATAAGACATTGGATAATTAAAAATATTATCAACGTTGTTTATATAAGACATGGCTTCTATGTAAGAAGCCAGCGGTGCCATTGGATAACCAGTTTGATTAAAGTATATTCCAAAAAAATCAAATAAAGTCATCTGATATCTTAAATCAAACATGTAGTCCCCAATAGGATGGCTGGGTGCATATACTTTGCTAACAGTTCTTATGTCTTGCGCTCTTGGCCAATAGCCAGTAGATCCGTCTGCAAACGTTCTTAACTGAGCACCAATTGCATCACCAAACGTAGAGACATCGAAAAATTTTTGAGCAATTTCTTGATTTGATACTTGGTGTGCAAACAAGGCTCTTTGATTAAAATCAAAATGCCTGTCGTACATATATTCTAGGGCTTCGTCCAAACGATCTTCAATTTGTTGGCTATCTACGTTTACCTGTATAACGGGATGCCCCAAATGTCTTAAGGTATAGTCAATAAATTCTTGTCGGTTTGCAATGGCCATAGAAATATTTATGAAATTTGTATGACCTGTTTACCTATTAAGTTTGGTTAGCTGCACCGTTGATTGTGACTTCTACAAAATTTAACTCTTCTTCTGGCATTTTTTCTATCAGCGTTTTTCTTTCAGAAACTACATTTGGATCGTAGTTTGTAAATCCAGGCATTTGAAGAGGACAATTTAATTTGGGATAATCCAATTTAGAATAATTTTGATTATTTTTTAGTAACCATGTATGAGGGAAATCACCGCACCCACACTTACCACAATAATGCATTTCACCATATTGGCTTTTTTTTAAAAATTCACAGGCCGAAATTTCTTTGTGCCCAAAACAAGAAACGGCCCTTAATTTTTTTGTTAATAAATCTGCTTTTGTATTATTTAATCCCCTAGAAGCTACAGACATAGCCAAAGACACAATTTTATCTAACATTATTATACGCTCCTATAAACTATTACACTTCCTGCTGAAAATACGTATTCTCTTAAAAATGAATCGAAAGACAATAAATTATAATATTCAGAAGAATCTACTTCTATTGTTATAAATCCAGGAGAACTTGTGTGAACAAAGACATCAGTTACCGATATGCCAAGCAACGTTACCAACAAATACTTTATAGAATCTTCTGTTCCTTTTTTGTTTGTAAACTCTTCTTTTGCTTTTAAAGCAAATTTTCTTATATTTTTACGTATGGATGCTAGAGGCTCTTGTGAAAAATCTGCATTAGGAAAATAATATTCAGCAACAGCCTCTAAAAAAATAGAATTACAGTAAATTGGTACTCTTAAGTTTTCCCACTCCAATTGTGCGCCGTATCCTTGATCGATACTTAAAAGCCATCTTAAATAATTTTTTATAATAGGAACTACCAAAACGTCACTGGGATTTGTTTCATATTTTTTTATTATCCAATTTGGAAAAAGAGATTCGATTGTAAGATCATCTCCTAAAAATTTAAATCCTTCCACGTTATAAAATTCCGAAGCATACAAAGTTTTGGCCTTTTCGACCATTTTTTCAATTTTATAACTTTCAGTTACTGGAATGTTATTGAATAATAATATCATAAGCTATAAGTTATTTTTATGCCAGCTGGGGCTTTATCAGCTAAATATGCCATAAGGGATGTTTGACCACTGACGCTTAATCCAGTAACATATATCTTTACTTCTCCGGGCAAACCGCTTGTCACTGTTATTTTTGTAAGGTCATCCGTGCCAGATATATTTGATGCTAAAATTGCATTTTTATAATCATTTATCGTAACACATCTTTCATAACCAGTTACTTTAAAATTTAATCTATTTTTTGCTTGTTTGAGGTCTAAAAGATCGTAACCTCCAGCTGGAGAGTCGGTAGTCCCAAAACTAATGTCTGATCTCGCATTTATAACAGCGCTATTGCCAATACTCCCATTTGACTGTATTCCGGTCACCGTTACTCTATATCTTGTAGTGATGTCCATTGCTGTGGGCAAATTGGTTGTAACTACATACCCAAGATTGCTGTTTTTGATTACATAATGTTTATTATTTGTTGTTGTTACTTTTGAAATGTTTGTAACTTCTGTCCACAATTCAGTTGTATTTGTATACGTATCAGTAACAGTAAAAGTTACTGTTTCTGGATCTATAGTATAAGGTATTTCAATTGATTTGGTGTTATAGTCATACTCATTATATGAATACACTAAACCAGAATAAAGGGATTCGGTGACACTCGTATTTGGCAAAATTTTATTTTTATTGAAAAAATAAATTTCAGAACCTTTAGTCGTAGTGGCTGTAAAAGTTGAATAAGCTTCTAACGTAATACCACCAGTAGTGATTGTTCTTGTTGTTTTTGCTGTTTTTGTTGGTTCAAGCAATACCTGAGAATTTGATGCAATACCCAGCAAGCCATTCAAATTTGTGCACGTTGAAGCAAATGTGTTCAGATAGCCATATTGTGCATAAACTCCATTGTAAGCGGTCGCAGTGGCAAGTATGTTTATCAACATGCTTATAGCACTAGCAGGATTATCATAATCTAGATCAGAAATATCATCTTGTTTTTTAAAAAAAGATATTAATGAAGATTTTATATTATTAAAATCAAGAGAAGCTACATTTAATTTTTTAAGATCATAAGCCATTATATTTCTACCTCGACAAAACAAGACGATTTGTTTTGATTGTGAATTTTAGTCATTGTAGTATAGTCAACTTTAAATTCAATGTTTGAATCAGTAAAAGATAAAATATTTACACTAACATTTGTCAAATAGTATATTTGTGAATGTATATCTGCAGCCAACTTTATTTGAACAACTCCAGCATCTATTTTACCACCAAATATATAATTAAAATAATCTGATCCTAAATTTTTATCACCAGGCAATTCTCCTTTTTGAGTCTTTGCAACTTGCTCTACATATTGGCTAATTGCATTAAAACCAGTAACAAACCCCACATCTTTTTTTGATGATGGTGTATTCAATTTTTTAAGTGTAATTTCAAAATCTTTAATAGCCATCAAAATATTTATATCAAATATATGTTGCGCCCAAATCACCTATTTGGGATAGAGAAAGCGAAGCTTCGTGGCTTGTTGGTGTTGCTACGTGTTTTATTCCTACAATATAATAATATCCATTCGTATAAGAATCGGTTTCTGCATAAGGATAACCGCTGGCCGCATTTACATTTAAGTAAACAAGTTGTCCCAATTTTAAACTAAAATCACCAGCAACAGTAACATCAATTTTCTTTGCATATTTTAAAGCATCTAAAAATTCTGCTCTATCAACTGGAGTTTGCTTTGGTGTGTTCCAAAATGTTGCATTATTGAGTCTTAATTTTGCGTATGCTTCAAACATAGGACGTATTTCTGGGCAAGCGCAGCTATAGTCAGCACCGGGGGACCCCCATATACAACCTTGCCAATCGCCTCCGAGTTTATCCGTTATTTGCACACATTCTACGGAGTTATCATCAAAGTATGAGTCAACTCCATCTTCATAACTTATTAAATCTGGTGTTTCTGGAACAGTGGTTGCCCCTTTCCATAGTGTATAACTTTCTGTTGTTGCTCCAGTCGGGCCAGCAGAGCCACTCGGTCCACTTGCACCAGTTGGTCCAGTTGTTTTTAAAAAACCCAAATCTTTTGCTATATTTTTTATTGTTGGAAATTTTTCAAAACATTTATCTAAACTTTCAGGTATAGAAGTTGCACCACGATTTAAAAATGCATTGGCACACTCATAAGTTCCCTTGGAAGTTACTGGATAGAAAGCTTCTTGAGAATAATTTGTACCATACGTTTTAATTTGTTTTGGTTCAGCTTTTTTTGCCATTTTATTCTCTCTTATAATACAGGCCCACCACCGCCGGGCTCCTCTCCGCCACCTTCGGGACCAGTGCTTCCAGTCCCCCCAGTCCCCCCAGTACCACCCGTACTTCCTGTTGTTCCAGTCGTTTCGCAGCAACCATCTACAACATTTTCGACTGTGAAGTAGTATACATAATTTTCTCCATCAGAGTGTTTACAGAGCCTCACAATGTGAAATATATTTTCTGCTGGGAGCAGATTTGCAGTTTTTGCTCCCACTGGTCTAAAATAAAAATTATCTGGTAAACAAGAGTCTACCCAACCCGGAGGAAGATAAGTTCCGGTGATCCCACGTTCATTTAAATTAATTGCCCAACTTTCATCTTGGGTTGCAGATGATTGAAGACCACTATCCAGTGCCCATTTTTCTATTTGATGGTAATAAGTCCCCCCGGTACTTCCAGTTGGTCCAGCTGGTGCTCCAACTATAGGAGGACCCTGACCAGTAGATCCTGTGGTGCCCGTTACACCCGGATCATAAACCAATTTTGACCATTTATATCTGTATTTTTTTGCGTTAGCCTTTGTTCCGCTTACTGGTGTCACATTATCAATTTCATATCTTTGCAATAGGGCAAAGAAACAATCTTCCCGATTTCCCATACAACACAATGAATACATTATAAAATTTTGAAGCTCTATATCTCTAATTTTTTGCAATCTATCTTTTGAACCTTTTATTTTAGATTTAAAAGCCTCATATCGTATATCCAATACTTTTGATAAGTTTGTTGCTGCTGTGCTGGATGAACCATCTGGATAATTTGGATGGACTTCAGTCATATCAAACATATTTTTCCACATATCTGCCGTATCCACATAAGGCATTATTCCAGTAAGTCCCATCAAAGGAAGCCCTGCGTAAGGTGCGTCTAGACCGAATTGATTACTTATGTGATTTAAATAATTTTCAGAGTTTACAGCATCTAAGTCTGTATAAAATCCCCAGTGGGAATCATAAACCAATTGATCTGCTCCAGGTATGCCTTGTGTAGCTCCACCACTTGCAACCAATTCAATATTATATTTTTCTCCTTCATCTTGGAACTGAAAGGCCAAGGCTTTTATTGCATAAGATTCGTCAGCTCCCGTACCCGTTGGTTTTAAATCTAAAAACTTAGGAGTTTTTTTGATGTAATAATAATTTTTAGAAATGTATTGAAACCCAGGATTACTTAATACGGCATATGCTTTTCTATAAAATTTATCATCAGATAAACGACGAACTACATCATCGCCATCATATACGCCTATTCTTCCGTAATTTGAATCAATTGTGGAAAATGAAGGATCGTCCGCAGGAATTCTGTGAAAATATTTAAAATTAATTTTTGACTGCAAATCGGTCCAAAATAAAAAATTAGGTTTTTTATTTACTAAATCTACAGCATACGTAGAAAGATAGTTTAAATACTGTATTGGGTTATCTGAAGGAAGGTTTTCTCTAGTCCCAATAGCATTTAAGGGTTTGTATAACACAAAATTTGATGTTTTATCTACAGTTCCTAACCCACCAACAGATCCAAAACTTTTTTGACTTATTTCTTCTACAAATTTATCAATAATTTCAATTACAGGTTTTTTATAACCCAAATCTTCAATTAAAGATGTATTTTGAGCTGTTTTATATATTTCAGTAGAAAAATATATTCCAACAAAATTTTCTTCCGTATCCGATGATGCATTATTCAAATAACTGGCTGAAGTTATTACAAACTTATAATCTGGTTGCGGAGTATCAAACAAAGATACAACTATTTTTGTTATTTCAAATTGCAATATTCTACTAAGAATGTCTTTTCTATCTTGAACAATAAGAACACCATTTGGAAAAACATCATTAATGTTTTCCACCATTTCTATTCTTTCAAATAAACATTCTGTATTGGATTTTGTTATATCGACAGATTCACTCCCATCATCATTTGTTAAAAATATTCCGCTAATATTGGAATATGCTGGATTAAAATTTGGTCTGGAAGTATTAGGCATATTAAATATATTTTGCTGTTACAAATAGGCTTTTAATTCTTCCCGTTACTGACTTATCAAATGCTTTTATTTCTTTTGAAGAACTGTTAAGATAATCTTCTAAAGTTGCAATATCTGATGATGATGTATTGCCAGATCCAATAAGAACTGGTTCTAGGGATGCAGCATCAAATCCTTTTGGTGGTGCATTGCCAGTCAATTTTGTTTGATTTACATATTTTCCGGTAGTTGAATTAAAAAGAGTTAATGTTCTAGATGTAGACGGTACGATAGAACTTGAATATAGTAATTTTTGAATACCATAAGATCCCCCATCATTTGGATATATTACCACATAAGAACCGCCCGTGGTCCCTTCTGTTAATATAGTACCATTTTTTTGTTTTTTGGTTATCATGGAGTCGCTTGAATAAAATTCATCTTCAATTAGTGTAAATGCTCCCTCTATGTTAAAATTTCCAACTGAGGAAAACGATGCTGAATTTCCGCTGTTTGCTGTATACTGTAAAATTATACTACCTTTGGGAAATACATAACTAGTTGTTCCCGATAAATCACCCGCAAATCCTACACTAAATTTACCAGCTTCATTTTTTTTAAAAACCGTTGCATTTGGTGGTGATATTTTAAACGGATTTATTTTATTATTTGCTAAAACAAAAAGCCAAAATGAATCTGGATTATCATATATTCTGTTAGATGCCTCTACTAAGGTAGTTCTGTCATCCAGTTCCACATTAGTTTTTTCAAAAGTAATATTATACGGATCAATATAAGTAAAAAAATCAGAAATAGAAAATGATCCTATGGTAGATTCAAAAGAAATTTTTGGTAAATTATCATAGTATTTCATTTTTTACACTCTAAAATTATTGATTCATCGCAGAAATTTCAGACTTAGAATATACGCCACCGGAACCATAACTGTCTGCGCCTCCTGGAACGTAGGTGCCAGTTTCAAATTCGGTAAACTGCAAACCCAGTAACGTCACAGATGACGTGCCGTTAGGTAAATATCTGACAACCGGATCTGCATTATCATTTCTTTTTACCATGACAGTATTTAGAACACATACTAGGGGTTCACCCAACCAGTCTGCGGTAAGATCATCTTCATTACCAAATCCAACTGCGCCATTTCCTTTTGTAATTTTTAAAGACCATAAACTTTGTGGATATGATCTTTCTGGTAAATTTGAAGCAAGAACCGGATATGAAGACTTTCTAAAAGAACCAACAATCTGTTCCACAGCCTCTGCCTCATCAGAGTTTTTTGGAACAAAGATGTATTGGAAAAAATACTGTTTTCTTGCTTCCGAAATCATAGACATTTCAGCTATATTGCTGAATCTTCTATAGGTTGATGTGGCAAAAACTCTTTCATAGTAAGACATAGCCGGAGCAGCCATTCTTTCAAGCTGTCTGAGAATACCACCACTCCCAGCATTTGCTATACCAGCCTTTGTTAGGATCGGACCTACGGGGTTGCTGTTGCTTTCGCCAAATTCGTGTTGGGCAACATAACCCGGTTCTTTTGCCAACGGCAATTTTATGTGGTTAAATGCTCTAGAAATTATGTTCCAGCGAGTTCTCTGAGTATTAATCAATGAATAGTCGGCAGCAAAAAAGTTTAACCACAGTGGTTGTTCTGAAGCATAATTGCCTAAAGGGTATTGAAAGAAAGCCATTTTAAATATTTAGATAAATAACCTAAATATTTTGATGGCATATAAAACAAAATATAAACCCATAAATAGGGAAAAATATGTGGGTGATATAGAAACCATTACATGCCGTTCACTTTGGGAACGCTCTGTATGCAAGTTTCTGGATGAAAATGAAAACATATTAAAATGGTCTTCTGAAGAATTGGCAATTCCATATGTCAACCCATTTGATAAAAAAATTCATAACTACTATCCAGATTTTTTAATACAATTCAAAGAAAAAAATAATTTAAAAAATTGGATAGTGGAAATAAAACCCAAAAAACAAACGCTTCTAAAAGAAAATGCATCTAAAAAAGAAAAAATTACTTGGCTAATAAATCAAGCAAAATGGAAGGCAGCTGAAGCTTATTGTTTGAAACATAATTTTGAATTCAAACTCCTAACCGAAAAAGAGATATTTTCTAATGGCTAATCCACAAAATTCAATATTTGAAATAAAAAACTTTTTTCAACGGCACAGCGGTTTACAGAGAGATAATAGGTATACTGTAAGCTTTAGCGGATTGCCAACGGGCGTTCCTGCTTGGGGTGAAGAAGATTTGTATTCAATATCCACTGCTGCAGGTGCAAGAGGAATTGATGCAATTGCAGACAATCTGGCAGGCTATGGGCCAGGAAGAATTGTGCCGAGATCACAAAAATTTGTTGGTGGTATATTATTGACTTTTCCTGTAACAAATGATAATTTTATAACTGATTTTTTTCACATATGGTTTAACAAAATTTATTCTGGTGGCAATACAAATTCTTCCTTCAATGCACCATATGTTGTGCAATACTATGACGATATAGTAAGAAATGTTAAAATGCGATTAAAAATTTTAAATCCAAATGGGGAAGTAAATAGAATAATAACATTCAATGAAGTTTTTCCAATAGAATGTATGCCGTTTGAATTTAATATGATGCAAGCAAATGAATATTTAAAATATCAAGTTTTAATGAATTATCGCGATTTTACAGTTGGAAATTAATATGGAAATTTTAAAACAAATAAACTCATTTTTACCAAAATATAAAACTACCTTGCCTTTTTGTAAAAAAGAAGTAATTTTTGTGCCTTTTAGAGTAAAAGATGCAAAAAATATAGCTACAATTTTACAAGAACAAAACAGACATCTTGCTTTTATAGCAATGATTGATATTGTTAAAAGGAACTGCGAAAATATAAATCCAAATGATTTGTGTCTAGCGGACGCAGAATATCTTTTTTTACAAATAAGATCAAAGAGTGTTGATGAAACTTTAAATCTTATTTACAATAAAGAAAAAATTCAAGTTAACATATCCGAGATAAAACCAATAAATGAAATACAAGAACAACAAATAAACATAGGAAACGACATTTCTATTGTTGTAAAAACACCAACTATAAAAAATTTGTTAAAATTAAAAAATACAGAAAAAGAAGATTTTATAAAAGCATCAATTAAGAATGTAATATTAAAAAATGAAATATACGATTGTTCAAAGTTTGTGCCAGAAGAATTAAAAGAAATACTAGCAAATCTCCCCCTATCGATTATAACAAAATTGGATGATTTTTTGAAAAAAGAACCACAGTTAAAATTGGAAGTTAATACATCGGAGGGAAAAAAGGAGGCATCTGGATTACTAAATTTTTTTACTTATCGGTAAAGTTTTTTGATCTAGCTGATTATTTTTCTACAAACTTTACCATGATGTACAAATATAATTGGTCGTTGAATGAAATAGAATCTATGTGCCCATGGGAAAGAGAAATTTACTTAAACTTAATAGTAACAAACGAAGAAAAAAAGAAACAGTATGAAATGGAACAAGCAATGTTAAGAGGAGGTATGCCCAATGGATGAAGAAAATATATCAATGGATTTTGAGGCAGAAAAACAACTGATGTCTCCTATAATCCAATTCAATGAATCCGATGAGGTTGAAGCTCTTCAAAATCCAATGTTTGAAACTCCATTACCAGAACCAATCTTGATAAAAAGTAATGATATTGAGTTAAATTCAGAGCCTATTATAAATTCTTTTTCAGATCAAAATCAAACAGCACAAAATAGTCTATTACCAGAACCAGAATTTATTGCAGAAACAATGCAGATACAGCTGCCTGAAGCAGAGTACATAGTTCCAACCAAAACAACAGATTCATTTTCAACGCAACAGGTTCAGTCACAGTTTTCTAAAACTATGCAGTCTTCGACAGTAAATAACGATCTGGATATTGTTTACCAAAAAACCAAAACGCTAGAAGCGGAGATAATTGATATCCAAAATGCAAATATCAAAGATGGTTGGTTGCAAACAAATGAAAAGGATAGGTTCGAAGAAAGGCCAACAGTAGAACCCAATAATCTTGTTTTTGAACAAAGAAAAATGAGGATGTCAACTTTGCCCGAATGGGCATAAAAAAAGCCCCTTTCGGGGCTTTTTCAATCTTTATCCATTTCTGAGAAATACTGCAGTGGATCTTTATCCTCTACATCCTCAACAACAGAAGTTTCCTCAACATCATCTTCAATGCTCTTGCTTTCGGTAAATTGTGCACGAATGTCGTCCCCAACAGACTTCTTGAAACGAGCATTGAGTTCGTCAAAACTCTTAAACTGACTCTTATCAACAAAGGGCTTGAGGGGATATTGCTTCTTCCAAATTTCCTCAAGTTTTTTATCATCCCCACCAAATAGAGGTGCTGGAGAAGAAAATTCGCTGCGGTCGTAATTTACATAACCACCAACATTTCGAATTTTAATTTTAAAATCTGCCCCAGACCAAAAATTAAATGGATCCACGGCGACTTCGTCCTGAAACTCTGGATGCGCTAGGCTTTGAATTTTTTGAAAGATTTTTGTTCCGTATTGATAAAGAAAAACTTTTCCCTTGTTTTCCGGATTTGCTGGGTCTTCGATGACCAAGATATTTGAAATATAGGTTAGCTTGCGCTTACGTTGACGTGCAACGTTTTTATCATCTTCAATTCCACTATTCCAAAGTTCAGTATTTGCCGAACAGACCGGACATTTTTCACCAATAGTGGTAGGACAATTTTCATAAAACCATCCACCCTTACCTTTAAATGTGTGGCTATAGACGGCGACAAACGGACTATCTTCTCCGGCAATTTCAGGAAGAAAACGGATAACAGCATATCCATTTCCAGCCTTATCAATACCTGGCTTCCACAGCCTCTCGTCTTTATACCCCTCTTTAGAGGTCATCTTATCAAGACGCTCGGTGAGTGCTGCGACTGAATTCTTACTCTTCTTTTTAAAATCTGAAAAATTTCCCATGTGTTTCTTTCCCCAAGGAACTACCTTGGCCTTTGTTAAAGTATTATAGTAGCAATCATTCAAAAGGCAAACGTTTTATTTTTCTTTTTTTGATAAAGTGCAAAGTTATTGCTTCTGCTTCAATTTTTTCTATTAACGGCTTGGTTAGCAATTTTCCAGCAGCATTCGGTTCAATATTCATCTCTTCTGCAAGTTCTAAAACACAATCCATAAAAGGTAGTTTTGTAGATTTTACTCTCTCTATTACCTTAGTAGAAAATTTTTCTTTTGCAGAATCATCTATGTACATGCTATATTGTATCCCATAATCCCCAAAAAGCAATAATAAAAAGTATCTAAATATTCTAGAACTATTTAGAGGATAAAATGCCATCAGACAATGACCCCAATCTTGTTATAGAAACATCAGGTTTTACAGCCGCAGTTGCTACAGATTCTGTAATTTTTTCAGGAACTACTGCTCATTTTCAATTAATTAAACTTGCATATGGTGTAACTGGCTCTGCAACTGTTGTTTCATCCTCCAACCCACTTCCCGTAAGCGTTGCTGCTGGTATGACAGCCACCATATCCGGCTTCACTGGAACGCTGGCTGTAGAAGGTGTGATCGGTGGTGAACCCCTTCCAGTAACTGGAACTGTAATAGCAACTGGCGTTACAGCTTCTCCACTTTATGTGTCTCATGTCTCTGGTTCTCCAGTTGAAGTTACTGGTGGCAGACAATTATCAAAAACAACAGACGCTATCTCTGTATTTGGTCCAGCTGGAAACACATGGATTTACACCAATTTGGTAAATTCATCAGGTACACAACTCGGAAATACAGCAAATCCGTTGATTGTCCAATTGAGTGGCGCAACAATAAGTGCAACTTTAAGCTCTACCGTTGGAGTCACAAATGATAGCGCAACCAGCGGCTTAAGAGTTCAAGGTCTTTCGGGTGGAACCTCTTTAGCGGTTACTGTTGGCAACACAGTTGGAATAAATGATACGGCAATTTTAAGCTCTTTGAGTGGAATTTCTGCACAACTCAATACATTAAATACCAATCTTTCAACTTTGGGAATTTCAGTCCCATCTACATTTAAAACCGGAAGAGTGAGTGTAACTTCATCTGCTGTTATTCAAATGGATTCTGTAGGATTTACTTGCGAAAATGGGGTAACTGTGAAGTCTATAAATGCAAATACTAATTTAGTGTATATGGGAAATACATCTGGATTGGTTGGAAGCTCTTTTGGTTACTCTCTATATGAAGGTGATGAAATTTTCTTAAAATTAAATAATACAAATAAAGTTTATTTAATATCTTCATCCGGAACACAAATTGTAACATACGCAGCATCATAAAATGGGATCGTCTTCTTTAAATCAAGTAAGAACCTTATCAAATTATGGTTTTTATGTATCTGGAAATACTGTAGACCCAATTTTTTCTTTAGGAAAAATTGACACTAAACCAAATGTATCTATCCAAGGATCGTGTTTGTATATTGATTATACACACACAACAAACATGTCAGATCTTGTTTACCTTGTTAAAACTTTTAAATCATTTACAGCTGGAGTCACATTTTATGTGCCCCCAGTTCAATATTATGATGGATATAACAATATTCAAACTACAATTGGTGGTACTGCCTATTTTACAAAACTTATAGGCGGAAATAAAATTATACTTGGAAACATTATTAGTGGATTTACTTCACCTACAAATTACACATTTTTTGATAAACAAAATTTTATTAAAAATATAGAATATAATTTTTCATCGACACAATCTTTGACTGGATACTTTTTAGTAAATTCCATACCGGGAACCAGCTCAACAAAATTTAAAAATTTAGGTATAATAGGTAGCAGATTTGGATTCGAAGAATACTTGTCCTTTGAGAGTGGTGGTACTGCTGAAAATTTAGAAAGAATACCAATTGATTGTTATGCTGAATTTAAAGATGGAAGAGAGGCAATATATTTTGAAACAGGGGGCACTGCTCAAAATTTAATTGAAACATTTTCTCAAATTGGGTTATATATTAGAGGGGACCCAGATTTAATTACAGCACCAAAATCTTCCACCATTCCTGTTGTATTAATAGTAAAAACAACGTCTACTGCTTCTTTAGTTGCCTGCTATGAAAATCAAAATTTAAATCAAGCATTATTAAGAAAAAATTATTTTGATACTTCAAATACAACACCTTTTTATGCAATAATAGACAATTGCAGTACATGTATCGACGCAAATTATTTCGATCCAGCGCAGGGTACAAAAAGTGATATTGGGGAATTTTTTAATACTTTAATTTATATAAAATTAATTAACCCATCTACAGTCTTCTTATCTACATCTTCTGCACTAAATTTATCAACTACAACTGTCACACCAATTACGAATGTAAATATTACCAGCACACCTAATACAATAACCAAAATAGATACGAGCCACCCATCCTTAATTGGCTACGATTTGTTAATATATTCCGAACCAACTAGAACAACACTTTTAAATACAGATCAATTTGAAAAATTTGGAAAATTTGGTTATATAAATTCTTACGCAATGTTACAAAATTATTTGTCAAATACAACATTGTATTGCAGTTTACAAAATTCACAAAGTTCTGCATCAATAAAATTTACCATAAAAGTATAAACTCCCCTTGTGGGGGAGTTTATTACCAAAAATTATTTAATTTTTTAACGACTTCGGTTTCGTACCATTCGGTAGTGCGAGCGACCATTTCGTGTTTCGCGAGTAATGGCGTAGTTCATGTCAAACCGATTAAACGCTTCACGGAGATCGTGCATCGTTGCACGCATATTTCCTACACGGAAACGCTTCCGTGCCTCTCCAGCCGTTAGGGAAGCCCCTGAACGCATGTAATCAAACACTCTCTGAATCTTGGTAGGACGATCAACAGTAGTAATTTCCATAATTTTCCTTTCTTATAAGAAGTTGGTCTAATATACCCCCTATTGCTTGACTGTCAAGTATTATCCTAAATAATATGGACTGAGGAGACGCCCCCATGAACAAGCGGAATCGTCAGTTTGTCAGATATGTGAAAAATCACCTGGCAGAATACGGTATGAGCCTTGTAATTGGCCGTGGAAAATTGGTCAATGTGGGTGGGTATCGTTGTGTGGGATATTTTGACGAGGGCAAAAAAGTCATAAAAATTGCCAAAAAATCAAGTGATTTTATTTCAACTTTGGTGCACGAATATTGCCATTTTCTCCAATGTATCAACAAATCTAAAATTTTTCAAAAATCAGATGCAGCTGGTATAATGATTGATGAGTGGTTTAATGGCAAAGATTATCCAGAAAAAAAATTAAAAAGAGCATTTTTTCTGGTACGTGCCATGGAAAGAGATTGTGAAAAACGAGCAGTCAAAATTATTAAAAAATTTAATTTAGAAATTGACAGTAAGATGTATGCAAAAAAAGCCAACTGTTATATCTACAGCCATTTTATGATGGAAAAAACTCGCAAGTTTCATTCTTACAAGAAAAGTCCATACCACAGCCCAGTTGTTTTAAAAATTATGCCTTCATCTATGGCAGTTCTTAGCCATAAAAGCATACCACCAAAAATTTATTCTATGCTTGAATCATTCACCATTTAATGGTGGATGTTCTGTCATAAATTTTTTAAATGGTTGATCTCCATAAGGCCATCTGTCATTTTTATCCATAAATTTGTAATAAACTAAAGACTCCAGATGATCTGAAAGCATTTTCAGAGTTGTGTCGTCTATATTCCATTTTACATTGTCCTCTTCGTTTATAGCCGGGGCGTCTGCAGCATTGTGTTCTGCAACCGCAAGATCAGCAATTTTTGCAAGATTACCAAGAATTTCTAAGGACTTAGCGCACTGAAAAAAAAGATCCTTGCTAACAGGATCTTCTTCTTTGCGAGCTAAGTTACGAATTTCGTAAACTAACTCTGAAATTTTCATAAATGTCTCCTTACGACAGTGTGAGGAGATACTTGGTTTGTTGAACGGAAGCAAGCATCTCATCACGTATATTTAACAGAGCTGTTTCTCCCGCAAGTTCATTTTCTACTTCATTTTTTAGATATTCTTCGAATGAATTTAATACGTTCATTATGTTTATCTTAGTTGCCCCATTAAAAACAAGATTTTTTATCTCATTTACTTCGCCCCGACCCTTTATTCCAATATAGGTCTCGGCAAAAGTATCTAAAAGAACATCAAGAGTTTCATATAACTTTCCTAGAGCCATGTGTTGTGCGTATGAAGTTGTACTCCAGTGATGTAATTTTATTTCAATTTGAAAATTTAATATTTTTTGTATGCAACTCATGTTATTCCTTTTTGTTCTTCTATAGTATTTACAATTGCTTCGGCAGCACCCTTTATAGAATTCAAAGCGTCTTTTGCATTAAATCCTGTTCCTGAAGATTTTCCAAATTTTTTAATTGGGCACTCAAAAGAAGGCATCCACAATTTATTTGTAAGTGCAGCTCTTGGATTTCTAGAACTGCAACCACATTTTGTACACCAACCAAGTTCTTCTTGATTAGGTTTTGGGTTGGTTTTATTTGGGCATTCTTTACATATATTTTTTCTTTCTTCATATACTTCAAGAGAAACTTTTCCACTAAAAAGCTGAGAGCCTTCAGCCTTTCCATAAGAAACTGCTTTTTGTAAAAACGACTGTTTGTTATCTTCGTTGTCTTCAATATTTTGATTATTTAAATTTTTTTCACTTTGGTTAATCAAATTTACTGAAGGGTTGAAAACATTTGTCTGTGGAAATTTTTTTCTTAAATCTTGTATAGAACTTTGTATAGTTTGCCCTATATTCGATTCACCTATTTCTTCTCTAAGGTTGCATTCACTGCATTTTTTTATATTTGTTTCTTCTTTTTTTAATAAACAATAATCAGAACAACTTTTATTTAAAGACCAGTGAGCACAATTTATTTTATTTTTAAAAATATTTCTGTTGTATAAACAACGTTCAAATTGATTTAAAGATATATTACCCTTTATCATTTGCTTGGTCCTTTTGCATTTATTATAATATGACTTCTGTTTATTGCAAATGAATTTCTATTGGGATTTGGCTGGTACGTAGTATCGAAAGGCAAAAATCCTTCTCCAGCCGAACCTTCGTGAACTTGATATTTTGACAATTTTATTGTTAAACTTGGATTAAGAGGACTAGACTGACCACATTCGCTTGAACAAACTTGATCAGCCCAATTCAAAATTGGAATATTTGAACCTAACGGATTTTCGCAATTAATTGTTCCTTGTGTCCACCATATATGTTTATCCCAATCTTTTAAAGATGTACGATCAGCTTGACCCGATTCGCAATTACTATAATCTGATTCTGTTTTTATTTCTAATGATTCTATAAAATTTGGTGTTTGCAGTTTATTTTCTAAAGTTCTTTCTTGACATACTTTTTTTCTCCAATTTATAAATGTTGGTTGAAAACCCCAACCATAAGGAGTCCCATAGGGACCACATATTTTAAAGTTATAATTGTATGAACAATTATCTGGGCAGTCCCCAGTTGGATTTACTCTTTGTAACATACAATCTTTAGCAGGCCCACTATATTTTTGACAAGAATTTTGATTGGCTTCTAAGAGTTCTGTTCCAAAACATCCACAAGAATGAAATTCTTGACAGAGTTCGTCCATGCAATCGTATGTTGCTGTAGAATTGCTTCCAAGAGAAGCAAGATATATTCTTTCGGTATCCATTCCAAAATATTGTAGTGGAGCTTCGGCACAAGTGTATTCCAAGCAAGTTGAACCAACTTCACCTCTTGCTATATTGTCTGAATTGCCACAGTCTTCACAAAACTTTGACATGCCTGGTCTGTTATTTTCTCCTATTATATTGTCTCCACATGTCCAGAAACCAGTCCAATGTCGCGAACCATCACCACCTGGTTGGTTTTCCATCTGTGGATTTCCTTCACATGTTTGTTCTTCTTTACTTCCTTCACAAATTTTATAATTTTCTAATCTGCATTTTGAGCAACGGCAACCTCCCGGACACTCGGGACAGTATGGGACGCAACCCGGTGCGTCTTGGTCAAAACAACAAGGATCTGCGCCCCCATAAGTGCCCAAACCGTTTCCTTCTTCATCTACATCTTCTGAATAGCAAGGTCTTGTTCTTGTTACTATACTTCCTGACTGGTCAACATATGTTGTCCCTTCCAGATCTTTATCAAAACAATCATATGGGCAAGGTATTGAATTACCACATGGTGCTGGTTCATCAATGTCATCACATTCTTGGTCCTCCTCTCCGCATAAACAAGTGTCGCATAAAGACACACATAAACCTTTTGGCGAACTTCCTGGAAATGGAGATTCATTAAATACAGCATTAACATTTCTGTCATAAGTGTCTCTTCTATATGATTCGGAATCGTATCTCTGCGCACAAGCACCCGAAATCCACTCGCAAGACATTTCTCCATATAGAGGGTCAAAACAATCATGAGGTTCAAACCCTCTTTGTACTCGGTCTCTTGCTTCTCTGGTGTGCAGTTCATCAACCTCTACACCAATGTAAACATTTCTATATCTAGATCCTCTAGTAAAAACAAGCATGGGAGAACTTCTCATACCAGATGCTACTGGTATATCTCCAGCAGCTCCCAACCATCTTTGACCATGCTCTTTGATTACAGAAATTAAATTTCCTGGATTAATAAATCTTTGTTCGTCTTCAAACCATATCGAATAAGGACAGGACCCGGACCCTATGTAGGGTATAATTTTATTTGTAAGACCATCAGTACAATCTTCTTCAAAAAACATAGGTTTATTGTAGTCTGTCCTGTTAGCAGCGGCACATTTATTTACTGCATCTGGTATGGGCAAGTTTGCTTGGTGAACAATTAACTTAGCACCTTTTTGTGATTTTGTTGTTCCTCCAATTTTTTCGGAACAACCCGAACACCTACAAGCTGTAAGCGCTGGGTTACAACCACAAATAATGCAATTCATCTCTTCGGTTTTTACTTGTACATCCAAAACAATAGGGCCGCGTTCTGCAAATGAAATTTTTCCTCCATAACCGTTTGTCATGCATGGAGCAAAAGGATCCGTTGGATATGGATCAGCACAATATCCTTCTTCAGTTAAAATTTTGCAACCAGTCACACAATCATCGCAAGATGATGGCAATATTCTTTCATATCTACCAGAAGATCCTGTGCTACCAGTTGAACCTGTGCCACCAGTAGCGCACGGGTAATGGGCTTCTAAACATCCGGTTGAGCCAGTTGGACCAGTTGAGCCAGTTGAACCCGTATTACCTGTATTTCCAGTTGTTCCGGTCGTTCGTGTTCTGTAGCCGGATGGACAATCACATCCTAAACTTGCAAAATGGGTTTCTACTAATTTTTGTTTTAAAGATATTCTAAATTTTTTTTCTTGTGGAGTTCCAGCATTAAATTTTTTTTCTAAATTATTTACCGTTACATCCCAATCTCTAAAAACTCTCCAAACTTTTCCCTGATCCAAATCCGAGTGATCCAAAGTAAATAAAACTCGTAAAGCATTTGTTGGAGTTTTGTTTATCCAAACACCATCGTCTTGTGGGCCACCTGACCATTCAAATCCAGCAGCTTCAAGTGCTTCAATTTCGCCAGAAACTGCTTCACAATCCATACCAAATGACCATTCACCAAAACTTCTTCCCTGTTCACTATAAGTTGGTCTACAAAAATCTCCATAAATACCGACACCCTCACCAAAACTATAATCTAAGGGTATGTCACCACTTGCTCTAAAAAATTTAGTAGGAACGACTACATGGATGCTAAATTTTCTATCTGGAGCCCCTGACCCACTTTGATCTGAAACATCCCACTCAGGTGTCGTGTATCTGTTTGCTGGATCCCACCAGCAAAAAAACTTTCTTTTAGAATCATCTGTTTCGTAATTTGATAACTTTCCACAAGCTTTCGGTACATCCTCCCAACCATATGGTGTTCCATTTGGATCAAGCTCATAGCAAATTTCATCTCTAGAACAATAGGATCTTAAACATCTATCGGGATTCTTACACGGATAATCTGGATCTTCTTCTTCTTCTTCGCCACCCCCACCTAAAATAGGTCCCCCACTATCTGGATCACAAGTATCACCGGACAAACTGTTTGGTACGGCATATTTAAATCTATACGGCCACGGGCCTCTCGGCATTTTTGCAAAACTTTGATTGCATTCACTAAACCCTAATAAATCAACAAACGCATAACATTCTGTCAATTCTTCCCAAGTAATTTTTTCATTTCCACCCACGTGGTAAGAACCAACAGCATCTGGATGTGCTCTTAAATTTTTTGTTTTTCCATTTACATCAACATCTATAACTGTTTGATATGACGATCCATTAAATTTTTCAATTTTTAAATTAAAAAGTATATCAAAAAACGAATCACTATCGTTTTCGATATTTGTCATATTAATACCATTAAACCAACATGGATAAATTTCTCCATAATAGTCGGCTGTTCCCCAAGCATATCTTTTTTGATTCAACGCTTCAGATGGTGTTCTAAAATTTACATACGTATCTGGATTTTTTACATTATTGCATGGCCAACAAGAATTTTCATCATAAGTTCCATATCCAATTGCTGTTGCTAATGTTCCGTCTTGAGAACATATAGTGTAAGTCATCACGTGACCTACACTCGGTATTTCAGTTGTCAGTGTTCCAATTGGATTCCAATTTGGTTGCGCACACTGTTCTAAATTTCCCTCATTTGCAAAATAATCATTTTGGTTGTACCAGTTGTACCCACTAAAATCATGGTCACACCAACCTTCTTTTTCTACATCACAACAACACGCTTTTTTAGGCATAAGTCACTTTCTCGTTATATATTTATATTATTATGTCAGGGGAGTCGGATCTAATTTATACGGTCTCGCATCATCTAAACCAAGTAAATTTGTAGTTGATGGGTCTGTTCCTACGCCACCCTGGGCAAAAGAAAGAGGAGAATTTGCATAATTTATAAAATAATTATCTGCTGTTTTTCCGGGGGGCGTAGGCGTAATTGTTAATCTTCTAGGTATTGTATACCACGGTGGATTTGCGTCTAAAGTTATAGTTGTACCAAAACCAATACCATTATTGGGTGTGGCGGGATTTTCAATTACTATATCATTTCCACCTAAAGTCATTCCTGTCCCGATACCAACCCCTGCCGCTATCTCATATGTAAATCCAATAGCAAAGTGCATTCGCCATACAATTTCTTTTTCATTTCCGGGATTGTTGTTTACTATGTAATAGCGATACAATCCATTAAAACTGGTATCTGGGGCAGCATCTCCCATTTTTAACCCCATGCAAAATCCATAATTATTTGGAAAACCAAATGTACTCCCGGGTCTGGGTGAACTTGAAAGTGTTCCAACAGTCCCACCCTGAGTGAACTTTCCAGCAGTTACAATTTCTTCTCTCGTTGTGCTGTCGTCCGACGGCGTGCTGGATTGGTCAACCAATTTGTAATATAAAGTTAAACCTGCAGTAGAAAGTTGCGCTACTGTTTTTGGATTTGTTGTTGCTTCTTCAAGTGTTAGTGTTAATGTAGCAACTTTAGAAGGAAACCCATCTGCCGATGACGGTGGAACTCTTTTGTATGCTGGTGTCCAAGATACCAAATTTGCAGTACCATTTCCAAATGGTGGTAAGTGCATGTATAGATCATTGACTCTTTGCTGGTAATAAACCGAACTAGTATTATATTCGCCAGCAGTTCCGTTTAATTTAGTTCCTCTTTGTGAGGGAGTTCCAAAATTTTTATAAGTCATTGTTCGTTTCCTTCATCATACACGAATGTATATTTTGTGAGCTCCACATTTGATGTTTTATTCATCAATGTTAATGAAAAATTTTCTTGCAAACCATTAAAAACTACCTGCAAACCAAAATAAATTGGACTGTTTATTTCATAATCCTGATTAAATGATAACATTTCATCATTTTTTATCAAAAAAACATCAACACCCAATGCATTTAAATCTTTTTCTATTCCCATTAAAAATGTTTCATTAAGTTCGTTTCCAGTAAATTTTACTGTAAATAAACTTTGATTAGAACTATTATAATTGTAAGATGTGGGGCAGTATTCCATTTATTTTATAATTTTTTAAACATTAACATCTACTCTAAATTTAGCAATAACTTCATTATTATTTGACTTATTTACTATATTTATAGTAGGATCGGCGGTGTTTCCCCATGAAGCGTAATCATCTAAAGCTCTAATCCTTAAACGAAGTCCGGTGGGACCAATGGTTAAGTTGTCAAATGGTAAATCGGTAGTATCAGTTATAATTGTATATGTGCTATTATTTGTGGTGTAAGCGAATTCATATTGATTTACACCAGAAAATGATACTCCAGTTAAACCATAAAAAAGGCTAAATCCAATGGATAGCGGGCAGTTATTTCCGCTCAGGGTGGTATTTGCATCCGGAAAAGATTCAACATCATTTTCAAGTGGCTCATCAAATGTTAAAATTTCTTCATTTCCAGAATTGTAAATGTCAGTTTGATAAACACAAACAATTCTTGAACCATCATCACCGCCAAGAGTTTCATAACCAATCAAAAGCAGATCTTGCATAGAAATATTGGGCAAACGAAAACCATTGTTTACGTTCACCCAAGATTCCTGAAGATCATCCCATTGGAATGGTCCCATTGCTGTATTAATTATTTTTCCACCAGTTTTTGAAGGTAACCCAGATTGCATTCCTTCAAAAAATGTATTCATTGTCTTTTTTACGCCCATGATTTCCTCGCAAATATTTATAAAATATTCAAACCATCATTTGTGGTATAGTATATTTTATGAAAAATTTGAGAACACCATTTGCTACAAACAGGGCATGGTTTTGAATTTCTAAGCTCTCCAAATCGATTAAATCTAACATTCAAAAGTATAAGTTTTTTTCCTCTCAAATTATAAGGAATTTTTCTAAATGCATCCAATTCGGAGTGCATTTCGCCATACTTATATCCAAGTTCTATTGATTTGGGATGAGTTTTAAAAATATTTTGACCAATAGATACTATTTTTTTCTTGTAAATTATTATAGAAGTGTGTTTTTTTTGCCTTTGCATGGCCATAGAAAGAGGCTTCGCAATTGGCATATAATTTTCTATAATAGTGTCAAAATTCATTTTATGTCGTCAACTTCAATCCTCCTGCTTTATTCAGAGAATTTGTTGGGGTGACGATTCCCTTGTTAAGGCTTGAGTCGTATTGTTCTTTGAGTTCTTCTAATGGGTCTACAATAAACGGAATAAATGATTTTGGAATGCTTACGCCCTTTGAAGCTTTTGTATAAATTAACCAAGGCATCAATCCAATTTGCCCTTGACCAATTGGTACTAAAATTGCTGGGTCTTTTAAAATAAAGCTATCTGCAGTTTCTTCATACCTTGATAAAATTTCTTCGCCAGAATTTAGTCTAAATACTTTTACGTTCATATGAATCCTTTGTGTATTATTATAGCCTGTATAATACTATTAGCAAACAATAACCCAATGAAATCTTTTAAACAATATTTAACCGAACAACAAGAAAAAATTAAAGTAACAAAACCACAGCCAAATATTGGCTCAGGTCAAGTCAAAGCACAGGTGCGAGAAGAAGAACCACCAAAAGAAAAAGAACCCACAAAACCAGCAGAATTAAAAACAACACAAACAGAAGATCCGTTTGGTGGCAACGAAACAGTTAAAAAGCTATATGGGGCATTCGCTGCAGCAGAACATCGTGGGGCAAAAGTCGAAAATCCTTTTGAATTTAATGAAAAACTATTCATAAGAACCAGAGGAGATAAATCTTCAAGTGCATATGGTCCAGTACAGATGACGACATCTACTGTTTCTGGATTTTTAAAAAATAATCCAAACGATTTTAAGGGAATAGAGGATTATACACAAAAATTTATTCAACAAGGTAAAAAAATGTTGAAAGCAAAAGAAGGTGACCCAAACTATTCTTTAGGTTGTAAAGGAGATTTATGTGATGCAAAATACAATACAGAACACCAAAGAATGGCTGCAGCTGTAATACGTGGAAAATCCAAAGAAGTAAAAGTAGATTTAAATAAACCCGTTTCAGCAGGGGATTTAGAAAAAATTGTAGATCATTGGCGATATGGTTCTGGATCTGGCAAATCTACAAAACAATCTGATAAAGCTTATTATGACGCTTTTATGGCTGCGTATAACTCTCAATCCAAAAGCTCAGGATAAACAATTATTGGGTTTAATAATTCTTTAATATTTACTGAATTACCATTTTTTTTCCACCACTCCAAAATTAAAGTGTTAGAATTAAAGTGTGCGTCCTTATCTTCTTGCCCTTTGTCTGGAATAGTAGTTTGAAGATTTACGTTTTCAATTAATATTGGTATATTGTAAGTTTTACCGGGCAAGTATAAAATATTTTCACAAATTGGCCACGCTTCTTTATTTGGTATTGTAAAATTAAATAAATTTATATCTTTAACATACCAATTTAATAGTTTTTTTGCATAAGATCTTTTTACTAAAGAAAATAAACCAAATTCTTGTAAAATTCTTGGATGTAAATGATATGTTAGTCTTTGTGTTCCGTAAGTTATGTTACCGAGATGTATACATTCCCAGTCTTCTGGTAAATTGCTTTCAAATTCTTTCCAAGTAAAATTCCAATAATTTGCCGTTTCAAATGAAACGTCATCTTCTAAAAATAAAGCACAATCTTCATCAGTTGTATCATACCATTCTTTTATTGCTAAAAGATGTGATGCTGTAACATAATGTGCTTTTATTGTATTTAATTCATTGATTCTGTTGCCCGTTATTACTTTTTTTGAATCAGATTCTTCAGTAGATATTTTTAAATCATAATTTACAATACCATAATTTTTAAAATGATCTATAATATATTCATGTCTGTTGGTACAGGTTTCATAAGACATGCAATATATTTTTGGTAAATTTTTTAATTTATCTTCTAAAGATAACATATTAAAGTTTTATATCAAAATCTTTTATAAATTCAAAAGTATCATCTTGCGGTTTCATTCCGCATTTGTGGGCAAACAATAATTTTTTTAATTTAAATTCTATTTCGCCTTTATATGATATAGTTTCTCTCAGTTTTTCATTTAAATTGCAATATTGTTCGCCTACACAAATCATTGTATAGGCATTGTGATGCATGGAAAGTTTATAAAATACATCAGCCATAAAAAGATATGCTTCGGGTCTATTCGGAAGAATTGAAATTGCATTTTGAAAAAATGACTTTTCTGTGTATAACCTGCTACCTTGTCTTCTTATAGCCAGACCAGAACGCAGCATACATTCGTACTGTAATAGTTTATCATCAGTTCTTTCTGCGCAACGAATATAATGAGAAACTGCAGAAGCAACCTGATTCATAGAATCATATGTTAAAGCTATTTTAAAATTTATTTCTGGATCTTCTGTGTTGTGTGTATATTCAACAAGTTGTTTGGATAATTTGTCTATCATAGATTTAACAATCCTTCAATAATATTTTCTGGCACTTTTAATAAACACGCAGAATTGTCTTGAAATCCAAAAGTTATGTAAAAGTAATTGTCTTTAAATGCCATTCCTGCACAAAATTCAATATCACCACCCAAAAAACTAAAATCATCAGACCATGCAATTTTTACAAAATTTTTATCCCATAAAATAATTCTATGTCTGTATATACCATCTTTTCTTCCAATAGAATCGTTGAACAAATCTACTTCATGTGTAATTGCAATATAATAATTTTTCCAAGGAATTAACTGCGATCCTCCTCGCAAATCTCTGTGTAAATTAGTATACTCTCCAACAAAAATTTGCTCTGAAGATAAATCATTGATATTTGCTTTTACAACTTCTGTTGGATTTGTCCATTTAACATAATGAAATGGTTTATCTAAAACCGGCATCCAATTTTTTTCACAATAACTGTTTTTATCGATTGGTGGTTCAATTCTATATCGCTTTACTTCTTTTACAGAATAATTATTAATTGCCAATTCTGACAATTCTATTCTTCCTTGTCCATTTGTTGTTGTATCTCTTCTAACTCCGGAAAGATAAATTTTATTGTCCCAATTAACAATTCTTGCGTCTTCTAAACCAACAAATTCCCAAAGAGGATCTACGTCAAGAGATGACGTATCTACTAAAAGATTTTTTGAAATTAAACCAGAATCGTCTACTTCACAATAGTAGTTTGTTGTTTTTAATTTTTGATAATGTTCCGGATGTAAATAAACAAGCGGTCCCCACTCATGTAAAAACTTTTTCTTTTCAGAATGATATATTGTGTAATTTACATGACGTAAAATAACAATAGTTTTATCTTCATGAAAAATGATAGACGGATTCATTAAACCCGTCCCGTCTGTGAGTGACGCAGGAATTATTAAAGGAGTGATACGACCGCCATGATCAATGGCTAATTTTGCTAAAGGTTGGTTCAACATAATTAAAAAGGAATTGGCTCTTCAATGTATATAGGAGAGTTATTTGCATACCATGCTGGAATTTTTCCAGTCTTCCATTTTGCAAATTTTGCTTTTTCTCCAAGATAATACTGCCTGTATGCGGTTATGGCATTTTCATGCTTGTATTGGTCGGGCATAGCCTGAACAAAGGGGGTACGCTTACCTTTACAAGCATTTTTTGGTGCAGTATACAAACCACCCATTATCATTTCTTGCATTGAATGCACTTTTCCATAACGCAATGTATATTCGGCACAAAGCGATCTAGCATGTCTCCAGAGCCACATATAATTTGTTGTAGTTTCTCGCGCCCAAATATTGCATGGGTGATTAATCATAGTAGCTTTGCAAATATTTTTAGTAGTACAAATGCTAGTTTTATATTTGCGTGATCCCGTATTAACTATAACAACATCACCATCAAGAACATGATGTGCCGTTGACATAAGTTGACAAGACTCAAGAATCATTTTAACAACATGCTTATCGCACATCATTTGGGCTGCGATTTCAGGCTGGTCATCAAGAACAAAAATGTTCATATTTCGTGGCTTTCAAAAATATTGTTAATAGTGCGGTTTACTTTTACTAGTTTACCATGCGAATACAGTTCAGGCAAGTTAAAAGCGCCAACATAAGAGCAAGCCGAGCGCAAACCACCAAAAATTTCCTGAATCGTATTTCGTACAGATCCTCTATACGGTACTTCAACTGTTCTTCCTTCCGATGCTCTATAATCGGAAAGCCCACCATTGTACTTTTCATTCGCAGTTTTGCTGCTCATGCCGTAGTGCAACATTCGGAGCTCTCCATGCTCACCATGTCTTATTTCACCACCACACTCATCGTGACCAGCAAACATTCCTCCAGCCATAACAAAGGCTGCACCAGCCACAAATGATTTTGCAAAATCTCCAGGATAAATTATTCCGCCATCAGCAACGATCCCAATACCGTATGCTTCGGCTGTTTGTGCACATTCTAATACCGCTGATAGCTGTGGATAGCCCACGCCTGCCACACGCCGGGTCAGACACATCGATCCCGATCCGATTCCCACTTTTACCAGATCGACTCCAACCTTTGACAATTCCTCGACCCCCTCTGGGGTCACGACATTCCCTGCAATCAAAATAGACTTCGGCCATTTTTCTCTAACCTTTCTTGTAAAATTATGAAATTCTGTCATGTAGCCATTTGCCACATCGACACAAACAAACGTTGGATCTTTGATATCTGCACTGTCAACAAAAAGTTTGCTTTCGTTATCTAATCCAAGTGTAAGAGAAACATACTTTTCTTTATCGGGATGAGAAGAAACAAAACTTGAATAATAATCCCCACCCTTTCGAAGACAAGTTACAATGTTATACTCGGACAAAACCAAAGCCATTTTGTGAGTCCCGACAGTAGACATGTTTGCTGCCATAACGGGCACCCCAGACCATTCAATTCCATTTTTAAATGTTTTTCTAACTTCTAGAGAAACATCTTTGCGAGATTTTACTTCACTTATATTTGGCACAATTAAAACATCTGAGTAATCAAGTTTTGGTTCGTTGTTGGCAATCATGGGGCAAAAATAATATCACAAAAAATGAAGCCGTCAACAATTATTTTGACTCTTCGATTCTTTTTATTGCATCCCGCAGACTTAACATTTTTTGTGCAAGTTCTTTTGATGTTATTTTTTGACGAAGATAATCTTCATATTTTGATATGATTATTTTAGCTTCACGGAACAGAACTGCGTACAGATGAATGTTTTTTTTATCTTCGTGTTCCATTAAGAATATTTATTCTGTACCAACACTCTCATCCCGTATAAATTTAAAAACATTTTCAATATAAAATGATTTCCACGATTGAGAATTTATGTCCCAAATTCCAAGTCTCTCTCCACTAAGAGGACTAAAAAAATTTTTTCTAGATATGTGTTCTTTTGTTGGCATAAATCCAGGCTCAAGAGTTCCTGTAATTCTTCTCGACGCTCCATTGGTTTTTTTAATAAAAAAAACAGTACACACCCCAGACAGCATTTCTAAAATCATTTCTTGACTAGAAATGTGGTCTGACGTGTACGCCTCTTCTTTATTTACTATTTTTACATCAATTCTATAATCGTTTATCGGATCGAAAACTGAACTAGATTGATTTATTCTATTTTGCTGCAAATAATTTTCATATGAGCCATAAGTTTCATTTATAAAATTTTTGTATAATAAATCATTTACCTTTAATTTTTCATATGTTAGTAATTGATAAGAAGAACCGCCATATTCGCCTTTGTAAGGCTTTGATTCAAAAGGTAAAAATTCCGATTCTTCAAATTGTTTTTTTAAAAGAGATCTTTGCCTGTCAATTCCAGACAATGCATTTCTTATGTTGTTTGGTTCTTGTGCCATCAAAATTCCAAAATTATTTCATTTTTCTTTTTCATCATGTTTTTTGGTTTTATGTTTAAATTTTCTATAGCAGCAGAAACATGATTTGAAACAAAAATAGGAAACTTAAGATAAATTGAGTTAAATGGTTGTTTTTTGTCTTCAATAATTTTTAATAAAACATCTTCCAATTCATTTAAAAAATTTTTATTCATTCCGTCAACCAAATAAACAGTTCCATGAATATTTTGAATTTTATGAATCATTATATTATTTGCTTTACTAAAAATATATAGTACACTCACAAGAACTTTTAAGTTCTCTAGAGTTCTTTATAATAAACTCTCTAAAGAGTACTTTAGAGTTAATCTAAAGAAACTTTAAAGTTTCTTTGATTCATTCAACATCTTTGATATCTTTTGCTTGAGGCTTTCTAAGAAAGTGCTTCCGCGCATAGAAAGTGGGAGCGGTTTTGCAGACATCCACGTAGTTGGTTTTACTGGCCCGTGAATTTTTTCAAGCCTCTTCAAAAGTTGTTCATGGCTCATTGTTCCAGCTCTCATGGCTGAATGAACATCTTGAATTTCTTTTTTCTGTGCTGTTCCTACGTTAGCAGAACGTTTTTCATCCCACACTACACTCTGAACAGCATTTGGTATCATTCCTCGTTCCTGAGCAACGGCTACAGTAACATCCTTATAAACGGGATATGTACCTTTAAGCCCAGTCTTTTTCGAAGTTGGTGAACCACCCAACCCACGACCGACAACTGGATGCTTTGCTGCTAGAGTAAAATCAGCATTGGCGACACCGATGTGATGCGTGTCTCCTGTTACATCTGGTCTGTCTGGGTTATTTGGCTGAACGATATTATTATAAAAACTACGAACTTTGTGGCCAGTCCCCAAAGATTTGGATATGGTTTCCATATCACCGTTTGACCTTAAAATTTTTACTGCGTTTCCAATTTCTCCAAATGACCCCCAAGCAGCTGTGGCCCGTTTCTTTCCTTGGGTGACAACGTGTTCCCCAAAATTACCTTCTGGAGTGATTGAGCGATAATGCCTTGGATGGTGTGCTTCATCAAAAGCGCGAATCCACATCGCTGCGTGTGTTGGATCTTCAACTTCCGCCAAAGTTTTTCCACGAATTTTTTGCAAACCTTCTTGATGTTCTGGATCTGTCTCCTTGAAGACTTTTTCGGAAATTTTTTCCATTTCCGGGCTCCACGGTGTATTTTGGTGTTCTTTGTGAATGTGAATTAATCTTTCACCCAGAGAAGCGTTTTGATACCAATCTTTTTGCGGTGAAAGACTGGCCATCACACCGGCGACAATGTGAGTATCGTGGCCATACCTTTTGCCAATATGTTCAGAAATTTTATTCGCGCCAACATACCACTGCTGGCTTCTTTGTGCAAGTTCGGGCAAAGATTGAGCCCGATCCAAACTCCATTCGATATTTCTTTTTGCTCTTTGTCCGAGCAAGTCAACGGCCTCTTCGTCACCAAGATTTTCCGTTGGACCTAGAATGGTATGGTACACCCCTGCATCACTTGATGATGGTGCAATATTTGACTTGAGCATTTTACCCATTCTAATTTTGTGTTCTGGCTCCATGGCATCCATCCCAACAACAACTCGCTTAGATCCATAAAGTTTGTGCGGATCTCCAATTGCTGGATCATCTGGAAGTCTTGTAGAAACTAATAGAGGGCTCGCAGCTGGATCATATTGTCTTTTTTCTTCGTTCAGTTGCGATTCAAGATCTTTGATTTTTTTCGCGAGTTTTTCGCATTTATTTTTATAGTATTCGGTTAAATATGCCATAAAATTATTTATAAAATTTAAAAGAATAAATAATTTTATGGATTATCTAACAAATTATTACAAAAATTTATCAGAACAGCTTCAGCAAAGAGTGAACATTCTTCAAAAACAATTGGATGAAACAAACAATTCACCACAAAATCCCATCACGGATCAAGAAGCCTTTGAAAAAGGAGTGCAGGCTGCACAGAACTCTCTCATTCCAAATTTTCGTGAAGGAGTACAGGGACACCCAAAATTTCATCACGGATACCAATTAGGAATGCGGCACGGACTTGAAGCACTGAAAATGAAAGACGTAAGTCCGGAGACCTACGGAGGATACCCAACACCATCAGAAATGGCACAAAAATTTATGGCAACTGACGGAAGACCTCACGTAGGATCTGCTCAGTACTAAAATTTTTAAAAAATTAGTGTAGAGAATGGGTTCCCAATAAGGGACCCATTTTTATTTGGCTTCTGTTGAGTTTAATTTTTCAGATGACCGAACATCCACGGACCATCAAAAAACCCACCACGAACGATCCTACAACGATTGCGACCACACACCAGTCGAGAGGGGTGGTTTCTTTCCAGAGGTTTTGAATAAAATTTTTCATTCAACTTATTTAGCCGTTTTCCGCCCGGAAAATTTTTAAGCCATCCCATGGTTTTTGAATAGGGGACCCATATTTCTATAAGTGCGGACAGGATACTGGGGGCTCGGAGAATATTAGAGAAAATTAAAGAATATTAGAGGGGGGTGGGAGCTAGCCCGCCCAAATATTAATTTTTTTTAGGGGACCCATTTTACTGTTTGGACATGACCACCAAGTATATTTTACCACACCCCCCTCTGCTTGTCAAGGCCCCCTCCCCCCTTGACACTAGCCATCACCCGTGATACAATCAACTCGGTTGAGTTTCAAAACTCCATCGAAGTAAAGGGAAAACCCCCTTATGGGGTTTCCTTGCCCTCCTTTTCCTTGGCGATTCGCACCAACTGGGCCGCGTACTTCTTCATGATCTTGCGAGCGAAGATCATCTGCTTGGGGGACAGCGATCCGCGACGGATCACCTGTTCCGCGAGGCTGCTTGCAAAGGTCGCATCGACTCCGGTGAACCCGACGCCGTTGGTGTGCTTGGTGGCCGCGTCCCGCTGCTCGTCCTCCGTCTGCTTGTGGTAGATGGCGACCAGCCCACGGAGGAGCCAACGGTCGTCCGTGGCGATCTTCTCGCGCACGAACTCAACGGTGAGGGGGGCGGCAGGGGCGGGGGCGGTGGTGGTGCTGTTCATGCGTGTATTGTAGCACTACCCACCTACCATGTCAACCCCAGTCCTTTCTCATGGTGGGGTCGGCATAGGTTTCCTCGTAGCCTGCGGTGTACGCCTCCAGTTCCTCCGGGTCCGTCAGGGTGACTCGCTCTCCCTTGTAGGTGCCGTTCGGGTACTTGTGAGGGCTAGGCGCTCTCCCGTACCACGCATCGGCACAACCCCGGTCGTAGGGCGATCCGTGCCAGTTGGGGTAGGTCTTGGGGTTCACGCCTGCCCCCTTTCGATGTGGATCACGCAGGAGAGAACATGCTCCCGGTGTTCGTCCCATTCCGGGAGACGCGACTCCCACTCGCTGTACGGGGAAATCGCAATGATGTACTCCTCGTAGTAGTCATTGCAGGGCAGCACGGCCTCGGCTGCGGCAGCAGCCTGCTCGGCGGTTTCGGCCCCATGAACGAAGTAGTCGTGGCCCCCCTTGCACTTCCAGTACTGGGGGCACGCGCCCGTTCCGTCCCACGAATGAGCGCCGTAGTTCTCGCGCATCTGCGTGACAACGACAAAGGCCGGGGCGGTGCGGGGAGTGACGTTGGTGGTGGTGTCCATGCACACAGTATAGCAAAGTGTCTCTGGGATGTCAACCCCCTACATGATAAGTCCGATAACGGCCCACTTGACACCGGGGGAACCCATGTGGTACAATCTACTTGGTTGACGTTTCAGGCGCACACAAAATAATAAAAAACCCCCCGGCAACGCACCGGGGGGCCAGCCCTCACGCTGTAGTTAGTCCCATTTCGATTCCCCCGTCGCTATGATGCGGTCCACCAGTTCGTCGGTGGTCATCTGCCAATCGGCAGCGAGGTCTTCCTGCTCAATGTAGAACCAGTCTGAGCCTTCCGCCTCTTCGCGGGAATCGTAGTAGTGGGCCATTTCCGTGGCACAGTCCTCGCACACATCATCGAACGAATCGAGAATGAGAACGCCGCAGGCGCGGCACTGGGTGGGGTTGTCAGCCGGGGTGGTGTTGCACATGACCGTAGTATACACTAGCCCCTCTGCGGTGTCAAGAGGCTAGGTGAAGTTTTTACACCTACATGCAAAGTCCACCAAGTAGATTCTACCATGGCATGGGCAAAATGTCAACCCCCCACCCCCGGAGGGGCGAGGGGTTGATGCGGTATGCCGATTACCGCATGGGGTTGACGATGATTCCTTCGACCGCTTCGATGCGCTCCTCCTTGCAGGAGCGCCAGTCCTGCACATTGAAGTCCCAGTAGCACACCATGTTCGGCGGCATCCTGCGGTTTGCGCCCTTCGCAAGCCGATCAGCGGGGATCAGCGTTTCGTCGGTGGTGCCGATTGCGACACGCGGCGTACCATCCAACTTGCGGTAGACGAACCGAACGATGCCGACACGCATGGCCGTGCGGGCGTTGTACGAGGCTTCGGACTTGTGACTGACGATGTTGACGAGTGGTGTCATGCCTGCATGATAGCACAAGCGTTCTAGCGTGTCAAGTGACTTCTGACTCTTTCTGCGGGGGCTAGACTTGACAAAGCGAAAGTGTTGTGGTACAATCTACTTGGTTGAATAAAATAAAAACTTGTTGTGAGTCCGATAACCAAGGGTGCGCCCATGCCCTTGACAGCGGTGGAGGGGTGTGGTAAACTCGGCGCATCGGGCCGTGTGGCCCTACTCACCACCTCTCTCTAGGAGAACGACAGATGACCTGCACCACCCCCTGCCTCCCCGGTTTTGAGTCCATCCTCGCCGCCTCCCCGGCCCCCGTCAACTCCGCCGCCACGACCCGTCGCCGTGGCCGCTCCGGCCCCCGGGGCGTCCTCTACACCGTCTCCACGGAGGAGTCGGCCCTCGGGCCTTGGGTCCACCGTGAGATCAGCGCGCAAGTGTGGCCCAACGGACGGGGCCAGCGTGTTGCCCGCATTCGGATGCAGGCCAACGCCTCGGACAGGATCGGCTACTCCTTCGGCATGGTCACCGTGACCGACACCAACGGTACGCCCATCTGCATCGGCATGGACAAGGAGCAGATGCGGTCGGTCGGTGCCGCCCTCCTCGCCGCAGCGAACTCCGCCCGCGCCAAGTGGCGCAAGTGAGGACCGGACAGAGAGGGGAGGGGTCGCATGACCCCTCCCCTTGACACTCGCACCACCATCGGATACAATACGCCCATGAAGAACAGCACCACCGAACTCCGCTTCCTCTCCGCCATGCTCTGGCTCTCATCCTTCGCGGGCACCGCGCTCTGCGTGAACTGGGCGATGGATGGGCACTACCTCCTGTCCGCTTTCACAGGTCTACTGGTTCTGGGCTGCGGATGCCTGATCGCCCATGTTCACTACCTGCGGAAATAAATCTTCCGGCATCACTTGACACTCGCACCACCAACGGATACAATACACCCATGAAGCGCACCACCACCAAAGACCTGATTGATTCCATCCGCACCCTCAACCGCGAGTTGGGCTTCCCCGATGATGGAGGCACCGCCCTGGGCCTCGGTTCGATTCCCGGTTCGTTCTGCCTCTCGGGAGCCTACGGAGGCTGGCAGATTCAGCGATTCGTCGGACAGGGTTTGGAGTCCGTCACCACCGGATACCGCCCAAAGCGGCAAGTCCGGGAACTAGTAGAGGCAATGGTGCAGGGTGTGCGCCTGCACCGCGCCTACCAGATGATCGCATAACGAGGTGGTGCTCGTCAACCGAAGAGGCTAACGCCCTGCCCCGGATGTTCCGGGGCTAGGTTTTTTTATTGGCAGTTGACACCTGCAAACGCCCGTGGTACAATCTACTTGGTTCACAAATGTATTGTTATTCTCTTTTTCCCACAGCCGACCAAGTATATTCTACCATGAGGGTATTGCGGTGTCAAGTCGAGTTATCGGTCTGTGTATAACTTTGATTGTTGGGGTCACTTGACACCGTGGCGCGGGTGTGGTATCATCATTGCATGAGCACCACTCACACCAACCGTTTCGAAACCGTTCGCACCCTTGCCATCGGCAACTTCATCAACCTACTGACCCGCGCCACGGAGGCCGATCACCAAGCCGCCAGCGCATGGTACAATGACGCGCAGGCGTTCGCTAACTCGCTCCGCCCCATCACCGGATGGAACCTTGAGGTGGCCGCTAGCGTCGTGTCAGCCTTCTCGCCCCGCGTCACTTGGGGCCACAACAAGGCGAAGGCGCTCCAGTATGCGCAGGGCATCACGCCGAAGGGGCTGGGCTCCCATGTCGCTGCGGCGGATCGCTGCGTGGCGGACGGGTTCAACGGGCTGCGCGGGCTCAAGACGAACGCATTCGCCCGTGCCATTGCCGGGGACACGCAGGCCGTCGTGGTGGATGTGTGGATGTGCCGTGCTGCGGGGCTCGGGAAGGACGCTCCGAACAAGACGGAATATCGGGCAATCGCGGACGCGATCCGCACCATCGCATCCACGCGGGTCGTGAACATGGAACCCGCCACGCTTCAGGCTCTCCTGTGGATCATCATCCGGGGGAAGGCGGAGTAATCCGCCACCCCCTTGACAGGCCGCACCCCATAGAGTATACTACACCCATGACCAACACCACCACCGAAACCCCCATCGACTACAGAACCGACCCCCGTTACAAGTACGCCTTCGCATACGGAGTCCTCTCGCATTGCATGACCGTCGTTGCCGAACTGGTCGAACGGTCCAAGCGTGAGGGGGAGATGATCGACCCCAACAACCCGGACCTGAAGTGGGCCATCACCCAGTTCAAGATCGCAGACGACAATCTCCACACAGACTCCCAGCACACAAGGTACAATACGCCATGAGCACCACCAACTGGCACAAGCATTTCGGTTCCGCTATGGACTCGGATCGAACCGTGGAATGCGTTCAATGCGGTTCTTCCATGATCGGAGATGGCCCTGCACAGCCCGTCATCTGCACCGAATGCTACAACCACTCGGGCATCATCCTGCGGGATCGGGTGATCTGCATGGAGTGTGCCTCTGAAGTTCTGGAACACGGAACGCTAGTCACCCCCGACACTCACCCCGATGGGTTCACTTGCGCGGATTGTGGGGAAACTTCAACGATCTAACGAGGTGGTGCTCGTCAACCGAAAAGGATTCGTCCCTGCCCCGATTCGTTCGGGGCTAGGTTTTTTTATTGGCACTTGACATCGGACAGGATGTATGGTAGAATCTACTTGGTGAACAAAACAAAAATGATTTCTCTCATCACGCACCCCCTTGACACCCGTGGCCGTTCGTGATACAATGGGTCCATGACACCACTCAACCACATCCCCAACCGAACCGATTCCTGCATCATGCTCATCGAGTCCATCCGCATGGCTCACTCCGACCTCTCATGCACGAAGGCCAACCCGGAAGAAACCAATGCGGCCCTCGCTTTCTGCGAGATCGCCGTCAGCATCCCCCCGTCGTGGTTCACGCATGAGGAGCGCATCATGGTCAAGGAAACCATCGACACGCTCTACGGTGACGCTCTGAAGTTCATCATCGACCTCGACGGAGGACACGTTTCCTTCATCAACAAGTGCAACAACCTCTGCCACGGGCGTTCGTTGGAGTCGTTCGTGGATGTGATGATGCGGCAGCACATGGCGGAGTTTGGATCGGTAGCCTGAAGGTGAAGTCCACCCCCCGGCCAACGCCGGGGGGTGGACGGATAGTAGTCACTACTGATAGTAGACCCCCGATAATATTTCAATAATATTTGGGACTTGACACGCCGGGATGGTCATGATACAATCGTCTTGGACGACATTCAAAACAGAGTCCGATAATAAAAAAGATGGACGAGATGGCTTGACACGGACGGGGTGGCATGGTAGAATGCCAACATGAACAACCCCAACAACTACAACGACGACGACGCTGAATACTCCGACCTCATGCCCTACGACGATGCGTTCACCGACGAGGACTTCGTTCAGGAACTCATTGACGAGGGATACAGCGAGGATGAGGCCCGCCGCATGGTTGGCGAGTACGACGCCAACGAATACTACGGCATTGACGAGGACAACGACCGGGATGTTCCCGACTTCGTTGACGATGGAGACTTCGAATGAATGTAAGAATCATTCGGAGCGACAGGCCGACCACCAGCAAAAGGTGGGTCAAAAGACGAATCAACGAAACCCTTCGGGGAATCTTCTTTGCATCAGCCGTCATCAGCACGAAGGACTCTGGAAAGAGTTGTAATGGAATGTCAGTAGACATTCACCCTTTCCCGACCGGAACGATCATTTTCGATGTCCAACTGGGAACGGACTGGACCCGAAAGGGAGTTGAAGCATTCTTGCGCTACATGGAGCAGTCGAACGGTGTAGTGAGCGTGACCTTGACAACCACAACCGACTCTGATACAATCCACCCATGCGAAAGCCACCCAACCACCGACCCGACCGACCGACCACTTGCGACTTCAGCGACTTGCTGAACGAGGTCGCCAAGTTCACCGAAACCAACCCCCTGTGGTTTGAGAACCCGGAGGACTTGGCGCGAATGGCAAGAGCCTACGGCATCATCACGATGATGAGTGGACCGGATTCATGCACGGAGGATGAGTGCGAATACATCCTCAACCTTCACCGCACCCTTCAGGAGAACCACAAGTGAACCCCACCAACAAGTTTGACGGATTCTTCAGCGGGAACGGAGAAATCCCGCAGAATGTGGAGATGCGACCCCCCACGGTGCCGATGATGGTTCACACCCTCATCGTCCTGACCGGAACCACGCCGGAGTGGTACAAGAACGAGAAGAACCGCATCATTGCCTGCTCGTTCTTGGAGGCCATTGCCGATGGGGTCAAGGAGTTCAGGGACGGGAAGGAGAAGGATTCTCCGATCTCCCTCTCCGAAGCCGCGTTCCTGATGATGACCTCCGAGATTCTGTTCGCCACGCAGCAGTTCGCCTCCGACGAGGAGCGCGAGCGTTGGCCTGACCGACCGGACACCGTGAGCGACGAGGACGAGGAGTGACTTGACAACCCGCGCCCATCGGGTACAATGGGCATCCCGCCTCTGTAGCGCAGTTGGTAGCGCAGTTGACTTTTAATCAATTGGTCGTGGGTTCGAACCCCACCGGAGGCATTATGAAAGACAACGAAATCCTAATTCACGCACTCACGGAGTCAGACAAACTGCAAATAATTTTTGCAGAACTCATGGAGTTTTGGTTGGAGGGAAAGGAACCTCCCACTTGGTTGGTTGATCAGTACTACGACCAACTGGAAGAAGTTCAGGTGGCTTTCAGCGCCGACAAGTTGCATGAGGTCGTGGCGCAGAAGAACCGAGACTTCTACGACGACCTTCAAAATAAACTTGAAGGCTTGCTTGACAACACCCCGGACTTGTTCTAGAATGGGGTCACGGCACGGTAGACCAACGGCAGAGTCAATTGACTCAAAATCAATAAAGTGTGGGTTCGAATCCCACCCGTGCTACTAAAATAGAGGCGGATCTTCTTCAAGACCGTCCAAGTTGAGAAGGTGAAAGTCTGACGAGTCCGATTCTTTGTAATCGTAGTGCAGTAAAGTAGCCTTCGACTTGTTCCCGTAGCCCAGTTGGATAGAGCAGCCGCCTTCTAAGCGGCAGGTCGCTGGTTCGAATCCAGCCGGGAACGCTTGACAAGAAAGGAAACGGTGCTACAATGCTGTACATGAACACCCCAAAGAGTATATTATAAGTTTTGGCGGTGGTTCAAACAAACCGCATAGAGGCAACCTACGGTTGCACGGTTCGCAGAGCCGTACAACTCTGCATACGGAAGGGTGGCTGAATCGTAGTTAGAGCGCATGCCTTATAAGCGTGAATATGTGGGTGCAACTCCCGCCCCTTCCACTTCCCCCAACCAAAGGAACGAGATGGATCTCAACAAGATCAGAGAGTGCTTGACAACGTTGGAAGACTTCGCCGCCATTCTTGATGATGGCATGGCTCCTGTCACGCAGGAGGAGATCGAAATCATGGCAGAGGAACTTCCCAAGATCATCTCCACTCTCAAGAAGGAAACCGATGTCAGCACGGGCACCGATATGTACGTCAAGTACAGCGGCTTCTGTGACGGCTAAAAGTTTTTGTTTTTTGCTTGACAACCCCCAACCACAAGGTACAATAGACACATGAACTTCGACTTCAACAACATCGCCCTGATCGCCCTCTCGCTCTTTGCCGGATACTTCGGCCTCGCCTACATGAAGGCCCGCTTTGAGGACAGGATGCGCGCCTACACGCAGCGCATGGATGATCTTCAGACTTGGTTCGACCGTGAGAACGAGCGCATCATGGATCGGATTCGGACTCTTGATGTCCGCGTGAATGATCTCCGTTTCAACTACGAGACTCACGCCGAATGCAAGAGCAAGTACCCGGCGGAGAAGAACTACTACAACACGGAAGTCTAAATCCGCTCTAGACTTCCTCTCATACCAGAGAGCCCCGCAATGGGCTCTCTGTTTTTATTTTGACAGTAATCTACTGATAGTAGTTTTGGATCGGATAGTAGTCCGATAACTAGGCGGCACTCGGCTTGACAAGTGGAAGGTGATGTGGTACAATCATATTGGTGGACAATATAAAAATGGATATTTCAAAATATTTGCGATAGGGTACTTGACACCCCAAAAAGATTGTGGTACAATGTTCGCATGAACAGCAACATCGACCGCCGCAAGCAGAAGTTCCTCAAGGCTCTCACCGACCTGTACGGAGTCCCATCCTCCATCGGTGAGGCACGGTACACCCGTGAGCAGTGCATCAACGCCTTCCACAACACTTACAAGGTGTCGCCCAACGACAACTACAGCACCCTCCCGGCTTGGATCGTGCAAGACAAGTCCCGTCGCCTTGGCCGGGGACTCTACAACATTCCCGAAACGGTTGTCCTGACCGACGCCATCGAACCCGAAAATGTTTACGAAACTTCAGGACAGGATTTGACACCACAGGAAACTTGTGGTAGAATGGAAACCATGAACAGCAGCAACTACAACCTCGTCATGCCGTCCAACGATGTTTCCCTCGTCCCCGTCAAGAACGAAACTTTCGTTCCGTGGGGACACTACGAGGACATCAATGCCATCCTCGCCTCCAAGCAGTTCGCTCCGGTCTACATCACGGGTCTGTCGGGCAACGGCAAGACCACGATGATCGAACAGGTCTGCGCGAACACCGGACGGGAGTGCATCCGTGTCAACATCACCGCCGAAACCGACGAGGATGACCTGATCGGTGGGTTCCGCCTCATCAACGGCGAAACCAAGTTCGTGTTCGGTGGAGTCGTGCAGGCCATGCAGCGTGGCGCAATCCTCCTGTTGGACGAGATCGACTTGGGAACGGAGCGCATGATGTGCCTTCAGCCCGTGCTTGAGGGCAAGGGTGTCTACATCAAGAAGATCGGAATGTTCGTCAAGCCCGCTCCCGGCTTCAATGTGGTCGCCACCGCCAACACGAAGGGCAAGGGCGAGTCTGATCGGTTCGTCGGCACCCGCTGCATGAACGAGGCGTTCCTTGACCGCTTCTCCTACTGGTTTGAGCAGGAGTACGCTGATAGGGTGGTGGAGGCCCGCATCATCATCCGCAAGATGAAGGCGTATGGCAAGGAGGACAAGGACTTCGCGCAGTACCTCGTCAAGTGGGCGGAAACGATCCGCTTGGGCTTCAAGGAGGGCGGCTTGGATGACATCATCACGACCCGTCGCTTGGAGGAGGTCTGCAAGGCGTTCGCCATCTTCAACGACAAGGAGAAGGCGATCAAGTTGACTCTCACCCGGTTCGACCCGGCTACGCAGGAGGCGTTCTACAACCTCTACACCAAGATCGACCCGACCATCCTTCCGCCTGTGGACGGGATGGACAAGGAGAAGCAGGCCGTTCCCGCTCCCTCCCCGTCTGACACCAACTACGCAATCAACGCCTAACAAAAAGGAAAAAGAAAATGCCTTACATGAACAAGCGCAATCGTTTCGTCGCAGCCGCCAAGCAGTACGCGGATGCCAACCTCAACGGCGACTACAGCAACTTCAAGAAGTCTGACCTCCTCACGGTCGCACAGTCGATCAACATGAAGGGGACTCCGACTTGGGTTGTCAAGGAGTACGCAAGCGCGGTGAGCCGTGGCGTCTACGACCTGACGAGCCTGATCGCTCCTGTGACTGTCTGATGCTGTTCTGATGTGGGGTGGGGCAATCGGCCCCACCCCTTGACAAGACGCACCACCTGTGGTAGAATACCGACATGAACACTTCTCTCTCCATCTTCGCCCGCGCTCTCGCAACCGAAAACCTCTCGTTCTCGTTCGATGCCAACGCAGACACCGCATCGTTCGACACCAAGAGCCGTCACCTCGTCATGCCCGTGTGGGATGTCTCCGACACCCTTCAGACCATGCTTGTCGCCCATGAGATCAGCCACGCCCTGTGGACTCCCCATGAGCGCAGTCAGGAGTTGCTGACGCAGGCGGAGAAGGACGGCTACTGCATCAAACTCCTCCACCACATTGCGAATGTCATTGAGGATGTCCGCATTGAGAAGTTGATGAAGGCCAAGTACCCCGGCACCCGCAGAGACTTCTTCTTGGGCTACAAGGAGATCGTGGATGCCGACCTGTTCAAGTTCAAGTCGATGGACTTGAAGAACACCAACATCATCAACCGACTCAACCTCCACTTCAAGTGGGGTGTCCCCGGCTTCCTGCCCATCGACCTCAACGCGGACGAGAACGAGATCGCCATGTTGGTCGATGCCGTTCAGACCTTCGATCAGGGGTTTGAGTTGGCAAAGCACCTCTACAAGCATCCTTCCATGAAGGATATGCGCGAGAAGTACGAGGCGCAGGCTGAAAAGCAGAAGAAGTCCTCCGGCACGGACGGGGATCAGGATGATGACGGCACGATGTCGCAGACTGATCTTTCGGACAGCAATCTTGGCATGGTCGATATGCCCTGTGAGTTCGGTCGCAAGAACGGCGAGAAGTTCCACGCCACGACCCTGACCATCAGCCCGGTGGTCAAGATCGAAAACAACATCATCACCACCGACGAGATGCTTGAGTCCTACGAGGACGCGATCATCGGAAACCCGTATGGGAATCCCACGCTTGACTTGACCAACTACCGCTCCTTCGTCAAGGAGTCCGATGCGTTCGTTCGCCAGTTGGTCGCGCAGTTTGAGCGTCGCAAGGCTGCGGACGAGATTCGCCGTGAGCGGCCCAAGCAGACCGGGATGCTGAACCTTGACCGCCTCCACCAGTTCCGCACCCACGATGACATCTTCCTGTCCAAGATCATCAAGCAGGACGGCAAGAATCACGGCATCGTGTTCTTGATCGACTTCTCCGGGTCTATGACCACCGTGCTTGACCATTGCATCCTTCAGGTGTTCCAGTTGGTTTGGTTCTGCGAGAAGGCCAAGATTCCGTTTGAGGTGTTCGGCTTCACCAACATGAACCTGATCGGCAACCGTGGCAAGGAGGAGGATGAGCGGCACCGCAAGTTCTGCCGCCAACACTCCATTGAGGAGCGGTATGTTCCGCTGTACCCCACCGAAACGCAGAACCCTCGCCCGGACAGCATTGTGTGCGGCAACACCCGGCTCATTTCGTTGGCTTCGTCGGCTGATTCGCCTGCCAAGCGTGAGCGTCTGCTTGCCTTTATCTACGAGTCCTCCGTGCAGCGTACTCGCAGTCAGGTGTTCTCGCTTGGTGGTACTCCGACCGTGGAGGCCATGATCCTCACCACTCAATACATGAAGAAGTGGGTGCAGGACAACAATGTGCAGATTCCGACCCTGATGCTCGTCACCGATGGACAGCCCAACGGTGTCTCGTTGGACCCGACCTCGCCCATGTATTCGGATGTGCCGTATCAGATTCGGGAGAATATGTCCCTCATGGTCCGCAACGACATCCTTCAGACCATGACCCGCATCGACAACAAGGAACACGACGGCATGGGCTTGGGCAATGTGGTGGTGTCCGTGATGCTTGATGATCTTCGTCAGACGATGAACGCGAGGACTGTCGGTATGTATGTGGGTGGTCGCACCTTCAACGATTCGCTCTACCGTGGCTTCTGCCTTCTGCCGCAAGACCATGAGCAGATGGACAGGATCATTGAGCAGGCACGAAAGAATGGAGATTGGAGAGCGACGATAAGCCTCCGCGAAAGCCCCCGCTACGAGATGGCTCAACAGCAGTACATGAGTGAGGGGTGCATCATCCTCCCCACCGTGAGCAACCCCGGCTACGATGCCTTCTTCCTCATCAAGACTCCCAAGATCGTCAAGGACGAGGAGGCGATTGTGGAGAGCGGAACCTTCGTCAAGGTGAAGAACACCTTCGTCAAGACGATGGGCAAGAGAGCCGGGAGCCGTGTGTTCCTCTCCAAGTATGTTGACATCGTGGCGGGTCAGCCTGTGCCAAAGAACGGGGGCAAGTTGTACGACCTCCCCGCCCACAACGGACTTGAAAGAAAGTAAGTAATATTAGGTACGCCCCCACCAGGAAGGAGAGAGCCTGGTGGGGGTTTTCTTTTGTCAAGAACAAAAATTATTATTTCCAGAAAATAATAATTTTGATAGTAGTACTGATAGTACTCGGATCGGATAGTAGTTATTTGGACGCACCAAGTATATTGTACCATGCCGGATTCCCGGTGTCAAGCCCCCCTGTTATCGTCTTATCGGACTCCCCTTGACAAACTTCCGACCCCGTGGTACAATCGTATTGGTGGACAAAATAATTGAATAGTTTATCAGACTTAGAACACAGGCCGGTGCTCAGAGGGTTATCGGACTTGTATTCAATTGCTTGACAACCCCTATATCTGGTGTATAGTTACCAGACTGTTCATGCGACTGATAACCCCCCAGCCCCCTGTGAGTACTGATCGTTATGGGGCGGGGGGTTATCGGGCGTTATTCTACCTGATTATTACCGGTCTGTCCCTCCTGGTTATATACTGGGCGGTTATCGGACTTGGAAAAATTATTCAGAATAATAACGGACAGGATTCAGAGGGACAGGATCCAGGAAAGACGGCTCACTACTATCAGGGCGGGGTCCTCCAGATGCTCAGATACGCCAGGTCCCTCCCCACAGATTAAAAATAATAATTTCCGGACAGGATTGAAACGGACATCCAGGAAACACCTGGACAGGATTCAAATTGTCGGACAGGATTGAGAAATTGTTAAAATTTCTCAAAATTTGTCAAATTTCTTTGAAAATTTGTAATTATTTGCTTGACAGCCTATAATGCCCTATAAGGCGTCGGTTTAAAAGAGGGCTCGGAGGGGTCTTTAAGGACTTGGAGGGGCTTGGAGGGCATTGTAAGACGATTAAAGGGGTGTTAGAGGGTGGGTCTGTAACTCCAAATTTCTCAAATATTCTTCAATATTCTTTACCCCACTCACTCCCACTCTCCCCCACCTTTACCCCTCATTGACAGGCTCAATATTCTCCATATCAGCCTTATCAATAACATAGGCTGGTATGGTTTTCTTTCCTTCTATTGAGTGTGCTTTCTTTATTCTATTCAACCCGTCTGTAATCGAAATAGTACCGTCTTCCTGCCTTATGCCCAATACGGGTACGCTGGTATCAGCCTTTTCCATTCTTTTCTTGTGTTGAGGATTATCCATGTCATATTGCTTGTCCCACCATTCCAAAGCGTCTGTTTCTTTGATGGGCAAATCTTTTACGAAAAATTCTTTCTTTGATTTGGCGAAATCGTAGATGTCCTTGACTCGGTACTTCTTCCCAGTCTCGTCATTGGTGGCGATTTGTTGATCCCAATTTTCTACCTGTCCCTTCTTGGGCGTGTCGAGGTAGGGGTCATAATTTTCTAAAAATTGTTTGAAATTTTTCATTCTTTGGTTCCGTGTATGATTCCATGTTCGATTCTGGCATTTGGGAAAACTTTTCTGACTTCTGGTAGATGGGCTGCGGTAGTCATGTTGTTCTGCCATGAATCTTTCTTTGTTTGCTTGCCCTGACCTGTTCTATCCCCTTCGTAAATGGAAATAAAGATTCTTCCACCGGGCTTGAGGGTTGAGTGTGCGGTTTTCAGGGCTTCGTGTCTGTATTCGGGTTCCTTGATGACATTCAGCACATTGAACAGAGATGCGCTGTCTGCCCCTTCCTTACCCACTTCCTGCATGACCTTCGTATTGTGTTCTTCCGGGCGGTTGAAGGGATCAAAGACATGAGCCTTGACTCCCAATTTTTCTAAAAATTCCACGGCGTTGTCAAACTTTCCGCCTCCGATGTCAATGTGCGTAGTGTCGGGCTTCCATCCCATTTTTCTGTGTATGGTGGTGTAGGCTTCGGGGAGTTTGGTCTTGTTGATGCTGGTTGCGGCAGAGGTGAACTCTTGGGCATCCTCAACAAGGAAATTTTTGAAACTTTTCATCAATCTATTTATGAGTCGAATGCTTGACACTCTTGGGTAATGGGGTATAGTTAACCCATGCGAAACGAAAAGACTACCGCTGGGAACAAGGCCGCACAGGAGTTTCTGAAGGATCAGAGCATCGCTGACCTCAAGGCCGAGATCATTCGTCTGAATGACAAGATTCATGCCATGCGCTCCGTTTTGTGGGAGTGGAATGTCTCGTCCGGGCCTGTGTGGGAATATTGGAAGTTGGCAAAGGTTGGAGAAACCGCCGAGGACTATTCCCATTGGACCGAGGACTATTTTGATTCTGACGACGACATCCCCCTTCCCCCCGAACAGGAGTAAACATGACTACCAAAATGAAAAAGAAAAAGACTACACCCGTAAAGACTCTTAAACTTTTCCCCGAGGCTGGTGTGTTGGGTCTGCTGACCGACGTTGCCATCACCTCCATGATGCTTGGCGTTGCGTTCATGATGCTTCTGCTTTGCTTGCAGATGGCCGAGAAAGTAACCATCACCTTTGGAAAGTAAATCACATGAACAAGACAATCGCTACCAAATGGGTCAAGGCTCTTCGTTCAGGAAAGTATAAACAAGGTGACAATTATCTTTGTCAGATCAGCAGCAAGGGCATAAAGCACTGCTGCTTGGGTGTGCTGACGGAGATTTATCAGACCGAGCAGATAGCAAAGAAGAAAAAGACTCTTCCGGCAAAAATTGTCAAGATGTATAAGAATGCCCCATTCGATGTCGTAAAGTATGGCAATGGCAAGAGTTCTGCCGAGGAACTTCCCCTCGCTGTTCAGCGTTGGGCTGACATGGATGGCAGACTTGGAGAGTTTGATGATGAAGGTGCTGGCGACTTTGGAAGCCTGTCACACATGAATGATGCTGGCTACTCGTTCAAGAAAATTGCCAACTTCATCGAAAAGAACTACGAGAATCTTTAAACATGGCTACCAAGACTAAAAAGACTCCTACCTCGCTCACCGACCGTTTGGACAACATGATCGAAAAAATTTCTGATCTTGCGATTGAAGTGAGTGATGGTGAACTCAGCCCCAATGAGGTCTATGACCAGTTGGACAATATTTGCAGCGATCTTAAGAAGATGAGGGATTTTCTATAAAATATCATGCCCGACTACCAGCCCATAGATTACCGCCTACGCTGCCATACCAAGCGCACCGATCTCCCTGTGGATGTTCTGCGCGACATTGGTGAGGCGTATGCGGAGATTGAGCGGTTGCGGAATGAACTTGAAGATGCCAAGATTCAGATCGCAAACATGGAAGATGATTATTATAGAATCAGGGATCACAATGAGCGATAAGATGACCAAAGAGCGTTGGCTTGAACTCATGCAGCCCTATGCAGAGAACGATGGCATCAACCTGACTCCCGAAGAGATTGAGGCTGGATGGCATTGGTGTGAGGAATGGGACGGCCTGCTCATCCATGTCGATGACGATGAGTTTGATTGCTGCACTTGTTCTTGGATGGACAAGTTCCGCACCCCCGAGCGCATGAAGATGATTAAAGAGCGCATGGAGCAACGGTACAAGTCTCAAGAGGCTATGGACAGGATTGCAGAGTTGGACGAGAAGATGGGATTGAATCCGGGACAAGATGCCTTGGACTACTTTTCCAACATCAAAGACGAACCTGAAAACAGTGGCTAAGTAGTATTGTGGACAAACAGATTCCAGTATTTTGGTTTGCATTCTTCACCTTCTTGCCTTTGATGACGTTAGCCGTTGGTGATATTCTAATTCACATTATGGAAAAGTGGAATGGAAGATATAGATTCGTTAAAAAAGATAATTGAAGAGCAGCACAAGCAACTCACAAGATTGCAGGAAAGAAACACAGAACTTTCTGTTGCTTTGAGCAATTCTCTGAAGGACGTTGTGTTCTACCAAAATTATGCGGGAGCAGAGGTCTATAGAATGGACTTCAAGAACGCTGCTGCCATGAGGCAGGAAATGTATCGTTGGATGGATATCGCTCAGGGAAAAACAAATAAATAAAGGACGGGCATTAACTCAGCTTGGTAGAGTGCTTGCTTTGGGAGCAAGATGTCGTTGGTTCAAATCCAGCATGCCCGATTAAAATGAAAAAGAGAAACAGAGATTATTCTGCGGAATATAAGCGAAGACACAACGAAAATAAGTTGTGGTATATTCCTTTTATGAAAGATAAAAAGTGCTCTGTGTGTGGAATAAATGATCCCAGAGTTCTCGACTGGCATCATCGTGATCACAATGAAAAAGAATACGGAATTGCAGACATGCTTTCCCGCTATTCAAAAGCGGCAATTATGGCAGAAATTTCAAAATGTGTTTGTGTTTGCAAAAATTGTCATGCGATTATCCACCACGAAGAAAAGGGAAAAATTAGAAAAGTCAAAAAAAATCTTGTGAAACTTGATATCTAATTATATTGGCTTTTCCTGTTGTCAAGACTTTAATTTATTGACAAAAGCCCAAGTTGATGTATTATTGTCTACAAACAAAAAGTAACAAAAACTATGAAAACTATACTCAACAAACTCTTGTTTCCGTTTATCATCTTTCTGTTCGTCAACATGATTGGTTTTGTTTATGCTAAGAACTACGAAGGCGCAGTTGCGGGCAGTCTGATTGGAATGCTCGTTTCCATTCTTGTTCTTGAGATCCGAGCAAAGATTGAATAATTGATAGTAGTATGCGGCCCTTTCGTCTAGTTGGTCAAGGACACGGCCCTTTCAAGGCCATAACATGGGTTCGAATCCCGTAAGGGTCATTATGACACTTCCTCACGAATCAGCTAATAGCATCAACCAAGCCCGCGACTTTCTCTTTGAACTTATGGATACCAAGAAGACTCCAGACGTTCCTAAAGCCATCAGGGAGCGGGCAAGAGCCATTCTAAAGCACTATCCCATGCAGTGTGATGTAAAGACCATGCATGATCCGGATTGTGGTGTTTATGGGTGGGGCAAAGGAAAAGACGAATGAATTCCGGTGAAACCAAAGATTATTTTGATCCACTCGATAAACTCATTCAAGAGTTTCCTGCGGTGTTTCAGAATGTAAACAATTCATCGGAGTATTCTCTTCCAAGTGGGTGGTATAATATTCTTTATAATCTTTGCGAGGAACTAACTCCAATCTTGGTCAATGAGCGTTCAAAAATAACAGAAGATCCAGAACAACCTCTGTTTTCGGTTCTTCAGATCAAGGAAAAGTTCGGTGGTCTTCGGTTCTATTTTATGATGAATACGGAGAATAAAGAACTTTATGATTTTGTTCAGACATTGGTTGACATTGCAGAAGACAAGTCATATGATACCTGTCAGATCACCGGCAAGGTTGGAAAACTTTGCAAAAAGGGAAGTCACTACATGACTCTTTCTGAAGAAGCAAGAATAGCACAGGGGTTTAAAATTGTCGGTGGATAAAAGAAATCTTATTGATCACTATAAATATTGGAACGATGACGCTATTCGCGCTGATCTTGATGTTAAGCGGCACAACTTTTCTGTTGTCTGTTGCAACATTGGCAACGATTTTAATATTGCTACCGTCATACGAAATGCTAACGCATTTCTTGCGGAGAAGGTCGTAATCTATGGAAACAAGAAATACGACCGCAGGGGAACAGTTGGTACGCATCATTACACCAACTTTCGTCATGTCAAAGGCATTGACTGTCTCGGCTCCTACATTGAAGAAACTTTTTCCAAGCATGAAGGTAAAGTTAAACTATTGGGAGTTGACAATGTTTCTGAAGCAAAAGATGTGAATGAATATAAGTTCGATCCCGACACTCATTATGTCATGATCTTTGGACAGGAACAAATCGGGGTTCCTGAAAATGTTCTAAGTATGTGTGATGATATTCTTTATATTCCCCAGTATGGATCTGTTCGCAGCATTAATGTCGGGACAGCATCTGGAATCATAATGAATAATTATTGTTCTGCAGTTCATTCCTTCGTAGTGTAACGGTAGCACCAGAGACTTTGGATCTCTTTGTCTAGGTTCGAATCCTAGCGAAGGAATTTTAGGAGATTATTATGAAACCAGTTGGTAAATGGATATTAGCAAAATCATTAATCGGCGGAGAGAAAAAAACAGAAGCGGGAATCATTTTTAACGAGAAATCAACTTCCAAAATTATTCCTGCAAAGGTTGAAGCTGTCGGAGACAAACTTACAGAAGATGTCCAGATCGGGGACACGATTTGGTGGGACGTAAGTAAACTAAAAGATGGATACGGCGGTTCACACGTAGTTCATCAGGACTGGATTGAATTTGTAGAGAGATAAAAGAAACAACCCCGAACAGCTCGGGGTTGTCGGACCTGAGATTCTATCTCAAGTGGGGTTATCTTTTTTTCATCTCATATTCTGTTTTTGGAAAATTATTATCTGATTTTACAGGAGTATGATCAGCAATATTGTGCATCACTCCAATTTCATCTTCAACCCCCATGTGTGGAAAGTTTTGTTTAAAAAAGTGATATGCTGATTTTGCTTGCTCTGGTGATGGCCCTTTTGTTACTGCGTCCAAGTGCATTTTTGCGGCAGCTATAATTTCTGGAGATGCATTTTGCCCTGTTCCGAGGACTGGACTGCCTCCACCCGCTAAAATCTTTTGCAATTCTTTAACTCCAATACCAGACATTTTTTCATTTCCTGGTAGATAGTCATCTGTCCAAGCGACATCTTCATTTAACTTTCTCAAAGTCAACGCAAGTCTAGCGCGCTTTCCAGTTTTTCCACCCTTCTTTGCAGCCTTTTCAAGTTTTGATACAGGAATTTTTTCACCCTTCTTTGTTTTCATGCTTTTGCGCAGAGAATTTTCTTTTTTAATTGCTTGTTGAATCCATTTTTTCTTTTCAAGAATAATTTCTTCAACCAATTCAAAATCGTCTCCAAATACTTCTTCAAGAAGTTCTTCAACCAATTCAACTTCAGTCAAATCAGCTTCAAAAGATTCTTCAATTTTTTTTCCCTTTTTCTTTGCCATAGCTTGTTCAATAGCTTTGCTACGAGAATCAAGGTATTCTTTGGTTCCGGATTCTACTTTTCCATCACCGTCGTAATCTTTGTCAGCCTTTTTTTCAGGCTTTTTGCCTTTTTTCTTTGCTTCGTTCAATTGAGCTTCAAGAATTGCTTTCTGTTTCATCAAATAAAAATTATCAATAAAATTTAATGACATTTGAAATTGGTCTTTGAAATTATTCATAAAATTATTTAGTTTATTTTAAGCTTAAAGATTCATCTTGGCGGGATTTGATATATTCATTCATTTTATCCAAGTACCCAAGATTTCTCAATTCTTTAAAAATTAAATTTTCAACAGAATTTTCACCTGATTTTTTCAGAGATGAATTTCTCATATCTTTTATCTTGGTTTTAATTTTTTCAAAAGATTCATCTTCTGCGCTGCTGTTTATAAGATTGTCTATTTTTTGGGTAAAATAATCTACCTTTGTTTTGATAAGAGGATCTTCTAAATTCACCTCTTCTTGTTTTGGATGCTGTATCCAATCGTTGCTTGTGAGACTGAAAACTCCTTGACCAGTTGGAGTTGGATCATCTTTTCCTTGTGCGTAAAGCTCTACATCGTGGCCATAAATTTTAATATCATGTATTTGTGCCCATAGCTGCTTTTTATCTTTTAGATACTCATCTAGTAAATCTGGACAATCTGGCATTTTTTCTTTGTCAATTAATACGTGAACATCAATATCAGAATAATCTGTATAGTTAAAATTTGCATTACCGCCCACCATTATAATATCTACAATTGCTTCCTCTGGGATTTGTGCAAACTCGGCCCAAGTTTTTCCTATTTCTAGAAGTTTATCTTTGACTTCTTGTTTCAACATATCTTTATCCCACAGTTTTTGATTTAATTCATTGTGGTATTGGAGAGTTAAAGAAGAAGCCTCTTCAAGATGTTCTTTGAAAGTCTTTCTTTTCTTTTTTGAAATTTCAATAGCTGCAAGCTGGTCTACAGCTTCTTCTTTGCTATAGTGTGTTCCGAGAAGTTTTTCACCAGAAGAATCTCTGACTTCCCATTTGTTTCCGCGCTTTACAATCATGAAGATATTTATCCAATAAAAAACCCGGTTTTTCAGATGCGGGAAAACCGGGAAACCCCACTGCTTTAAGCAGCCATCCGCATTGGTGCGGCTTTTATATTTGCAACTGTTTATTTACGACACTTGTTACCCGTGTCGGGTATCTCCTTCTTCATTACTCTGCGCCAATCGAAGCCAGTTCAGCCCCGTATTGATCTAAAGCCTAGGACTTTAGATCGTGCCCCGCTGTAACGAGGACTTGTTTCGCCGTCTCCAGAGTTTACAGTAGCTCTAGGTTAGGCTAATGGAGCCGAGGGGAATCGAACCCCTGTCTTGTCGCATTTCAATCCGAGATCAACAATACCGAAAGCGTAGCGAGGGGCCTGCACCCATGCTCAATCACCGTTTGCAACCAATGATCCTAGTCAGCATCACACACTGAACTACGCATGTAGATTATTTAGTGCGAGCAGAAGGATTCGAACCTTCGTAGGCTGCAGCCAACAGATTTACAATCTGCCCTCGTTGTCCACTTGAGTATACTCGCAACGATTACAGTATATCTCAACACACTTTCAAGTCAATTAATTGACTTATCTTTTTTAAAGTATATACTATTATCATGGCTAAAAAGAAAAGAATTAAAACTGTTCCTTACATTCTCAATGATTTTGATTTAGTAGAACATCTTCTTTCAAATAGTGATGAAGAATTTAAAAATTCTTTAGTTGAAATGCCATTTTCTTTGATTTTGCAAAATTATGCAGATTACTGCGAAGCGATTGGTTCTCATGTTGGTAAGGGAAATCAAACCTCCAAAGATAATCCACTAGATAAACTTTATGAGCGAAAGCACATTCTCAGCGATGAACTTAAGAAGATGATGTTTGAAGCAAGAGAGCAAACAAGCACATCAGACTATTATTATGACAGGGCTGCTGATGAACTGTGGGTCGTGAAGAACAAAAATAAAAAATAAATTTTAAAAATCTCCATAATTCACGGTTCCCAAATATTTGTAATATATTTGTTTTGCAGTAAATGTTTGACCACCTGAAATCACAGTGTGGCCGAATGTCATTCCAGTTATTGCTTCTGCTGTATTGCCCGAAAGATTAGTTAAAAAAGCACTTTTTTGATAGTCTACGTAAAAAACTTCATATCTTTCATATGTTACCCCGGTTGGGGCTGTGGCGTTTGTTGCAAAATATTTTTGATTTTCTGAATATTGCCAAGCAGAAGAAATGCCAGTCAAGCCGATGATATAATCTGGCGTATAGGCGGAAATTATCGCAGGACCATCTGTGCTTGTGGGAACAGAATTGGCCATGTATAGAGTACACATATGCTCATATCTTCTGGCGAGCGGTCTAACATCGGATGGACATTTGGAAAATAATTCTCCCGATAAAGCAGGTAAAGACCAAGTTATTCCAGAAATTTGTACTGAGGGGAGCGAAGTCCAATTATTATTTGTTTTTGGTTTTATTGGTGATGTTATTGCTGGCATTTATATTATACTCTCTAATTTATTTTTTATATTTTCAATAGTATTTTTAACATTATCAAAATGCCATGTTCTGGCAACTTTTTTAGATGTTTTGTTGGAGAAGTAAAATCCTGCAGTTATTCCTACAATATCTATAAAATATTTCATAGATGGATAAAAAGTAGAAGCGTGTGTTGGTCCCGATCCAGATCCATAATATGTACCATCAATAATGGTTGATCCAGCACTTAAAATATGACCAAGACTGTATAATTTACCATTTTTTTTGTATAATATTAAACCAGAAGAATCTCCACCCCACAAATTGCCTAGAAAAATTGCTTCTATTGTTTTTATTGCAGGTAAGAATGTTGAAAAATTAGTAGATTTTGTAACAGGAGGAATGCTAAAACTAATATAGTTTACGGGGCAGATCGTATCGTTTCCTCCCCAAAGATAAACATCAGTCACTGGAATTACATATGCTCCACTGGGAGTGATATAATTTTTCATATTTTTAAATTGTTCTTCACTTAAAATGGAAAGCGGATGTATTCCACTTAATCTATGGGGGCCAAAGTTATTCGAAGAAGAGTAGTTTTTCTTTTTTATTATAGCGTGGTCACTCTCGGTTATTTTGTAAAAAGTTGCACCTTGTGTGGTATCATAAAGACCAAATGTAGCACCCCCCGTTGGAATTGTGGAGATATAATCATACATGTGTTCAGTATCTGATATAAAATTTATTCCCGTCAATCCAGAATTCCAAAAAACAACTTCAGTTAGACCTGTGAGACCCCCTTCTCTAAATCCATTAAAGGGAGCTGAATCACTTGTACAAATTTGTATTGGGTTTATTTTGAAAGGATCAGTACAAAAATAATTTCCATTACCATAATCCCAATGGAAAAAATATGTAAAGTGTATAGAACAACTTAAAAATTTATCACTAAGTTTAAAATAAAGAGGATGATTATTGTTATAATAATTTGGATAAATCGAAGCGGTGGACCCGGGTGGGGGTGTTCCCAATCCAGGAGAAGTGTTTGGACGATCCCAGTCTCTATATCTTAGCGATATAGCTTTATATGATTCTCTGGCGTCATATAACAAACAATTTGGATTTATGCCTATTGGATAACCAGTATTTCCCGAATCGTAAAGATAGGGGTCGTGCAAGGTTGGGTTGTATGCAGGGAAGTACATTACTCCCAAGTTCCTCCATTTACTAAAGTAATTGTACCCAATGCACTCGGTATTTCTTGACCAGTAAGAGTAACAATACTTTCATTTATGTCTTGAACTAATTGATATAGTTCTAAAATAGACGCTTCTCTTGGGAAATCTGTATTTACATCTATAGAACCAGAGACATAGATCTCTACGTTTTTGCCTTTTCGTTCTACTTGAACACCTGGGCCTCGGATTATCAAATCGTTAACAGATTTTAATACTTTTACTCTGTTGCCGTTTTCATCTTCGGTTACAATACCTACAGCACCACCACCCCCTATCCCCCCATCTAATGATTTTGTACGAATTGTTTCCAGAGTTTTTTGAACTGCAACGGAATTCTCGTTTGCAAAAATATCACCCAATTTATTAAGATCCAATTGTATCTTATTATCTTTTATCACTAAAGGTTCTTGAACTTCAATTTGTGAAATTTGCAATTGCTCATTTAATGGTATTTGAACCTTTAATTTTGTTTGAGTCGGTGGTTTGATTGGTGTACTTTTGTTTATAATATCAATCAATGCTTCTTTTGTGGCTTCAGTCAAACTTACTGGTTTGGACTTTTTTTCTTCTTGTAATTTTGAAAAAACTTCAGCCTCTATTTTGTGCTTTTCTTCTATTTGTTGTTTTGTGGATTTTCTCACAAAATTTTTTATAAAATCTGAATTTGGGTGACTCATAGATATATTTATTCAAGTCTTGACTAATAAAAAATATAAAACATAATCCAACTATGACAAATAAAGAATTGGAAGAAAAAATTTACGATTTTGGAGAAGTTATGTACCGATTGGGTCGTATGGAAACAGATGGAAATTCCAATACAAAAGACTATAATAAAATGTGTAAAAGACGGGAAGAACTTACAGAAGAATTTGACAAACACTTTAAAAATAACAAAAAGCTAGCATCAAATTTAAATTTAATCTAAAGTATCACCAAAGGTAGCTTTTAAAACCGCATCTGGATTAAGAACATTTGATCTTTTTAACTGTTTGAGCAATTCTCTTCTTGCTTCAATTTTCCATGCAGCCAAACCATCTACAGATGGGTTTTTGCTTCCAGCAATTTGATCTTCTTTATTGTACAGATTTCCTTCTTTGAGACTTGACTTATTTTTATTCATGGCTATAATAGTTATATCGCGGCTGTAGTATAATGGCCATTACGCTAGCCTTCCAAGCTTGATATGAGAGTTCGATTCTCTCTAGCCGCATTTATGCCAAGACCAAAAAAAACTTCTACTCAACCCAAGAGAAAAGTTAAAAAATTTGTAGATAAACCAAAACCAGTTTATCCAGAATTTATTCAATCTTTTATCAATAAAGTTCAAGAAAATTCAAATTTTTTGGTAAAAGTAGATCAATATGCTGAAGGAAATTCATATCACGTGGCAGTAAATATAAAAAATGGTTCTAGACAACGAACTATTTGGATGGTTGGCTTTGCCACAAGCAGTCTTGAACTCAATGTTTTTTGGAATTCTGAAGCATATAAAGTATATAAGTAAAATCCCTAAATATTAGGGAATGTTAATAGACTATAACTATAAACACGAATTTGTAGGATTAACCTTTTCTGGATTAACTAGTTATTCTTATACTTTACCAAAATCAAATAAAGGTATAATTTTTAAAGATTCAAGTAGTGCAAAAGAAGTACTTGATGATAATGGATTAGATTATAAAATTATTTTAAAATCTTTAACTTTTTTAGATCCAGAAAATAATGAGATTGATTTTGAGTTAAGTTCTTTAGTAGTTGGGGGTGGGGGTATATATTCGACTACCAGTACAAATATCGTCTCAAATTATTATCACCAATATCCAATTATTGCGTCTTCACCGACTAATACTATAGCTACGACGGAGTCTATTTATTTAAATAGTTCTGGTACTGTTCTTGATGAAATATTTTTACCAATAAAAATTAAAAAATTAAATTTTCTAATAGACGACTGGCAAGGATACGGGTTGCCAGCTCCAGAATTTGATTGGTCTGGAGTAAATCCATTTACCTTTACAATATTATATTAAATTATGAGATTATATAGTAAATTAAAATCCCTGGAATCTGGTCAGCCTGCAGGAAAATCTAATAAAGGATTGTTTGTTGTTGCATATGCCACACCCGGCTCTCCCGCAGTAAATTTTACGGTCAACGCTTATAATTCAAGCGGTTCGACATTCTCCCTTTCATATACTTTACTTGCTCCGTCCTCTGCAACTGGAATTGCAAACTCAACCAATAACATGTTGATACCATTTAGAGTAGAATCTTGGTCGGCTGGAGCTGGTTCATTTTTTGTCTATGAATTATATTGATAAATAATTGTATGAGAACATTCAACAAAGTAAAATATTTTGGAGCAGGGCCAACTGGTGCTACAGGTGGTAAAAATAATGAAGCTGTTTTGATTCGTAGTACGGCAACCAGCGGTGTTAATACAATTACATTACATTGTTTTGGTACAACTGGGGGGACTGTTGGTGTTGGACCGCTAGTAATTGGAAACAGAACGGCTACAATTTTTCCAATGAAAATATACGGATTTACTGGATCAACTTCTGGAATAGAAGTTTGGGAACTTTTTTGAATTAATGAAAAAAAATCTTCGTTGTTTGGTGACTAATAATGTAATTAAACCGGGGGAGTGGTATTGGTATTCGTGGGAAATGGAAGCGCCTATATCTGCTTCGGGAATGGCTGATATTGAAATGCGCCGCCACGAACCTGATGATGAATTTGCTAAAATTTTATGGGAAGAGTGGGAATGGTCTAGGGAAATAGGCCAACCCGATCTTTAATTCCCAAGAAATTTAGAAATTTTTGCTGATACAGATTCGTTTGCAGGTTGGGTTGTCTTTGGTAATGTTACAACCCGAATTTTTGCACCACCGCCGAGAGTAGTTCTTCCCTCGGCATCCGTGGGAAGATCCTTTAGAGTTTTTGGCTTAATACTTTTTCTTGACAATTTTGGAACAGATGTTTCTGCTGGAATTTCTGAACCCAATTCTTTTGTTCCTGTGGATTGCATTTCTGCACCAGCATCGGGCGTTGCTTGAACTTTTAACGATGATCCAATGCCTCTTGCTGGTATTTCGCCTGAAGCAGCTTTATGGACTAATTCATCATCACCTTCTATTGGATTGCCAGAATCAATTCTTGCTTGAGCAGCAAAGGGATCTGTAAAATTTGGATGACCAATATTTTTTGAATGAATGTGCTGGTTTGTTGTTAAAACATCAGATACATCACTATCCCCGTCGTCATTTCGATCTGAAACTTTTAAGTCAGGAGCTTTGGTTGTAGGTGAAAGTCTACCAACTCTTTCCGCTTCTTTTTCGGCTCTCAATTTTTTGTATATTGCAATTTGCTCCGGAGTAGTGGCTGGGCCTGCTCCTTCATTTTCTCCACCCGGAATACTCTCATAACTTTCGTCACCAAAAATTGTTTCTCCACGTCCTCTTTCAAGAAAAGAAGTTGCCCTTGCTTCTTTTCCTATATTTGATACTCCCTGCGGTGTAACTCTAATTTGCTCTGATGGTTTTAATGTTGGATTTGGAGATTTGCTAGAAACTTTTGCTTCTGGGCTTCTACCAGTATTAATAGTCTGAATTAGGTTATACAGCCCCTGAGCGATTTTTGATTCTTGAGATTCTTCCCCCGAGCCTGCGCTTGTTGTGGTAGTCCCACGAATGCGTGTAGATCTGCCACCATAGTCACCAACTTGACTACCACCTTTCATGGCTTCATTTAATGTTTGCTGAGTTTCCTGCACTTTATTTGCGGCACTATTTAGGGAGTGAATCCAGCTGTAATAACCTTTAATATTCTTCATAGAATTATTTATATTTGACTTTATCTCAAAATACACTATAATTATTCATATGGATTATGGTTCACATGGTGCAGGCAAAGGCGATTCGTATCGTCCTGTAAATTACGCAGAATATTGCAAAAATTGGGATAAAATTTTTGCAAAAAAGAAGGCTTCCAAAAAGAAACTTGACAAACCTAAAAAGAAGCGTATAATATAACTATGCCTAACTCAAAACAACGTATTACTGCACGTACTCACAAAAAGCGTAAAAATAGGATTGCTCAGAAACGTGCTGAGAGTCTTATGAATGCAAAGGTTGGCACTCTTCGTAAGCTTGACGAGATTGGCCAACTTCCTAAGTCTGTCAAGCTTGCAAGGTTGCCTAATGGCTAAAACTGAAACTAATATGACGTTTGAAGACATTCGTAAGAAGTATAACAACATCGATTGTTTTTTTACCTATTTTGATGGTGAAAAATCTTCTTTTGATTTTTATGGAACTGATGCTACTGGGACTGAGGTTAGAATTTCTCTCGGTGGTTGTCCTGCTTGGATAAAGCATCTTTCGTTTGGTCCTAATGATGGTATAAATATTTCTGATGCTCTTGAGCGTCATGTTCGATACATCTCGGTTACCGACAATCGTGGTAAAGTTGTGTATGAACAAATTTTTGATGTCAACTAAAGGAAACTATGAATAACTCCGATCACAATGATTTTATGAATTGGCAAAACGGCGACGAGAATCCCGAACCAAATAACTTTTTTTATTATGGCCCATGGAATGAAAAATTTCGTGACATGTGGAACAAGATGCACCAAAACATTGATAAAAATGATTACATTGAGCAGATGAAAGATTATATGAATTTGAATGATCCCCCAAGTTCAAATCAATATAATAAAGAAAAGAATCGCAGACAAAGACAGAAAAGTAAGTTTCAAAAAGAGACTATCCTTTCTCAGGAAGATTATTTAAAGCTCATAGAAATTCGTGGTTATCTTTCTATAACCGAACAGTATGCCCACGTAAAAGCATTGGATAAACTCATCAATCGTATTCAAATTGTAGAAAGGGGACCAAAATGAGTGACTACAAACCAGGTTCCGGTTATGATGCTGGATTTAAAACGAGAATGAATGGCGGTGAAAAGCCAAGCAATGTTCTTTTAGCAGAGAATAATGTTTATTGGACTGAGTGGCTTGCTGGTTGGGATGATGCTCATTCCCAGATAATCAGCGAGTCCAGAGCAAGAAATACTTGTTCAAATAAAAAGTGTTGTAAGAATAAAAAATTTATTCAAGATTAAAATCATCTGAAGATAAATTAAATTCTTCTAAAAAATTTGTTGCTGGATAATTTATCCAGTGCATATACTGGTCGCCAGATTCCGGATTTACGGTTCTGACGGCCATTTTTGCTTTGTTTCTTTGGGAAAATCTTTTTAAATATCTTTTTGTATCGCTATCTGGAACGTCTTTCCATGACTTTGCTTGTTTAAAAGACGTAAATTCCTCTGGGCATACATCAAATATTTCACAATTTTTTAAATATTTTCTTTTTATTATTCCATCACTAAGAGGTGGATCAAAGCCCGCAACTCCAACAGCAGGAGAATCCTGTGATGATGGGCCACCAAGATTTCCAGATGACATGTCTTCAAGCAACTCATAATAACTTAATTCACCATTAGTAACTTGAGTAATGTGTCCCTCTATCAAAGCTTCCAAATATTTTGAATCTAAATCGTAATCTTCAAACTCTTCTGAAAAAAGTTGAAGTGTGCTAAAATATGAAGCTAGCTTTGCTTTTGTTAAGTTTGATGGAATCTGTTCAAATATTTTTTTCAATTTTATGATCAAATATTCAAAAGAATCTATGCTGCTTTCTGGTTTTATAATGTTTCCTCTTTCGTCTATCGAACCAGCTCTATATGCATTTAAGTTGGTGTATGGCCCAGATACAGCTTGAGCGAATTCATAGAAGTAAAAAGGAGGAATGTATGATGAACCTGAAAGCATCAAAAATATTTAGTTTTCTGTTTGTGAGAGTTTTCTATCGACCCGAGGATCAGTATTTAAAACCATATAATTTACTTCAGGTATATCAAGATTTTTAAATTTTAAAAAAACCAAAAAAGATTTTAAGTATGAGTGGAGTCTTGGGTCTAATCTAAAAAATAAAATTCTCATCAATTTTTCTTCTCCAAACACGTTTTTTAAAATGATGAGGTGATTTATTATAAGTCTTTCGCGTATTGATTTTAAAGTTTTATGCTTGTGTATTTTCTGAAGAAGTCTTTTTATGTACTTTACTCTTTTCATGTCATCCATGAATTCTTCTTTGCCAGAACACTCTGGATTGAAATAATAATTCTGACAGAAGACGTTAAAATTTTCTTCTGTCAGAGGTTCATATTTTGGTTTCATTATCTCAGTGCTGGCAACCACAATCAGCGCCTTGGTCACTATTATATGAAGATGTTTCCATTGGTACAATGACCATTTCAACACGACGAAGACCGCTAGGTAGCCTTTGAACTTCTACCATTAATGCCAAGGAATGGCCGAGTTTTTCTTTTATCCCATCCCCTTGTTTGAAACCACTTTTATTAATGTCATCATAGGGATTTTGTCCATACACACCGAGTTGTGGACTACCATACTGAACTAATTCATAAACATTTTGACCATCGTTTAATTTATAATTTTTGCAAGCAAAATCTAAACCAAAGTGATTCAATTTTTGTTTTACAATACCAAGAACATTATCTGGTTCAATGTAATCTTTTGATGAGAATGTATAAAGTAATGCATTAATTGCATCAATGGAATTTGGAAGTTTTAAATTAAATGTTCCTTGATTTGTGAGAGAGGTGGGACCTGGGTTTGGTTGGCCCATATCGTAAAGGCCACCACCACCCATAGAAGCTTCTCCTGCATTCTCAGCTAAATTTTTTATGTTTGATAATAGTTCTTTAAATTTCATGGTATTCCTTATATTTATGAACTTTTAGCGTTCATTTTTTTGACTTTTGCCAATCCATATAGATCTGGATTGTAGGAAACTTTGGAAAGTGACTCCAGGGTTTGATTGGCAATATCTTCTGTAATCTTTTTCCATTTTCCGCCTTTTGATTTATAACATTTCGCAGCCCATGCATTTGCATAAGCACTGGGATAAACATCAAACTTTTTCTTTGCTTGAGCTATGCAACTGTTCCACTTTTTAGGATTCTTTGCTTTATTTTTGGAAGCTTCAGTAATTTGTTCGGGGTCTTCTTTTAACATTGATGATACTGATTGTGTGCTCCAAGTCTTGCAGGCCCAATATCTGGCCTTCCATCTCGGCCCGGGATTATCGCAGTTGTGACGTGCTCTAAAATTTCTTCGGCGGGCTGGATCGTCACGCTTAATTTCCATATTGGGATCACCAAAGTTTACTTTTACAACATTGCCTTTATCATTTTTGACATAAACTTTATACTTTTTTACATCCCCGCGCATTATTTTATTGAGTTTTACTTTTTTATTTTCTTCTTCATAAATTTCTAATTTTTCATCAAACTCATTAGTTTCCATACCTTCTGTCGTATCAACAAATCCCATCACCGTGTCTGGTAAAAATACTTCGTTGACTTCTTGGCCTTCTTCGTCATCAAAACTAACATGAATTTTATTTTCTAATATTTCTATCGAATTGACATTAAATAATTTACCGCTCTTCGAAACGATTAAATCAAAAGGCAAAAGTTCTCTGGCTTCTATTAAAGGAAACTGCATCTGTATAAAATTTTCTTTATTTTCTACAATAAAACTTGAAAAGCATTCTTTAATTTCAGAAATACCAGTATCAACAAATACTGGCTTTTTTCCTTTTCCTTTTATATCGCCTTTCTCACTTCTTCCAGCCTTTTTCTGTGCAGAACGTTTTCTACGAACAAAAGAAGCAATTTTTTCTTTTCCAAGTTTTTCAGCTTTTTGACGACTCAAACATGCTGCGTAAGCATCCCCCTCTTTGGCATCTCCACATTTTCCAACTCTTTCTCCTTTTGTGTTGTACCTGTCCCATCCGGGTCCACCGCCTGCCGATTCTCGGTTAAACCACTTGCCAAGACCTGAATCTGAAAATACTTTTTCTAAAATTAAATTTACATTTTTTTTAATCATTTCCAGTCCTTATCTTGTTTCTCGCCTTTTTGGTGTCCGTTGTCGGATCTATTTTCAGATTTATTACGAACACGTAAATTATTTATACCATTTGAGCCGCCAGATCTCAGGGGATTTTTGTGATCAATGTCTTTGCCATCTCCCTTTTTAACTATACCCTTTTTTTTCATTTCCTCGCGCGCTTTTGTTCTCGCAGCACGTTCTTTTCTTTGCTTTGGTTTTCCATGGTAATTTCTGTATTCCATGTCATAGTCTCTTTTGTACTCCTCTTCAATAGAATTTAAAATATTAACCAACATGAATAATCTAAATGGCTCTTCTTCCAATCTCTCTATTATGTTTGTATATATTTGTTTTAATTCTAATGGCCGAGCTTCGTTTTCAATTAAAATTTGAGAACCGAGGTTTATAAAAGAAAGTTCCGCATCTGTCAACAACTGAGACTTAATCAACGAAGATAGTATAAAATTATTAGAAAAAGATTCTAATAATATATCATTTACTATTAATGGCATTGACTCCATCAATGCATTTGAAATTTTTTGACCTTTTTCTACAGGTATTTTTATTGTTTTCTTTCCAATTTTTACATGATTATATTCAACAGCATTCAAATCTTTTGGTTTGAATCCCGGAAGCAAACTTGCATTCATTGAAATTTCATAGTTATTAAGTATGTCAGAAACCATTAGCTGAACAGCATCTACGTTATCAATTGGAACAACCATCTTTTTCAGTTCGGCTTGTTCTGATTTTTGCTCTACTATTACACTATATTTTTTAAGCATTTCTGCTGCCGAAGGTTTGTAATTTGTAACGTTTTGTGATGTTATAATATTTTTTGCTGGTTTTATTTCCAACTCTGATTGTGCTGATATAACATTAAAATAATCATCACTGAGAGGAAAAACCCCATTTACTGTTACTACGTGATTGGCAGCAATATTTGGTGGAACTACATTATCTCCTCTTAATACATTTTTTAATACACTGTTTATAATATTTGATTTGAGAGAAGCAGATTTGCTTTTGATTAATTGTTTAGTTAATTTTTTCCACTCATCTTGATAATTGTTTAAGGATACCTTTGGATTTAGTTCATTATTATCTAACAATATTGGACCCAGATCGTTACCATTTTGATCTGTTACTTTTGTGTTTTTAAATTTATTAACAAGAGCTTCATTTTTTAATATCATATCAAGATATTCATTGGGTATCAACTCTTTCGAATATGATGCCTTCATCCCAGCGCCATCTTGGAACATTTTGCTCAAAGCTGGATCATTTTGTATGCTTTGTGGGTTGCTAAGTGCTGTAACCAATGCTGTGCCAACATAACCTTTAAATGATTTGGAATTTTGATTTAAATCTGCTGTAGAAAGACTTATTTCTCCACCAGCAGAAACTTTAAATCTATAATTCCCACAAGACATATCAGATACACCATCATTATTAATTGCGTTGGCTCCAGATTCAATTGAGGACAGCATGTTTTGAATACATTCTTCTCCAAGTTGAGAAAGTATTTTTTTAGCTGTATAAAACGCATTTCTTGTGAAATCCAAACCAGCCGGATTCATGGCCGTCATCGTTAACATTTCTTGGTCGCTCGCACCCATTTTTATTTTTGCCAAGAAAATAATGGCATTCAATACTTGTTGATTGAATGGTGCGGTTGAAACGGGATTTAAAGAAAATTTGACACTTAAAGATTCATATGTCAAATTATCAAAACTTGTATTCGATGGTGGTTTTCTTTGGGAAGCAAAATATTCTTGTCGTAGTTCTGGTGGTATATTAGCTAACTGTTCACCATTCATTTGTGAGAGAGATTGAAAAATTTCTTCTTTTGATAATCTTCTGCCCTTTGGCTTTCCGTCGCCCTCTTTTTTATCTTCTTTTTTTGACTCTTTCCCGCTGGGTTCTTTTTTTTCCTCCTTCTTTTCTGGTTTTTTCTTATCCTTTTTCTCTGTTTCTTTTTGTTTTGTTTCTCCAAAAAGAAGTTTGGATGCGCGGGTCTGTTCAAAGTTTGGATCTCTTGTAAGCTGTTGAGCTTCGCCTAGAGATAGACTATCTTTACCAACTTTTGTATGGTATTTTTCATTAAATGAATCTTTAAAAACTAATTGAAGTTTTCCTTCAGAAGTTTTTACAGCAATAACTTCTTTAACAAGCTCTTGCTTTGGTTTTTTGTCTCTTGGTATGAGCCTAGAACGCTCTACGCGCTTTCTAGCTGCATCTTTAGCTCTGAGATCAGTAGCAGCGCCTTTGGCACGCTCCTTCTTCTCTGCCTCTCCTACTTTTGCTTCATTTAATTTTAATAAAAGTGATTTAAAGTTCATCTCCAATTATTTAGGCTCTGGAGGAACCTTATAATTTTCTAAAGGATTATAGAGTTTTAAATTTTTGTAAGATTTTGCCTTACCAACAGCCAATTTTCTAAGATTGGCGTAATCTAAGTTATTTTCTTTAGCAAAATCAGAAATACTGGGTATGTTCAAAATTTGACCACTTTTAATATCAACAAACACAGCACCCATTTTTATCGGTATTTTATTTCGTTTTTCTTCTTTTGCCTTTTCATGAGATCCAGTGCCGTCTTTTACTGATCTTAATTCTACCGCTGTCCATCCTTTATATGTTTTTCTTTTTCCATTTAACAATTCACAAATTTTTACAGCAGAAAGACCATGAAGTTTTCCAAACTCTGTCATATTTTCAAAAAATACTTTTTCTTCGGTATCAACTTTTTTTAACCAGTATCCGTTTTTTTCTTTTACTGGGCTATTCCAAAACCAGTATCCATCTTTTTCTAAAAAAAATCCGCCATGTTTATTCAAAAACATGGCTCTCATCTTTTTTGCTTTGGAATTGTCATTCATCTGCATCCAAAGTTTTGTTCCTTTTGTATTCACTGCATCTTCTAATGTTTTTTGTTCATAATATTTCATTTTGTTCCCTATATTTTTTTACTAAATTATGTAAATGTTTGACATATTTTAGAGGGTTTCCCTGAAAAACTTGTTTTATTCCATCTTCACAAGCAATTAATATTGCAAAATTATCAATAATTATTCCGCTTCTTTCTTGAAACATTAGAGCGTATGCTGTAGCTTGCGCAAAATAATTATCAATGTCTTCTTCTCTTTTTTCTTTAGTGCTCGCTTTAAAATCAATAATAGTCATCTTACCGTCATATTCTGCTATACAATCTGTTCTTCCAGCCAGTTTTAATGTTTTAGACCATAGTGGGTTTTCAAGAGAAATAATATTATCAATCTTATCCAACTCTGGTTTTAATAAATTGAACAATGCTTTATTTCCAGAGGTAATTTCATCAAAATCTATTTCTTCATTTTTTAAATATTTTTCAATTAAAGAATGAAATTTTGTTCCCCTTGTTGTAACTCTTTTGCTTTCTTCTGGATTCTTTTCTCTCCATTTTGCAAAAAATTTTTGTTTTTCAAAACCAACAACTGTAGTTACACTGGGGAATATACCTCCCGGAGTTTCATAAAATCTTTTTCCATCTATTGTAACTTCTTTTAAATTACAGTCCAACTCAATAGGTTTGTGTATAAATTTTTTTGGTTCTTGTGTAAACATAAGTTACAAAATATAGCATATTTTTTCAAATATGCAAGAATTGTGTAAATCTTCCGAGGGCTCTTGCTCCAAGATTTACATCTGCACCCAATCTGAATCCTCTGGGCTGGCCAGGAATTTCTCCTTCGTATTCACCACCAAGTGGTAACACCGGAGCTCCAGGCTTACCTGGCTTTCCTTTTTCTTTTGGTTTACCAATTCTACCTTTTTCTTGTGGAGGTGGTGTGGTTGGTTTTTTAGAGTCAGTTTGTCTCACAGTTGTTGCCGGTGCCGGTACAACAGGAGGTATCTGTGGAATAACTTCCTTTGCTTCTGTCGAAGCAGGTGCGTTTTCTTTTGTAGGTTCTTTAGAATTTTGTTCTAATTTATCAATATTTTTTTGGAATTCATTATTGATATCGCGCATCATATCAAATATAGTTTTTGGTTGTTGTATTACTTTTGGCTGCGCTTTTGTTTCTGGTCGTTTTTTACTTTCAAGTTCAGAAGGTTCCTGTATCTCTATGGTAGCGGGCGTTTCTATTTTCTTTTGATTTGATGGTATTTCACCACCACCAACCATTTCTGGGGCTGCTCTGTCTTTTTCTGTTGTCTGTATACTTGGTTCTGTTTTGGGAACAGAAACTGTTGGTGCGGATACTGGCCCCGGTCTTTCTGTTGCTTTTATGGTAGAGGCTGGTTTAATGTTTATTCCCTCAGCACTCTGTGTTTTTGCTGCTTGTCTAGTTGAAGGTTCTGGTAGAGTTTCTGGTGCTTTGGGTGTTTCTGCTACTTTTACTTCTCCAACCTTTGCTTTTGGTGGAGCTTTCATCTGAGGTGTCATATCTGCTACAGCTCTTGCAATTTGTTCACCATTTATTATTTGTACTGGTTCTTTTGGTGTCGCTGCCCATTTTGGAACATTTATGTCCATGGCAGGTTTTACTTCAGCAACAGCTGATTTTGCAACTAGATCGGCCAAAGATACTCTTGGGGGAAGTGTTATATTTCCTACTCCCGGCAAAGCAGCCGCTGCTGCAGCCACTCTTCCCAATGAAGGTTTTGCAGCAGCTTTTGGAAATTGGAAAGAAACTGGAGCAAGAGTTCCAAGCAATTCTTTTACTTGTTCCGGCGTAAGCTCTTTTGGTTTTGGAGAAATCTCTGGTTCAACTTTTGCTACAGAAATGTCTTTTGGTTTTGCTGCTGCTTCTCTAGCTGCTCTAGTCAAAATTGACTCTGGCGGTTTTGCCACATTTTCTAAAGCTTTTATATCTGACAGAGAAAGTGTTGTTTTAATTTGTGGTTTCGGAGAAACTTCTGGTATAGTTGCTGTCAAAGGTTCACGCAAACCAAATTTAAGCATCCCAAGAGATCTCAAAATTTCTCCACGGGTTTTTGTTTTCCATTGAGATAATTGTTCTGGAGACAGAGATTCAATACCAGTTGGCTTTGTTTCAGCAAAATTAATTTTTACTTCTGGGGGTTTGGCTACTTCCGGCACTACAGTTGAAACTTCTTCTGGTTTCGATGATACTTCTAGTTCATCTCTTCTGCGTCTTTTTTCTCCTGCTGCTCTCCCTTCAGCGGCTATTGCCTCTTGGGGTCTCCAAAAAATTATTGGAACATTTGGTTTCAAGCCGTCTGCCACTCTCTCAGATCCGGGTTTAGCAGGTTCATAAAAAGGTGGCTTCACAGTTTCTCTTGATATCTCAATAGGTTCTAGTGGTTTTGAAACTTCAGTTTTTAGTGGCTCGGGTATTTGTGCAGTAAAGGCTCCACCTTGTCTGCCTTTGGTTGCTTTAAAAATCTCTGGTCTATAACCAAAAGCCTTTAGCATTTCTCCACGATTTGCCCACTCTGGTCTTGGCGAAACTTCTACTGGTGGTTTTGCTGGTGCTCCAAAATCTATTGGAGGCATTTCTTTTGCAGTAAATACTCCCGCCGGAGGTGCTTCAAATTTTACTTCACTAGGAACTTCTACTTCTTGTGGTGGCTCTGGTTTTGGAGAAAATTCTGGTTTTTCTGAAGATTTTGGTGTAATTTTAGATTTTTTATAGGTGGTGATCAATTTATCAACTAGTTTTGAACCTCCTACAAATGGATATGCGCTCCCTAACATTTCACCAGTCCATCTTGCAAGTTTATCTTGTGATGCTGCTTCTATGCCACTACCGACAACCATAGCACCACCAGCAGTCGCAACTGTTGCTCTACCAACAGCCTTGCCCAGCTCTTCTGCACTTCTTGCTCTAGCTAAAATAGGTGGTAAAAATTTTTTTGTTGCTTCAGCACTTGTTTTTACGGTAGTTGGTGCTCTTGAAGCAGCTGCTGCTACAACTCTGCCTCCGACACCCTCGGCAGCTCTGGTAGCTGCATTGTATGCACCACCAGTAGCATATGCCAACCCTATTTGCACTGGATCAGTCAAAATATCTGCTGCACCAGCGCCCAAATCATAAACATTTGCAGCGCCACGGCCCATACCACTCCATCTTGGCAAATCTATTTGTGTTGTTTTTTTACCTTCTTCGTCTTCTGTCTCAATTTTTAGTGGGCTTGTTATACCGCCAGCAACAGTTTCGTATTCATCTCTAGTAAGAACATCAGCAAGATCTTTATTTTGGGCTAAAACTCTAATTAGGAGATCTTTATCACTGATTGTTTTATCTCCAGCATCAAATGCTGCTTTTCTTTCTTTTACTAAATTTTGAGCTAAAGTATCACGAAGTTCTTTATATTTGCCCGGAAATTTTTCTTTCATTTCCGTTTCGGCTCTACCCAATTCTTCTACACCGGCACCAAAATATTCTGATGCAGCAATACTACCCGGCGTGTAAGGAGCAAATTCTGTATAACCACTCCAATCAGAAAAATCCATCAGTTTATCGAGTCCTATACGACGAGCTTGTTCAAAATATTTTTTATATGCTATTGCAGCTTCTTTTCCTGGGTCTACAAGTTTTTCTTGTGGGCTTAAAACACCAGCTTTCTTCAGACGAGCTTCCTCAGATCTTCTGGCTCTCATTTCTGCACCATCTTCATTCAAAAGAGTATTTCTATTTGAAAGAAGTTCTTCTACCAGTGGATTTAGTTTACGAACATTGTGCATAAATCAGGCTCTTCTTCTGTTGCGGTCACCCAATACTGAATTTATTGCTTGAGTCACTGAGGGAGCCCCAATTCTTGCGGGTTGTGAAGCAGGAGCTGCGCCGCCTTGTGGTGTAGTGGTTGGTTGGCCAATTCTTGCTGGTTGGCTTTGAGGAGAAGTCATTGTTTGGGCTACATTACGAACAAATCCGGGTTGAGCTTGAGTCGTTGATATTTCACCTTGAACAACTTGTTTTCTGTAGTTTGGATCATTTCTAAAACGATCTAACTCCATCTGTGAAAGGTCAACAGCTCTGTCCAATTTTCCTTCGCGTTGTGCTAACTCTGCGTTTTGTTGTGCATAACCCCTGTTCATTTGGTCAGCGGTTAAAGCTGTTTCTCTTGCTAATGGAGTAAACCTTCCAGCCGAAGAAGAACTTGCGTATCGGATTGCTAAAGAACTGTCTTCATTTGAAAGAGCGTTGTAATCTCTCCCAGTCAATTCTTTGAATTCGCCATAAGTCATACTAGTTCCCTGAATGCGTTGGCCTAGTTTTTGTTGTGCTCGCAAAGCATCTCTTTGAGCATAAAAGTCAGCTGTTTCTTTTTGTTTTTGTTCTATTTCCTTAGCTTGTGCTGTTTGGGTTTGAGATACCAGTTCGTCCTGTGAACGACCTACAGTGCTAGCAAAAACATTAGCAACTTTTGTGCTTGGTTCTGTTGCTCTATTTCCGCCATCTGGCATTGGCCCCTGTGCTGCAGATGCCTCGGCTTCAGCACTTTTTGAAATATTTTCTTTGACTCTGGTTTCTAGACCTTTTGATGCATTGGGGCCACTGAGCATGCCTTTAAATAAACTTAATTCTCCGGCTTCCGAAGATGTCAAAGTTGATGGATCTTTTGCAGACAGTTCTTCCATTCTTTTTGCCATATATGCTGCTTGTTGTGTGTCTGCTTTTTCTCTTCTTAATGCTGTTAATTTTGCTCTATTTTCCGGAGTATCTGCTGGAAGATTTGGATTTCCATCTCTTCCCATCTCAAGACCGCCCGATACGTTTCCACCATTTGGCGTCGGTCCTTGTCCTTTTGCCTCTTGCTCTTTATTGTATTGGTAAGCCTCATCTTCTTCTCTTCGTCTTTTTATGTCGGCTTTTGCGGCATCTCTGCGAGCTTGTTCTTGGGCATTTCTTTCGCGAGCTCTTTCGTTTCTGGCTTCCGCTTGCGCTTTTTGTCTTGAAACAGCTTCTGGGCTTTGCACATATTCTATTAAATTTTTATTAAATGGATTTGAAATATTATTTCTAGTAAAAGCCACGCAAGAAACATCATAACCGCGCCTTTCCTTTTCTAAGGATCCTAAAATTTCTTTGGCTGCATTAATGGTTTCTGGCTTAGACAGATTGTTCGGCTGTTTAAATAAATTATTTTGTTCTAAAATATTTTTGCTTATATCTTTTAAGCTAGATTTTTTTTCAGCGGGAACATTGGTTTTGGTATTTCTTGAAAGAAAATTCTTGACTTCCCAATAAAATTGTTTATCTTTTTTGTTATCCATGGCTGTAAAATATTTAGATTTTCATAAATACTTAAAAGGTATGAAAAAACAGGTTCTCCTGTTAAACCAAGACAACACACCTCTCAATATTATCACTGTCTCAAAAGCTTTTAAACTTTTGTCAAAAGACAAAGTTTGGATCGATGAAAACAGTCAAGATTATTATGAAGTTGTGTCGGTATCAAAAATTGTTAAAATTCCAAAAATTTTAATATTAAAATATTACATAAAATTGCCTTATAAAAGAGCAGCACCAAACAGAGTAAATATTTTAAGAAGAGATAATTACTGCTGTCAATATTGTGGTATTGACCTTTGTCCAAAAACTGCTACTTTAGACCACGTTATCCCAAAATGCAAAGGTGGTGGTTCTACTTGGGTTAATTTAGTCGCAGCTTGCAAGGACTGCAATTTACACAAAGGAAATCGCACACCAAAAGAAGCAAAGATGGAACTTAAAAATAAACCAAAAGAACCTTCTTATGGATTCATTTTTGATCATATGCTAATTACCTTTAGGAAATCAAATAATGCCTAATTATTCGTTTAAATGTACATCGTGTGACCATCAATTTGAACTATTTTTAAAAATGAGCGAATGTGACAATCCTATTAAAGAAAAATGTCCAAATTGCAAAAAGAAAAAGGTGGAAAAAGATTGGGGCCAGCAAAGAAATTCAATTGGTATGGATATGACTTTGACTCCAAGCAAGGTAACCGGAACTGCTTGGAAAGAAGTTATAGACAAAATTAAAAACAGCGGGCAAGTTCCAAAACGATTCCACGACAAACTAGACAACTCTGGCCAACATGCTGGAAGAATAGTTCGTTAAATTTTATTGTTGACCAAATATTTTAAAATATAGTAACTGTCCACTATATCTGTTATAGGATTGGACAAAGTTTTCTGCCCAAAACTTAACATCAAATTTGTACCAGTCTCTTTGCTGAAGGACTCGTACATTAGCCCTTTATCAGCGTTACCTTTGCCTGTGGCGTGTTTCTTTGCTTTAGATGGCTCTACGACCGTCAGAGGAATGCCAGCCTTATAGAGCTTATGCTTAAAGATACCCATGTTTTCGGCCAAATGAAAAATTCGACCCTGAGAACCATAAGAATACCCTTCAATGGCCACATCCGCAGCCCCAATACATAAATTTATAGCCCAGTCTGATATGCTGTCAAATCGGTCCACATCTGCAACATAATCTTGAAAACTTTCACCAGTTACATTTGGCAGAATTTTGTCTGCGTATTTTTTGGTATTTGTCAAATAATAGAAAAAGCAATTATCAAACTTAAATGGCTTTCTCTCATCATAAAGACAGAGGCATGGGCACGTTATTGAATAATCTACACCTATTAACATGTGGAACATAGATATTTATTCTTCATACCAAGGCCAATCGCAGAACTTGGATTTCATAATATTATCTATCCACTTATAATAGTGACAAACTTTCATTGCTCCATTGTCAATTACACTTCCGGAATCTGGATCTACTCCAAAGAAAGATATGATGCCAGCCAACTTTCCGGAATCTTCAAATATTCCTCCCCCAGAATCGCCATAATAGACTGAACCGTTTAGGGCAAGCATTCGCATGACTTGACCCCCATCTTCGATCAAAGAGCCGTAGTAGCGCATTATGCCCTTCTCGCTCACCTTCTTGTAGCCAAGACTCCAACCCACTGTAATCAATTCTTCCCCCGGAATCAGATCCCAAGTTTTTTGTGAAAGTTCTGCCGGTGGTTCGTAGCAATCTCCATCAAGAATGCAAAGAACAATATCGTTCATTGGAAACCCAGGAACGTAAGGACTTGCTCTATGAACTTCGGAGATTCTTAAAAACTGACCGCCATGAGTCCAAAAATATTTTGGAGGGTCTTCGGATAATGCAAAACAATGTTGTGCACTTAGTATTGCATTTCTATGAATAAGAACCGCAGATCCAATTACATCGCCTGATTGAGATACAAGAGCACCTACACAGGAGTAGCGGTCGTCCTCAGCGAGTCCGATGGAATCGTACTTCGAAGAATCCAATAAGAACGCGGGGACTTCCGCTACCCCTTGTGTTTGTTCGGGTACTTGCTCAGATTCAACTTGTTTTGGAGGAGACGATAGCGAATTGCAAGCAGTGCTTGTCGCCATCACAAATGCGAGGATTGCGGCCCTCAGCAACATGGCAAAAATATTTAGAATAAAAAACCCCATTTCGGGGGAGAAATTTTTTAATTTTTTTATTTTGTTTTTGTATAGTGCGCTTCAAAATGACAATTTGCACACAATAAATCACATTTATCTAATTCATGTTTACATTTTTCCCAAGAATGCGGTCTTCCATTCCATGATAGTGCAAAATCTTTTTTACTTGGATCTTTATGATGAAACTGGAGTGCTGCATTGCATTTATTATAACCACATTTTGAACATTTGCCACCTTTATAATCAATACACTTTTGTTTTTTTCTTTGTCTAAATGCGGTCACATTACATGAATTGCATACAGTTTTTCTATGACCATTTGTACGATTATATTCATAACTTTTATTGCAACGAGTACAGGTAGTATTCATACTATTATTTAGTATTAGCACTACCTGTACTACCGTTATTTAACTCCTCGGGTTGGGATCGAACCAACGACACTTCGCTTAACAGGCGAACGCTTCTACCACTGAGCTACCGAGGAGTGAAGAATCAGACTATCTGGCAACCGCCAGCACTGCAGGCAAATTCCTTTGCCGACTCAGTATTGTCTTCTGCCTCGTATTTAGACAGCTCCTTAAAGTTAACTTTAACCTTTGGATGTGCCGAATACGTTGCAGAATCAATTTGCTCAAATGGAGCCTGAGCGTATGTGTGATTGTCGCCACCGGGAAGGAACGAGATGCCAGTAGCAACATCAAAGTTCTCCCAGAGCCAGTTACCGACTTCAAGGAACTCGGAGTCCTTGTAGTTGACTGTAATTGATGGCTTGTGTTGACAATAATGTTCCTGATAAGTCTTCCATAGATCCAAGTGATCCAATGCACGGAGATCTTCGGTAGTAACTGTACCTCTTGGAGCCTTCATTGCAAAAGTGAAGACTGCTGTGTTAGCAGGATTGATCACATCATCTTCGCAAGGAACGCCTTGATCCTTCATGAGATTATAAATTGGATCTTTCTTGTCAATGCGAATTCTACGATAATAATGTTCTGCATAACGTGGGTGTAGACCCGAAGCCGAATCAACCAAGCAAGAAGTGGTTCCCTCTGGCTTGACGCATGTGATGGACTTGCTTGGGTTGATACCGAGCTTTTCTGCCCACTTCATGTTAGTTGCGGTTGCATGATCTCGTAGAGTCTCAAGAAGACGAACTAACTTAGGCTTGCCTTCCAATCCACTGGTCAACTTGTTGTCGTAGATACCAGTCATGCTGACTCCGAGAAGTCTTTCTTCTTCGCAGTTCTTCTTCCATTCTGGACGAAGATAAGGGAAGTTTGTGAACGTAGACTGAACTGTACCTATGATTGTAGCAATCTCAATCTTCTTCTTGAGGCTTGCTGCAGTGTCATCGGGACGAACGACAACAGTGGAAAGGTTGCAGAACTCAAATGGCTTCAGAATGATCTCCGAGCATGGATTTGTTCCATACTCACAATTCTCATCGCGACCCCACTTGGCTGCTTGCTCTTGAAGAGCCTTACGATTGATCATGCCACGCTCACCGCTGTGGCTGTTGTATAGAGATGTCCACTCCTCAAGGAACTGGCCCATCGGAGGACGGCCACGGTATACCGCTGAGTTGTTTGCGTATGAACGGAAGCCTGCTTGCTCCCACCATGCACCACTCTTGCACAATGCCATTTCACGATCAGAAAGATCGCTCAGAGAAATCATGGCAGAACGACGAACTCCACCGACGATAACTGCGTTTGCAATGGCACAGCAGATGTCGTGGCACTCAAGAGCAGTCAAACGACGGCCCTGTGCGTTGTAGAAAACCTTGACAATAAACTTGAACAAATTGTCAAGCGGAGCAGGACCGCTTGCGCGACCACCGAATGTCTTGAGTCTTGCTCCAGCAGGACGAATCTTGCTCAAGTCCCATTTGACATGGCGACCAGAATACAGGTGATCCATAAGGAACTTGACTGCATTGCCCCAACCTTCCTTGGAGTCTTCAACAACATAGGTGATGTTAAATGCCTTCTCAATTTTGTTTGCAACTTGAGGAAGTTTGTCTGTGTATTGATGCTCAACAGAATAACCGACACCAGTGCCATTCATCAGAACAACGAACAACTCTGCAAACGAATCTAAAGAATCAATTGGAAGATAGGAGCAGTTGTAAAGGCAAGTGTTGTCATGATCCAGTGCAGGGCCAGCGGTCATTAGACTACGCATGGACGGAAGAACCTCTAGGTTAAGAATGGCATCCTTTACATCAGGACGCTCTGCAAGCTGTGGAACTTTACCAGTAAAATATTTCCACCAACGGTCAACACACTCCTCCCAAGACTCGCGTCGGTTTTGCTCCGGAAGCCAACGAGAATACCGCGAGATAAAAATAAACGATTGAAATGGTGATAAAATTTCTGCCATAATACCCTACTCCTTAGTTGGTGATCTTATTTAGATTCTGTATCTTATTGTCTTTTTTATATTTTTCAAGCATTAGTTCGTATGAATTACTTTCGTCTATTATAGAATAATAATTTACAAATCCATACATTTTTTCATTACATATATACTGATCTATTTCATTTTTTCTTGCTATATTTGAAAATATTACAAACTCATAATGATGGTTGCCCCAGTAGTCTGATGTATATGATAATTTATTTAAAAAATTACAATCAATCAAATATGTGCAGTGAACCAGAGGAACTTTAAAAGTTCCCTTTAAATTTTCTCGTCTCCAAATAGCAACAGCCATCGGTGAATCTTTGTGGTATCCATTTTCAGTAGTAGCACAGAAATAATTTGAATACAAACAAGACTCGTTATAAACTTTAATAAATGGGGCAACTATTGGTTTTTTTAATTGTATTAAATCTTTTAAAGTATCCTTGCAAACCCAATTATCTGTATCCATCACAAAGTAGTAATCCGTTTTTTCTAAACGACAAATGTCTAAACTTCTGTTTCTGACTTTTGCCATTTTTTTCAAACGAACAGAGCCGTTGTCAGACCAATCCAAACCCTTTATTACATTTGGATCATCTTCACATTTTTCAAAAATAATATTTTTATATTTTTTATAATTTTTTGAAATCCAATCAGACAAGTAGTTTACGCTATCATCATCATTATTATTAGTGTTTATGTAAATGGTAATTAATTTTTTATCATAATCCATTTCTTCTAAACATCTAAAATAATTTGGTAAAAATTTTAAATGATTGCGAGTTAAAATTGAAAAAAAAATAGTTTTATCCATTTTTAGTCAAAGTTTTCCACGAAACTGAAAAAATTGGGTCAATTATTTTATCAATTGCTTCAGCGTACTTTTGAATTTCCCACTGTGCGTGAGCATCAATTCTCAAATTGTAAACTCTAGCAAATGCGTAGAGAGAACCAGTCCACACAAATTCTGTATAAGTCCCTTGTGGGAGAATTGATCTTGCCTGTTCGGGCGCAACACCATCAGTCAAAAGCCGATTGTATAGATCAACACATTCTTTTGCAATACCATCGTATTCTTGTCTCAATCTAATGCAAAGATCCATATCTTCAATTGCACCGCTGCTACCTTGTTTGGCCCCATCAGTAGGTGCGTTTCTCCACAATGGAGTATAAATCTCTGGCTCAAATGTGACATATCTGCGACTCACCTCATTCATGACAAGGCCAACCTGATGCTTTCCCAATTGTGCTCTTACAAAAATTGGGCATTTAATTCTTACACTGATCTGTGGATGGCAGAAAGGTGTGAAGTGGTTGTGCTTTGCAAGATACTTGATAAGTTTTTGATCTTTTTCAGATAGCTTTTTATCAATAATGTTCCCACTCCAATGCTGTTCCCCATCCCAAGAACTTTCCTTGTTAAAGGAAACACGGGCAGCATTGACAACACTAAGGTCTGAACCCATGTAATCAACTAACTGCACATGTCCATGATCAAGAACTTTAATATCAGTCTGAGCCGCGCTTTGAGTCATCTGTGTCATCTTCTTCATCTTTATCTACAAGTTCAACAGTTACACCAGGAATCTTAGTAAAGTCTGCCGCATATTCGCGGGCTCTTGACCATAAACCAGGATCCATTTCTTTTACATATTCTCCAAATCGTTGGACGAAGGTCAAATAGGCTTCACTCGCCTTTAAGATATCTTCTTCCGACATTTCATCGTTATCGTCTTTCATTTTAAACCTTCTTCCAGTAAGTATATTTCATTTTCGCCTTAAGTCCAGAATAAACATTGTTGATTATCAACTTCATGGTAAGCTGCTCTCCGTATGCAATCACCATGTCATTAATATCCTTCTTGTTTATTTCAGACGGCCAGATTACTACGTTTCTTCCGGCATTTATGTATCTTTCCATCAAACCAGAAATTTCTGCATTTCGTGGTTCGTTATCAAAAATAAAAACTACTTTTGAATTTGCAATCTTTTCAGGCAGTTGTTCAAGCCATCCTGCACCTTGCATTGCTGTGCAATTTGGAATAAACATCGAATCAATCGGCCCCTCTGTTACAAACACCGTTGAGCGGGCATCTATCTTATCTAGGTTGTACCAAAGTCTTTCTTGCCCTTCTTTTTTGAGCGTGATGTACCGGATCGCTTTTTCGTCTTCAATAGCTCTTCCCTGTACCCCAATAAGCGAACCCATCTCGTTGTAGAATGGTATGACGAGTCTGGCTTCCTTAGATCCAGTTCTGTCGAAGTCTGACATGATTTTGCTGAAATCAGCGCAGTAATAAAAATTACTATATTTGTCTTTCGGAATTTTTCTAGACTCAACATATTTTACCGCCCTATGATCTGTATTGAGTAGGTCAAGCCTTGTTCCGAGATTAGTGAAAGATGGTTCTTTGAGAATCTTCGGCTCTTCAACCATCGGTTCTGGGTTTTTTTCCTTAAACATTTCAAACGCGTATTCTTTGCATAGTGATGGGCTAACAGACTCAAGAACCCCATATAAATTACAAGAAAACCCGCAATTGTGGCATTTGTATACATAATGTCCTTTATGCTCAAAGAAATATCCCCTTGTCTTGGATTTATTTCTCTTTGAGTCGCCACACTTAAAACAACGACATGTGGCTAGCGTTTCCTTTTTCCACTTAAATTTCTGAAGTGAACCGGAAACTAAATTGACAAACTTCTTGTCAATATATAGTGTCATTTTGCGCCTTCAAAAGTCCAATTTACGGCTTTATTCTTTTTCTTGGCAAATGCCGGATTGAACGCTGCTCCGTCGTAACCCGATCCGAGTCCTTCATCATCCGTATTATTAGCATTAACAAGATTGTTATTAGAATTGTCAACATCATAAAATTTCATCTTGGATTTATTAACACCAACCAAAAATTTTCTGTTTTTAGTTGTGTCGTTACCACGATTCTTCAATTGCTTTACCATTAGATGACCAGACCCCGCAAGCTCCTCATTTTCTATGAGAGCAAAGAAAAAATCTGCTGTTTGTGGAAGACCAAAACTTTCTGAGGTATCAGTCATTTCCATATCACTGCTTTTTGCACCTTCGCGATTTACTTGTGTAGCAGTCCATAGCGGAACATTGAACTGCTTCGCAAGCCCGCGAAGCTCTTCAGCAATTCCTTTTACATAGGTATAGCTATTCATGCCATTACCGAGTTTGAATCTTGCGCATGAACAGATATTCAGATAGTCAACAAAAATTACATCGGGAATAAACTTCTTCTTGATCTTCAATTCTTCCATAAGATTGCGGAAGTGAGTAACGTTTGCAGCAGCAGTTGGGTACTCTTTGATAATAAGTTTACCACGGCAAGTTTTTTTGAGATTTTCAATCTTGCTTTCGTACTGGGTGACTGGCATTTGCTCAAGAACATGCATATCAGTGTCTAGCAAGTTTGCATCAATTCGTTTTGCAATTTCTTCCTCTGCCATCTCAAGTGTAATGTACAAAACATTCATGTTCTGTGATAGGCAAGATGCAGCATGATGGCAAAGAAATGCACTCTTTCCAACCCCAGATGCAGCCATAACAACATTGAGTGTCTTCTTGCGAACACCACCTCGGGTGATTGTATTAAACATTTCTAGATCGAAAGGAATCTTTTCCTCAACCCTATGATAATATTCATAGCGCTCATCCACATCTTCAAGAAAATCATGCCCGACTCTAGTATCAAATGAGACGGACAGAGCCTTTGACATAATCTCTGGAATTGCATTTTGTGTTTTCTCCTTGTCTTTTCCTTCGATAATTCCGATGGATTCCATGATACCATTATAAATGGCTTTTTCCTTGCAGAACTTTTCAGTATTTTCTACAAGCCAAATAGTATCAGATTTTTCCCCTTCTTTGTACATTTCATCGGCAATTGAAACGCACTTTTTAAACTCAATTTCCCCTAGAGTTTTTTCATTTTCAAGAGAAATAAGTATTGCATCCTTAGTTGGAATATTATTATATCTTAGAATGAACTTGCTCGTAATATTAAATACGGTTCTTTCTGACTTGTCGTGAAAATATTCCTCTTGAAGAAAAGGAACCACTTTTCTTGCGTACTCCTCATTGAGCACCAAGTTCTTTAAAATAACTGTTTCCATTATATCAATATACTCTTGTTTTTTTATTAAGCAAAATTAATCTTGGTGAACATCGTCTTCTAGATCTACTGGTTCTTTTGTTGTTGAATTTTTTTCAACGATATCAACAAAAATTTCTCCAGCTGCCATTGTAAATTCGGGAGTATCTTTGTTAAAATTTTCTGGTCCGTCTACGATTGTAATATCCATGGTCACTTGTATATCGCCACTTTCCATTTCCTTCAAAGATATTTTTCCGTATCTAAAAACAATACCAGAAAACTCTCCAGAAATAATTTGGATTGGGCAAGTATCTGCATTTGCTTCAAGAGTCTCTAAAAATTTATATTCAGGAACTTTGGCCATATTTAAAATCCTTTTGAATTTCTGTGTCAAGTTTATTTAAAACTTCCTTGGTGTAATACTTTTCTGGTTCATCATCAATATTTTTTTCAAATACCTTGGATCCATCTGGCAATTCAATTCGTGTAGATACTTTCTTGAATATGCCATATTTGATAGCAAGATCGGTTAGACCATAGTAACGGCTTAAACCTGATGTATAGTTCAATCTAGTCTCAACCTGCATATTCTCCTTCACAAACCGATTCTTATAATTGGTGCACTTAATAAAGTTTCCAACTACACCATCTTCAGTCTTGTCTTTGCTCTTTGACAGTGTGAGAATGTTGCTGGCTGCGTATTTCAAACCAATACCGCCACCAAGTTCCTTAGTTGGAACATATGCACCTATTACTTGATAGGTGTGGTTGGTTAGCAGCATGGGTATCTTTGCCTTTCCAAGCTTTAAAGTTAGTACTCGGAATGTTGCCTTAGTTTGTTGTGCCTTAGTCATGTCACGGACATCTTTGCCTTCTGCCGAGTCAGTCATCTCTTTGCGGGTGGACAACATTCCCAAAGAATCTAGAATCATGAATACTGGCTTTCTATCATCTTCAGGTTGTTCAAGAATGTCATTTACAATTTTAAGTGCTTGAGTCTTAAACTCCTCAATAGTTGCAACCGGAATTACAGCAACCCGCTCCGGGTCTACACCTCTGGCTGTAAACATGTCTGAAGTTACGGCTTGCTCAGTATCAAAATAAATAACAACTCCGTCTTTGTGGTCTTTTAAAAACTGCCCTGCAATACCAATGGCATAAAAAGTTTTGCCAGTAGCGGGATCACCTGCCAAACAAGAAATTTTATTGTTTGGTAGACCGCCGTAAATAGAACCAGACAATAGAGCGTTGAGAACATATGAACCAGTGTCAATATGACCTGCAACGTCAGCACCGTCAATACCGTCAGCTACGATAGATGCGTCTGGGTTTTCAATCTTGCTCAATAAATTTTTAAGATACTTTGACATTCTTTTTCCTTTTTGGTATTTCTCTAGTAGTTACAATGACAGCACCCCAATTGTCTTGGGTTGCCTCAACAGGCTTTACAGAATCGATAATTAGGTCACCAATGCCATCAAGAAATCTTTCACCAACAATATAGCATGGCCCACCTTCAAAATCAAATAACCCATCACCGTGGCGAGTATACAAAGACCTACCTTCGACTTTGTAAGATCCGTCTTCAAGAAGTGTGATTGTTCGTTCATCACCATATCTAGATTTAAATTTCTTAATCATATTTTAACACTCCTCGTTTACTGCACTAAGCATTTTAATCTCTTCTTTGAGATCTTCCATCTCGGCCTTCAACTCCTCAATTGTATTTTTGAGGGCAGCAATTTCTTTTTCCTGATCAATTTCTCTTAGAGTCTTTTCGCGAGAATTAAACTTATGCAACCATTCAACATCTTGATCGTTCAAAATAAGCGGACCTGTTTTCTGTGCTTTTTGGTATGGAATTTTTGTTCCATAGTGGCTGTTAGGTGTAAGCGGTGCTTGAGGAGTATAAATTTTACTAGCTTGCCGCCCAGCCTTACTCCAATAATTTAGTGAACCCATAATGTCAATTATTTTTTTAAGTAAATTCTCTCCAGACAGAGACATGTTTGCTAGATTTTTATCAAACGGCACACCAAAATCTTCCAACAATTCTTTAGTAATAGTCACTGTTTGTAGGTGGATCGAGCTACCCAGATTATCGATAACATCTGCCTTTATATGAAGGGTTTTAGATATCAGATCTTGCCTGATAACTATATGTTGAAACTCATATCCTTCAGAATTTATGCTCTGAAGGTTATTGCCGGGAGCACCTTTAAACCATTCGTAATCAATATAACCTCTGTCGTATGCAGTTTTGATTAGCATATTTGTATTATACCTCAAACAAAGAATGATTCAAGTGTTACTTTATCACTTATAGACCAGCCAATGGCCTGTAAAATATTGTCAAGTGGCTCTTGAAAAGTTTTTTCAAACTGTTTCTTGGTGTCAATATATTTTTCAAGATTGAACTCTTTTGGTGGCTTGTTGATGAAGCCCAGCACAGCATCGCGACCACCCATTCCATAAGGATTCGGAACTTTGACAAAAACAAACTTCATCTTGTCATTTTCCTTTATGTCCTGTACATCCTTGTTGATGCCAAGTTTGCGTGTATACGCATTGTGCAACAACGCAGCTTTTGTTGCGATGGGCGTTCCCGTCTTGTAAATGCTGCTATTGTCTGAGTACTTTGAGATACCCTTGACACCCCGAGGAGCTGCGACATCCTCAATAGGCAATTTAATAAAGTCATCATAGAATTGATCCACATATTCTCGCAACTCCTCTGGGGTTTTTGTCAGGATAATTTTAATGCAATCTTTCAACTTACTTCGTACAATCGCTGGTGTGCTGCTACGAGCAGTTTCCAGTCCCATGATCTTCAACTTCGGTTCCTTGAATCGAACACCTTCAAGGTCTTGCATAAGAAGAGCATATCTTTTCTTGGCAATGAACATACCAGCAGAAGCAATCGCTTCGCGCTTGAAGAAGATCTTGTTCTCACCACATCCAAGCGTATGGGCAAGAATTTCCATCTCTTTCTTGAACTCAGGTTGAATCTTCTGTTCACAGACCTGGTTGATAAAATCTGTCACATCCTTAATGTTGGTCTTAGACGAAATCTTCTGTACAATTGGATCTAGATTGAGGTAAACCGAATCTGTGTCAACGGCAATTACATAATCCTTGTCATCTTTGGTCAGATTACGAATATAATCATTCATCGCATTTTCGGCCTTGCGAATGATAACCTGTCCAGTAACAGTGACAGCCGTAGCCAACTCAGGAGATGAATAGACGAAAGCAGGATTGCCCAGACAGCCATAAAGGCTGTTTGCTAAAATTTTCTTGACTGATTGGCGGATCTTCAGTGCGGCAATTCTAGGAAGCAATTCAGAATTCTTAGTCGCTTCGTATTCTTTCTCAAGTTCAATCATCTTTGCCTTGGCTTCCTTGCGCTGATTGAATGTTCTTTCGATGAGAATAGGAATAAATCCCTTGGTATCTCTGGTGAACATGGAACCATTGCAGGCAAGGCATGAATTTTTGCTTTCGGCCTTTTCAATAAATTCTGGAATATCCTTTCTCTTGCTTCTGAGGAAATCATCTGCGTTTAAAGAAAAATCCTTCTTGGTACATGTCTCGGGGGAGATATTCCATTGCATGATGATTGAAGGATAAAGGCTTGTGGCGTCAAAACTTACGACATTTTTGTACAAGCCCGGAGTTACATCCTTGACATACGCACCGACAAATTGATCATCCTTTGCATAACTTCTCTTCAGCGGTGGAATGATGTTCTTCTTGAACAAATAATCACAACAAATGGTTTCCCAAATTCTGGTTGCAAAGAAAACCGTGTCGAAAGTAATCTTGGCCTCATATGCAATAGAAACGGCAAGATCGATCAGTCTGAGCTTATTGTCAAGCTGTTCAACCAGTAATGCATCTTGGACGTTATACTCCGCAAACTTTTGGAAATCTTTTTGGTAAAACTCCCGCAAAGATCCATACTCGCTGTAATCCAGTTTTTGAGCATCCAGTTCCACCTTTGCAATGAAGTTTAGGGCGTAACTTTCCTGACTCGTTCCAGAAAACTTCTTGTACAGATCCATGTAATCAAGAATCGTATATCCGGGGAACTCGTAGATCTTATAGACCTTCCCACCAATATCAGTTTCCCGCATCTTCATCAAACCAAAAGGCAACCACTCCTGTATTTCCTTCTCATCAAAGAACAGTTTAGCCCTACCAATTATATAGGGCATATCGAAAAGCTTGATGTTCCACCCGGTTATGATGTCTGCATCTTCCTTCTTCAGGACCTCAAAGGTCTTCTGAATAAGTTCCTTTTCCGAACTTGTAAGTATTACTTTACAGTTGGGAAGATCGACTGGCTTGCTGGTAATGACATAAGTAACCCCATCAATCCGAATGCTCATCAGATTGATCTTTTCATTGGGGTTGTCTAGATCTGGGAATCCGTTTTCGGATTCGCATTCCAAGTCCAAGTAGGCTACTTTGATCTTGGAAAGATCGTATTCCACCTCAGTCTCATAAGTCTCCATGAGATATTGAGTGATAAAATCAGTGTTTCCGTGAATCGGGCAATCATCTAGATCCCTATATTGGTCGAGAAATTGTCTGCAATCGTACAAAGTGTCAAAGATCATACGCTTGACCTTGACATTGTTCATGGTCCTGTACTTGGCCTTGTCTTGATCCTTCTCCGTTCTTATGTAAAGAGAAGGCTTATACGAAACGGTGTCGGTAAACCGAACACCATTACGATAGCCGCGAACAAGAATCTTGTTCCCTTTGATAGCACAGGCTGTGTAAAATTTCATTTCTTTGCGTCTTTGTCCTTGAGAAGTCCAGCAAGTATGACACTGTAGTTGATGATGTCAACAATCGCGTCGTATACGCTTTCATTCTTCAAGCAAAGTTCTCCACGGTTAAGATAGGTGGAGATTCTTGACATTTTATCCGTCATCCGGATAAGAACCCCGAGTTCAGCCGTCGAAAAACCAAGATATTCAGCACGACGGAAGTTCATGAACGGATCTGCGGTAGAAGCGTAGTCATTGTTCTTTTTTTCCATCAATTCCTTGGCTTCTTGGCAAATTTTAGTATGTAATGCAAATAGTTCGTCTCTAGTCATGGTAAATCAATATACCACAACCTATTGGGGTGTCAAGAATATAAATATTAAGACACGGAGTTTTTAAAAGATGTACCTTTCCCTAATAGACCCACTTAAAATAATTGAAGGCATTTCTATCGCGGTAATGGGAATTTTGGGGATTGGTTGGGGAATTGCAAAATTTTGGAAATCCAAAGAAAAAACAGATAACTTTATTGCAATTCACACGGAAATTCACGAACTTCTAACAGAACTTCGTTTGAGCGCAGGAAGCATGAGAGCAACAGTTCTCCAGTTTCACAATGGGGAATATTTTATGGATGGCATATCAATGAGAAAGTTTTCGATAACCCACGAATCTTCACACCGGGGATATATTTCTCAAGCAGCAAAATTTAAAAATGTTCTTTGTTCTCTTTATATTCCGTTGTTAAACAGAATTCTTGAAGACAAGGCCATAATTTATCACGTAGAAGCAATGCCGGAAAGTTACGCAAAGCATTTCTTCGAAGACGAAAATATCTCTCACTATGCTTGTTTACCAGTAAAAAATAAAGCAGTAAATGTCGGATTTATACTCATTCAATGGCATGAAGATTTTAAGCCAAACATGGATAAAGAGCATGCCATGATGGAACATTTTAGAACAATAAAAGATTCCATAGAACTTCAACTTTCATATCAAAGGAACTAATATGCCTACAGAATTAATATCTTTGCTTGGTGGAGGAGTAACAGGATTCCTGTTCCGTTATTGGGCTCAACGAGCTCAAGATCAAAAAGACATGTTCAAGATGGCTATTGAGGCCAATAAACAAACAACAGATAACCAAGATAAAGCAGCCCAACGAGTGCCACTTGACGTAGGCAAAGGAGTGAGACAATTAATAGTTCTTGCTTGTTTGTTCGCTGTCGTTGCTGCTCCATTTGTTCTTCCATTCTTTGGGATTTCAACATTTGCTGAATTTACTCAAACTCAACCAGAGGGCTTCTTTGGTCTGATCCCAGAAACAACCCGTAAATATTTTGTAGAGATTCCGGGGTATCTGTTTGCCGAAGAGAATCGTCAAGTTCTTCTTGCCGTTGTCGGATTCTACTTTGGTACAGCAGCAGGAGGAAACAAATCATGAAATATCTAATCCCACTGATTTTATTCCTCGCCTCTTGCACCACACCACAAATTGTCTCACCATTGGACAAACAAGGCAACCCAATTCACAGTGTTCTCAAAGAACCATTCTTTGGTACACCTAGCCAAGCCTCCGAGTGGAGCTTTTGGTATGTCATAATTTGCGTAGTTGCAGTTTATGCAGTATGGCGTGAATTCAAGTCAGTCAAGTGGCCCAAGAAGTCAAGATCTTCCAGTACTTCCGAACCCACCGACTCTGTTTGATTTTTGTTCTGGGGCTTCCCAAGTCTCTTCGATGTTAGCCTGCTCATACTTGACAAGTTCACCCTGAGCGATTCTATCGCCATGGTAGATCTTCATGATCTCGTCTGAAGTGTTCAGCACGATGATCTTTGTCTCTTGAACGTAATCCTCGTCAATCACGCCTTCACAATTGGCAAGAACAAGCCCATACTTGAGAGCCATTCCTGATCTAGGATGTAGACGAATGCAGTGATCTTCTGGAATGTCAAAGATCAGCCCAGTACGAATTAGGGCTCGTTCCTGTGGTGCTAGAGTGATATAGTTCTTGCCATTGGCTCCATCATGCTGAACCTCGTATTCCCTTACAGTCTTTCCAGCATAAATCTGGACCTGTGAATGAGAAAGAATGCAAGCAGCAAGATCAAAACAGGCTGCTTTGCGAGTCTCGTAATGTGGAATCTTTGCGGATGGTTCGACTTTAAATACTTTGAGCATTCAAATATTATATCACAATTAAAATTGGTGTCAAGTGATTTCCATTAGAGATACTATTACATGAGTAGAAAATGTGTATCCCGCAGTATATCTTAATTGATTCCCTGACTCTAATGCCAAAGGAGCATCTAAAACTTGCAAACTTGTTCTGGAGGGAAGTTGCGCTTGCGTAATTATAGAATATCCTGTACTACCTTTTACCAACTCTACTGTAACATAATTTGTGTTATTTACATCGTTGTTGGCAATTTGAATAGAATTTACTAGGGCTGTTCCGGTTACCCCACTATAAATAGTTGTGGCTGCGGTTGAGCCAACAATTGTACCAAAACTTTTATATGCTTCAGGCATACGAATTTCCTTCTTGATTATTTATCTGTAACTCTGGAAGACCAAAAAATACTCTGGCTGCTGACTCAGCATCAAACCAATAAAAACCACCTATAGGATAGATATAATTATCCTTTTCTTCTTTATGAAGATCCCCACCACCCCTTTTTACAAAGTTTGGTGCATGGAGCAAATCATTTCCATCCAAACAATAAAAACCTGGTCCTCTATCCATAATTTTATCCTAGTACTTGCCATCCCTTTCCAATGGCTATTGAGGTATCATCTGCTGCGTTTCCCCAGTTTGAAGTTACTGTAATAGATCTTGCATTTGCTCCAGAAGCACCTACAACTGCAAGACTCCTATAAATATCATTCAGTGCTGTTGAACCCAATGAGCAAGCTTCAAAAGAAACATTTGCACCAGTAAATCCTGTCATTCCACACGAACTAAGATTCCAATTTTGATAAAACATACGTGTTGTAGTTGAAGTGCCACCATAGTTATTTGCATTGCTGGAAATTGTCATACCTGGAATTTCTTTTAGTGCTCTGCAGTTATAGAACATACCTGTTAAGTTTGTACAATTTGAAATATTTGTAATCAAAGGACAATTTGTTAAGTCATAACATTCATAAAACATTTCTGAGCAGTTGGTAAGAGTTGCCCCAGTAACAAATGTATTGGGAACTCTTTCCAAAGGTCTGCAGAACCTAAACATGTTGTCGGTTCTAGTGGCTTGTGGCATGTTAAATGTATTTCCCCAAGCAGAATCAAATCCTCTAATACCAGAAGTACCAAACATCGTGTTAAAATTGTCTCCTTTACTTGTATCGAAGTAAGGTACTGTTTCCAGAGCCAAAGCACCGTTAAACATTGCAGAAAAATTTGTAACATTTGAAGTGTTTGTTATTTTTGGAAAATATTTTAAATTTCTACAATTTTGAAACATATTTGCCAAACTTGTAGCACTTACTGCATTTATTTCTCCAGGTATTTCTTCTAGAGAACCACAACCAGCAAACAATCCAGCCATATTTCCGCCAGTGACTTTTGATGTATCCAATGCCGGAATTCTTTTTAACATTTGGCAGTCTTGGAACAATTGCGTCATTGAAA